GATTGAGAATATCGATATAGAAAACTATGACCCAACTGACAAGAGCCATTTCAACTAATTGTGTGGCTCTTTATTTTATTTTTTATTAAAAATTTGTTATAATAATAATGTAAGGAAGGATAGGTGATAAAAGATGTTGAGAAAATTGGAAAAAGAACGCGAGCGTATCCTCGAAGATGTTTATAACACTGTGCATACGATAAATGACCAGATTAAAAATGATGTGTTCGACGGTCGCTTTGAGATGGAAATCACGAAACAATCTTTAGAGCCGTATGATGATAATTCTGGTATTGAAGCCTACTTCTGGATTGCTTTCCATGATCGCAAATATCCAGAGCGTGATTTCGAATATGTCTACACCCCGCATGATATAATCTATAGTGGTATGTTTGCGGGCGGACGTCATATGGATTCAGATCTCAACAAATTTATCGTTGAATCTGACTTCTGGAAAACCTACAAAGCCAATGCGGAATCCTAATCGGTAGTTAAGAGGAACCGCAGTTGAACTTCTAAAAAAATTATAATATAATAATAATGTAAGGAAGGGAATAAAAAAATCCTTACTCCGCAACCACCAATTAGATATGAGAAACATCTAATTGAAAATCTAAAAAAAATTTGATAAAATAATAATGTAAGGAAAGGAAAAGCCTTACAAAGAAAAAAGTTTAACAGATAAGCCGAATGGCTAAGAAAGGAATGGTGTAAACTTTATGACTAACAAGATGACTATCTCTGACCGCATTAACGCTATGAACTATGAAAACCTGACCGCTGAAGACTTCAACTTCCTGGTTGAGCGTGCTCTGAAGTCCGTTCGCCCGGCTGGCAAGAAATCTGATAAGCCGACCAAGGCTCAGATTGCTCGTCAGGGTGCCCTGGAAGATGTTGCTAACTTCGTCGCAGAACGTGGAACTGTTTCTATCGCCGATGTTATGGAAGCCTTCAATATCTCCAATCAGAAAGCAGCTAGACTGCTCCGTGATGCTGACGGTGTCGTCAAGGTTGAGGGCACTGGCAAGGGTAAAATCAAGGTTGCTTACACTGTAGCCGAGTAGTAGGAATATATAGAGGAGTGTAAAGCTCCTCTTTTTTTATTTTTTATTAAAAATATGTTATAATTATATTGTAAGAGGTAATAAATATGAGACTGATAAACGCGGACGAAGTGAAAGAAAGCATATCCGAATTGAAATGTTCTCCGTGGTATGCAAATAAGGTCAATCTATCGTGGCATCTCGGTATACATGAAGCGGTCGAGATTGTCGAAAAACTATGCGTCGATTCTGAACCTACCGTGGATGCCGTGCCCGTAATTAGGTGCAAATATTGCAAATTCAATCCAGAAAAAACAACGCTTGGATGTCCGATGGCTGGAAGTATTGAGAGAAATGATAACACGTTCTGCTCATGGGCAGTAATTAGAGAAGAAGGAGATTGGCAATGCAATTAAAAGTACCGATTGAGGTGAAAATAGACATAGACGAAATTATTAATCGGCTGAAAAGAGACGATTTTGTCCAAGTGGTGCGGTGTAAGGATTGCAAATGGTATAAAACGAACTATTCGTGGAACGGGAAAGAGCATCATGTCTGTGTTATCGAACCATATGAACCAGTCAGAAAAGCCGATGACTTCTGTAGCCGAGCGGAAAGGAGAGAAGAATGACACAAGAAGATGCTTTAAGAGCCTTTGAAGAAATGTATGGTGAAATCGACAAAGAGAATTGGTTGTTTGTTGGCACAATCAATCCGCAAATGATAGAATATGCAATCAAAGCATTACGCAATGAGGTGGAAAGGGGCAATAACTATGAAACCAACAGATAAACAACTCGCTTCGGCTTTACGTAAATATAACGAAATTATGTGGGATCTTTGCTACGAGCATAATACAATCGGCACGAGTTTTTCCGAACAGACAGAAAATTGGAACCTGCGGGATATGGTTGCGGAATGCGATTATGTTTTATCCACATATTACGAACCAGGCCATTGTAATTGCGATGAATTAAAGCATGATAATTACAAAATGTGGCGTTCCGAAACTGGTAAATTAAAGAGATTTATTGCACACTGGGAGCCATATATTGGTGATATGAAATGTGTCAGCGGCCATTGTAGTAAATACGATACAAGAGGATAGTTTTTTTGTATCACTAATTGATTTTTTATTAAAAATATTATATAATAATAATGTAAAGAAAGATAGAGGTGATATATATGCCAGTAGCATTAAGCTATCAGAAGTGTGAAATTTTAACTGAACCGTATACGCAGAATGGACGGACTTATGTAAATATCAAAACTGCGGCTGGAGCTAATAAGCAAGTTCGTTGGTATAGTGATTGGGAGTGGAATAAACTCCATCCTGAACTTGCGATTAAGCCTAATTATAAACACTCTCTTGGTTTTGATGAAGGTTATATCACTATCTATTATGGCGAAACTTATCCTAATCTTGACTGGTTTAAGGCTAAAGATGAATGCAGATATAATAAAAAATGGGGCTGGTATACAGCTTCCACAGAGACTGTGCCGATTGATATTCCGGCCGGTGTGTCTACTGCACAGCTGACTTGGGAAACAGCTTCCAAAGATGGCGAAACTGTAGATGAAATGGCTGTTGAAGCATTTATGAATCATCTGAAATATGGCGATTCTACAAGCCAGTATGTTGGAGAAATCGGCGATCGTCTTGACTTACGACTGACGATTGATAAAGTTATCCCTGTTGAAGGATACTATGGCACAAGTTCCCTCCATATTATGCATGACGTAGATGGTAATGTGTATGTGTGGAGTGCATCTACTAAAACTTTAGAAGCTGGCATTGAATACCATATGCGTGGCACCGTTAAAGACCATCGTCAGTATCGAGGTGTTAATCAGACCGTATTGACAAGATGTTCTGTTATTAAGTAAGGAGACATATATGATTGATTGGTTTAATATGATAAACGATTATAGCCAAAGATTGGTTTTGAATACCAAAGGTCCCGATTGGGAATTAGATACTGCTGCGGTCTTTGACCGTGAGTGGGAGTATGAAGTCGGCTTCCGCAGTCCGCATTTCTATAATGGAAATTGGATTATTATCGGTTCTGCCCCATCTCGAGAAGCCGCGTATGCTCTTCATAATTCTTTTGTGGATAATTTCTTCAAAAATGGACTGCCAAGAGTGCTGAAAGATATTTATGACGGAGGTGTTTATGAGAGATCCTAAACGTATTGATGAAATAACCGCGACTCTAAATAAACTTTGGCATAAATATCCGGATTTGCGGTTTTGGCAGTTATTGCTGAATATTAACTGGGATTATCGGGGTGATTTTTTCTACTTAGAAGATGACCGTATTGAAAAGATTTTAAAGGCTACATTAGAGGAGGGTTTTTAGTATGAAGTTCGGTATTGACCCTCCTGGATATAGAAATAGTTCTGCAGAGCGTATGGCGTTTAATCTATATGCCATGCACCAACAGAAACTTGAAGATGTAATCGATTATATAAATACTTATGATGAAGGTAGTTTGCGTGCGGCGTGCGATGCTGTTGGTGTTTCTACTCTGGATATTACAGACGATGATATTCAGTATATCCTCGCAAAAACAGGGAGGACCGCAGAGTAAATGGATACAATTACCATTGTGCTAATCGTTGGGATTATTCTCCAGGAGCTTCAGATCATTTGGATCAATCGGAGAATCGGCGATTTGGAAGATATGATTGCAATGCTCTTAGATGACACTGTGAAAAAGACTATTCACGTAATTAATCTGGATGCTAAAGATGATGAAGACGATCAAGGCTAGCCCCTGAGGGTTAGCCTTTGATTTTTTATAAAAATTATTATATAATATATATGTAAAAAGAAAAAGGAGTGATTAGGAATGGGACAGTTATTCGAACAACTTTCTGATAAAGATTTAATTGAAAGGTATGTTGATGCTTATGCTGGAGTCGAACGCGTAAATAGAAATATCGAACAAGCAAGTCTTTCTCGTATTTTACGCTTTTGGGATGAAGAAAAGCAGACACTTTATCGTCTTTTAGGAAATCAGTTTATCATTGAAAAAGAGATTTTTTATGAAAAACCGATTGAGGAAATTGAAGATGAATTGTCTAGGTCCTTAGGATATGGAAAAATGAGAAACTTTTGCGATATTTTTTATAGTTTTTCAAATGATTATCGTTGTGAACACGATGATTGGAGTATATATTCTAATCTAAACAAGTTGGTTTCTGTTCCAAATTTAGCTCGTAATAAATTTGGAGATGATACTTTTTCTATTCCGCTTCCAGATGGCAAAAAATTAACTGTTAATCACGGATGTAAACCTATTCGTATCCTTGCCAAAATCGCTCAGATTTTTCACTTAGAAGGATTTGAAGAGTTTAGATTAGAGCATTCCCGTATTCTAAATCAGAAAAGATTAAAAGGCACACTTTGTTTATCCATTCATCCATTGGATTATATGACTATGAGTGATAATACTTATGGCTGGGATTCTTGTATGAACTGGATGAATGAAGGTCAGTATCGTATGGGAACAGTTGAGATGATGAACTCTCCGTATGTTGTAGTTGCTTATTTAAAAGGTAGCGACAACCTTCAGTTTTTTAATAACGAATGGAATAGCAAAAAATGGCGTAATTTATTTATTGTCAAAGAAGATGCTATTTGTTCTGTAAAAGGTTATCCTTATATCAACAGCACTTTTGATGAGATTCTCGTTGAGTGGCTGGCTGAATTAGCATATACTAATATGGGCTGGCAGTATAATAAAGATACTTATACTCAAAAAGTTGATTATGATTATTTTGATATTTGGGACAAAGAAACTGGAGAATTACTGGCTCATTTAAATTTCTCCACTGATGTTATGTATAATGACTTTAACAATAACACCAAAGTTTCTTGTAAATTAGGATTAAATCATCCCAAGACTATTCATACTCATTATTCAGGACAGACTGAATGTATGTATTGCGGTCAGGCTGTTTCTATTGACGATTTGGAAGATGAAGGATGTCTGATTTGTAGTGATTGTGCTTATTATTTACACTGCGATAACTGCGGTGATACCATTGAAGATGAAGATGACGCATATGAATTAGATGGCTCAACTTATTGCCGTTATTGCTGGGAAGAATACGCTCAATTTTGCCCGTTAGAAGAAGAATATCATCATAGAGAAAATTGCGGCACTTTATATATCGTAGATGACAGTCTGAAAGATGTGGTTAATAATGAAGGCTGTATCTCCGAAGAAGTCTTTAATGATGCTTGGTTATACAATTTACCAATTTATCATACTATATATTCTTCTATGAAAAGGGATTATTCTTATTACTTCAAAGATTTATATACTATTTTAGTAAAATACTCTAATTACTGGGGAACACATAATAGAACAACCTTTATTGTTTATAAATCTGATATTAAAGAAGATGTATTAAAAGATATTCAGAATATGTGCGATGATTGGGGCTGTTCTAACTGGGCTCCTGGTAAGAAACCACTTCCACTGTGTGAATAATTTATTTGAAAAATTAAAAAAAATAGTTTATAATAAAAATGTAAAAAGGAAAGGAAATTAAAACTATGACTAAAATGACTAAGAAAGACTGGTTCAATTACTTCAAAACTCTGGATGGTGTTACTGCTGATGCTATCGCTTTCTGCGATAAGGAAATTGCTGCTCTCGACCATAAGGCTGAAAAGGCTAGAGAGAACGCGGCTAAGAAAGCAGCTGAAGGTGACCCGCTTATGGACGCAGTATATGCTGTCTTAACTGATGAACCGATGACTGGTGCCGATATTCTTGCTGCTCTTGCGGACGAGGATACGACTGTTAACAAGGTTATTTACAGAGCCAATGCTCTTGTAAAGTCTGGCCGTGCTACTAAAACTGAGGTTGTTATTCCGGCAACTGATGACACTAAGGCTCGTAAACTCGTTGCCTTCACTAGATAAAAAAGAGCATATGCTCTTTTTTTTTATGGCAAATGCGGCGGTTGCTTTTCCGGTCGGTTTTTTTCTCGTAAATGTGGCTTTCAGTGCGGCGGCCCCGATCGTGCTCACCGACCGGCGCAAACAAAAATTGCTTTGGGTATTTTTTTATGCTATAATATATAAAAGAGGTATTTTTTATGAAGTATTGTTTAAGAAGTAGATTACCTGCCCGTTTTCTCCAACAGGCAGATGAGATTAGAATAGATTATAGAGACAGGGCAACAATTCCTGATTTGGCTCATTTATATCCAGATAAGCCTCTCATATTATTCCCCCCAATGGATAGGTCTGAATATGATTGGTCTGAGATAACTCGCTTTAATCATCTTGCTAATAATAATTTAATTCTTAATTGTGCCGATATTGCGACCGCTCAAAAGGCAAAAGAATTAGAGTTACGCTTTTTCTTGGCTCTGGAAGCACAATCATATTGGGATCTTGAGGGTATGATGAATCTTGGTGCTGAATATGCATATGTTGGTATTCCCCTCTTTTTTGATTTAAAACATACCTTAGATTTAGATATTAAATTAAGAACAATTCCAACAGTAGCCTATAACCACACACTTCCTCATTCTGATGGAGTTTGCGGCCAGTGGATTAGACCAGAAGATGTTGACAATTATGAAGGATATATCGAAGTTTTTGAGTTTGAGCCATGCCCAATTCAACGAGAACAAGCATTATTCAAAACATATGCTTTAGATAAACATTGGTCCACCCGTTTAGATCTTTTAGTTGAAGACTTAGGTTCTCCCGCAATTAATCGTATGATACCACCAGATTTAGCTGAAAGACGTTTATCTTGCCGTCAGCGTTGTATGTCTGGGGGCTCCTGCCATTTATGCTGGACTTATTTTAAGTTAGCAAATCCAGATTTATTCCCAAATCCAACCGAAGAAATTGTTTCTCCTATTGAAAAATAATAAAAAATATAGTATAATATATATGTAAAAGAATGGAGGAGTGGAACTTGAGAACATTAACTAACAATGAACTTCAGTTAATGACTAATATAGTTGGAGTAGACCAAAAATCTTTACAAAGAGTATTATACAAGTTTCTAAAAAAACATTATGATAATGTTATATATGACGAGAACTTTTTAGTTGCGATAGGAGATATTCCAGTTGCTTTAGTCGCTCATATGGATACAGTTTTTGCTCAGCCAGCTCTTGAAGTTTATTACGATAGAACTAAAAACGTGATGTGGTCTCCCACTGGTATGGGAGCAGATGATAGAGCCGGAGTTTTTAGTATTCTTCAAATTATTAAATCAGATCTTCGCCCGCACATTATTTTCACGACAGATGAAGAGATTGGTTGTGTTGGAGCGGGAATGCTAGCAGATTTACCTTGCCCATTTTCTGATTTAAGATATATTATTCAATTAGATAGACGCAACTCTAATGATTGCGTATTTTATAGTTGCAATAATCCAGAGTTTGAAAAATATATTGAATCATTCGGTTTCGTCACAGCTTTTGGTTCATTTAGTGATATTTGTGAATTATGCCCGTCTTGGGAAGTAGCTGGAGTTAATTTGTCTATTGGATATAGAGACGAACATACAACTTCTGAAATCCTTTTTGTTGGACAAATGTTCGCAACTATTGAAAAAGTTAAACGAATGTTAACTGCAAAGGATATTCCAGCATTTGAATATATTCCCTCTTTATCTTATGGTTACGATTGGGATTATTTTCCTACTTCTTATTATGGACCGTATGCTGATATGGATGATGAATTATATTTTGACATAGCATCTTTCGCAACAAAAGACGCAAAATATAAGTGCTGTAAGTGTAGGAAAAATTTCCCATACAAAGATATTCTTGAAGTAAAACTTAAACAAGGCGGTAGCGGATACTGCTGTCATACATGTGCGGCGGCAGGGGGCGTAGAATGGTGTTTATTCTGCGGAGAGCCATTCGAGATAGACCCAAAAAAACCAGATGAAGCGTATTGTCCTACTTGTAGAAAGAGATTAAGTAAATATGACAGAGATAAATTTACAGGCAATCAAAAAACAGATTAAACAAGTTATTGAATATTCTCAAGGTATTGATGATATAAAATTAGACGCAATTATCAATAAATGGTATGATAATAAGCAAGATTTTATTAATTTGTTCAAAGGAAAATTAATTTATGAAGTAGGACATATTGAAGTAGATATTGAAGAACAAGAGCGTAAAGAAAAACTGGGAGAGTTTATAGATGAAAATTATACTTTAATTGCTCAAACTCCTGGATTATATGACTTTATAAGACTTAATAGTGATAACTTTTTTTCTAATGCAACTATTGAAAAATATTGTAGAAACGATATTGTTATTCAACCAGGGACAAAGATTTCAAAAGCTTTTAAGTTTTTCATTCAAGACCCAGAGCAATTAGATAAACTTCAAACTGCGGCCAGCCGTTTAATTCAAGCAGGAAAAATTAATGGTATTTTATGTTTTTCCGTTCACCCTTTAGATTATCTCTCCAGTAGTGAAAATACCTTTAATTGGCGTAGTTGTCATGCTCTTGATGGGCAATATAGGGCAGGTAATTTGTCTTATATGCTAGATAGTTCAACTATTTGTTGCTATATCAAAAGCGAGCATAAACCAATTAAATTGCCTAGATTTCCCGAAACTGTTTTATGGAATAATAAAAAATGGCGTATGTTACTTTTTTGCTCCGATAAAAGAGATGCTTTATTTGCGGGCCGGCAATATCCGTTCTTTTCTAAAGAGATTTTAAATAATGTTTTATTGGAATACGATAGATTAGATCGAAAAAGAGACGATCCTCCAGTTTGGGGCTGGGGTAATGGCTATACTCAATGGAGTAATTGGCATAATAAATATTTGACAGGTGTTAGCAGTTTTGGCGATGATGCTTTTAACCTTCCTGATAGATATGTTTTTATTAATGGCATTGATAAAATGGATGATGTTGTTGAAGACGCTCCCGATAGTCTTCATTATAATGATTTATTACATTCAAGTTATTATACTAAACCATACTATGCTTGGCAAAAAACTTGGAGATCAGTGAATGGAAATCTTCACCCCCATTTCACTATCGGGTCAAGTGTTCCCTGCCTTTGTTGCGGGGAGCATAAAATTAAAGAGCCTAGTGTAATGCTCTGTGAAGAATGTTGTATTGATAATGACTATGTCCGATGCGACGATTGTGGTATTGTTATTCGAGCTGATGATGCTCGGTGGATTGACAGAGCACAAGTATATGTTTGCGAAGACTGCTATAGAGACAACTATATGGAATGTCCTGGTTGCGGAGAAATCTTCCATAGTGATAATATGTTCTGGTGCGAAGAAGCCGATCGTTACTATTGTCAAGATTGTTATGACGAATATCTAGCAGAAAATTAAAAAATATGATATAATATATTAAGAGGTAAATAAATATGGCAAGAGGTAATAACGCAAAAATTGAAGTAATTAATAAGATTAAAGCGGCTTTTGGCACAGATTTTATTGGTGAAGTTGATAAAAAGATTTATGTCTGGGCAGATGATGGTGGTGAGCGTGTGCAGATCGCATTGTCTATGACATGTCCTAAAACTCCAGTAGAAACAGTTGATACAACTAAATTAAGTTATAATACTGGACGTAATTTTGATGAAAGTGATGTAGTGGTGGTTGCGCCGGCAGCTGAGATCTCCGATACAGAGCGTGAAAATGTTCGTGAGTTGATGGCCAGACTTGGTTTGTAATCATGAGCGAGCGTAGAATAATTAGAGATCTCACTTTAATTGGTGTGGCTGGTTGTTTAATCTGCGAAATTGTATTGATATTATCCATGTTTTCACTTCCGCCTGCGGATAAACTTGAACCAGCCCTCCAATTAGAGTTGCGGCAGCCGGTACTTTTTGAACTCAAAAAACCAGATATAAGACGTATTAAAGGTGAGACCTTTATTCCATATGAGATGACTATGTATGCAACTGATGGGGCGATTGCCCGATCAGTTGACGCAACCGCCGCAATCACTTTCTCTCTTAACGATGAGGTATATATCTCTGCTGTTGGGTCTAAAAATAACTATATCACCACAATTGATGATGTAGAGTATATCCTTTCTGGCGATGACTTAATGGAAACAGAGTATATCCCCCCGGCTCCAAAACCAAGTTATACCTATCCATCAGGCGGTGGTAAATTAACTTGTTCTGGCGGTATTTATTTTGATGAATGGGGTCATCGTGAGAGCTATTATAATCTTGATATGTCTTATTGTATTGCTATGATGCGTGACCTTGGATATGATGAGATAAATTATCCCTATTGGATTAGAGATGATGGATGCAAAATGCTGGGTCCATATGTCATGATAGCAGCCAATTTCGATTGGTATCCAAAAGGCACGCTATTAGAGTTTAGTTTAGGCACTGGTATTGTTGTTGATACAGGTGATTTTATATATGATTGGCCGGATGGCATAGATGTTTGCGTTAACTGGTAATCAGTTAACGCTTTCTTTTTTGGGTAAAAATAAACAATATTTCTGACCCAAACTTTAAGATAACCGAAGGAGATGAAATATATGTTTAATAAGACAAACAATGAGTTCTTCGCAAAACGACTTGATGATTCCAATATCCGTGACTATCTTTATTCTTTAGATAGTGGTATTGATCGAGTTGAAGTAGTAGATCAAAAATTATTGCCCGTAGATCCTCTTCTTCAAAATAATTATGGCGAAGATGGTGATTGCACTTTAACGTGCATTACAACTTGCCTTTATTACCTTTCTAAAAGGCAGCATTTACAACTCACTATTCCTTTTATTTATAAAGGAGTAGAGCAAATAGCAAAAAAGTATTTTTATAATGGAAAAACCTATGGGACAATTCCATTTTTTACTAAAAAGATTTTTGACGAAGCATTATCTTATTTTGGCTTAAAACAAAATACTGTAGCAAGATATGGTAAAATTATAGGATATGATGATAAAACTATTAAAAACGCAATTAATAACGGCAGACCAGTAATTTTATCTTTAGCAAATGATGGCCGCTCATATTATGAACATCATTCGATTACTATTTGCGGATATACTGATTTCAAAATATGCCATAAAAGGGAAAACTTAGGATTAACTAAAACTATGTTTATGGTATATGATAACTGGGATTCTCGCGTTGCTTATGTAGATTTTAATGGAATTAGTTTATTTTCTTCAATTAATTATTAGAAATTTGACTAAAGAAAAAAAATTATTGTATAATAATTATAGAAAGAAATCCCCTTCTTTCAATAGAGAGCCTATACTCTCTATTCTTTTTTTATAGAAAGGACTTTTCGCAATGATAGTAAAACAAATTAGATATTATAATGAAGATGACAAACAGTTTTTGAACTCCCCGGATATCAACGCCGAAAAGCTCATTTCTGGGGAATGCTTTGAAAATATTTACTGTGATGAAATCCAAATAAAAACTTATCCAGGAACAATTCTCAAAATAAATGGGGAAGAAGTGCATATTGGTGAAACTGGCGTATACAATATTTTGTATAGAGAGGGCGTTAGTATTCACTCTTTACAACTTGATAGAGCATCTATTGAGTTTATTAGAGACACAGACAATTATTTTGTTATTACTTTTATCTTACATGAAGACAACTCTTCTCAAAGTAGTAGTAGTTCTAATACTGATAGTAGTAGTGAAAATCCAACAGATGGAAGTTCTTCTGAATCTGGAACAGATTCCTCTACTATTGGCTTAAAACCAAAAGACAATCACGATAATTAATTCCTTAATTGATTATTATTAAAAAATATTATATAATAATAATGTAAGGAGAAAAAGATCTATGAAGATTATTGATTTTGAAGTTAAAGGCAATATCATTCGGTTCGCTCTTGGAAATGATAATTGTGATGATTATTGGGGCGATGATTGGAATGACCGTCCTTACGAGCATAATGCTGGTGAGGTTTACGGTCAATATGTAGAAGGATATGCGACAATTTTCGTAGATTTTAATTATGCTGTTTTGACTCCAGAGTCTGACTGGCATTATCAGGGCAATTCTTCCTTTTCAAAAGAAGATTTCAAAAATAATAAAGCACCTTGTGTAGTTATTAATAAAGATCCAGATTGGAATTCTTGTTATTCTATAGATGCTTTAGATAAAAATAATCTTTGCTTCTACTTTAATCAGAAAATGGAACCAGGGCAATATTTATTAGCAGATAGCTATGAAATCCTTCCATTTGAAAATTCTTAAAAAATATTATATAATATATATGTAAGGTAAAGATATGGCAAGATCAACTGGGCTGGCCTCCAGAGTGATTCACCGCAAGTCCGCGGAAGTGCGAGAGATGAGCACTATACAACAGTACCAGAAGTTACGAGGAGTCATGACCTTGGAAATTTCGGACATAGAAAAATACTGGAATCCGTAGAAAGGAATCTAAGCCGTATCTACTTTATAAGAGGTTTGCGGCGGTAGGTATAGCCGATCGCATTAACCAACAAGCGCAAGTGACTGAGGTTCAATAATATACCGCCTCGATTTCTCACTCGGGCCGTAGCGTGCGGCCGCAAATTGGTCACATTTGTTAAAAGTGAGGGCTTATATAATTATAATCATATAGACCTGCCAAGTTAGTAGTGGTTATCTGAAATGAACGGTCAGGATCGCGACCTTAGTAAGAGTGAGATAAATCGACCCGGTCAGTCCCTTAGGCGAACACTTGGTACCTGCACGAATTGAACAACCTTGACGCGGTGTGCAGGCTTAGCTAGGTCCAGGGAGTCGGTCTACGTAAACCTAAACTGGATAGCTACCAATAGTTCAAAATATCCCAGGGTGACTGGAGTAGGTTCCAGTCCTGGCTCATAACCAGGTTGACGTGGGTTCGAATCCCATCCCTGGAACCATGGCGTATTGGTGAAACGGTTAACACTCCGCCCTTTCACGGCGGCATTCATGGGTTCGAATCCCGTATACGTCACCATAGAAAAAAAATTTTGACAAAATAAAAAAATTTTGTTAAAATTAATATACAAGATAAGGATATATAAAAAATATCCTATCTATATTGGAAGGCATGGGGCGCCATTAAAGGTCTGCAGCGTTAACACGGATTTAGCACTTAAACTACCACCGGCTCTTATGAGATATGTGGCATGAATGAGCGGAAAACGCTATACCAAAAAAAGCGAAGTAAAGTGCATCCCTTTTGGGAAATCGGGGATTGGCTCAGTTTGGTAGAGCACTTGATTTGGGATCAAGGGGTCATAGGTTCAAATCCTATATCTCCGACCATAGACTTTGACAAAATAAAAAAATTTTGTTAAAATATATAAGTAAGCTGAATTTTAAATTTCCTCTTTCTAGGCGGAGGTTGGTAGAATGGTAATAACTACTGTAAAATAATTACCCCCTTTATCCACCAGGGTTATGGTGTTTGCATATATGCGCCTTCAGCTTACGTTGAAGGCAATGGGGTCAATAAGAACTGCGTCCACGTCGCGACCCTGGGTTCGGCAGAAAGTTCTAGCACGCCTTCGGTGCTTTAGGATAACCTAGTGATAGGCTAAAGTAGGGACCGCCCGGTGCCCTGCGATTCTCCAAAAGAGAATTTCACAGAAAGGTAATTCAAGTTTCACTCGCCCACTTTGACGTGCAGGATAAGTGGTGTATGTAGTGGTCTTCACCTGATGATGTGGAGAATAAGGTAGGAAACTACTGATAACTTGGGTTAGTAGCCGACGTAAACACAGCCAAAGGTTAGCGTTGGTATCATCAATGCGATAGTATGCTAGGTGAAATCCTGTGTATTAACATTGAAGTGAGTAGGTGGCACGAAAACAGTGCGGTGATGGATGGGCTGTATCCAAAAGGTACGGAGTCCAAACCAGCACCTCATCGTACAGGAAATCCGGATAAACACTTTTGATTAGAACAAAAGGTTCTCCGCAAAAGAACTATTATATTTACTAGGGAAGCAAAAGTGTGCTGGACGTAGTTTCAGAAAAATGGACTTATTCTCCTGAGATATGGAGACACCACTAGACCGCAAGTTATAGAGTGAACGAATACAATTAATTATCGTCAATAAATGCAGGGATGTATTGAACTCTTCCAAGAGGTTGGGTAATGAACGGAAAGTTATAATGAACTACGTAAGAGTCTACTAGTCTTCGCAAGACTAGAGTCCATGACTTCTACTTCTGGAAACAGTAAGTGTGAGAACGTGCGGCCAACCGCATAGGATGAAGTTAAATAAGGTCAATCTCTCAGCCATTATTAAAAATCTAACCCGTAAGGGTTATTTTTTTTATTTAAATAAAAAAATCTATTAAGGGCAGGCCAAGATAATAAACCTGCCCTTATTTTTATTATATTTGAGGTATAAAAGGAGGACGTTTTATGATATCTATAATTCAAGGCAGTAGTTTAGGTGTCAAAAAATTTGTTTGCGATAAAGCAGAAGAACTCGAAAAAGTGGACCTCCGTGCTACAAGAATGGGTAGTAAATGTTTTATCATTGAAAATAGTAAAGAATATATTCTAAATGGTGATGGAGAATGAAAAGAGATTAAAAAATCATCAGGCTCTTCTTCTTCTTCAGAACCGAGTGAGGAACAATCTTACATTTGAGACGGCGGAGATGTTCAATAGGAAGGAGATATTATGGCAGAAATTACATTAAAAACACGTATTCGTCTACGCAGAGGCACTGCAGCAGAGTGGGCCGAAGCAAATCCGGTATTATTATTGGCTGAGCCAGGAGTTGAAACAGACACTAATAAAATGAAAATTGGTGATGGTGAAACTGCGTGGCTTGATCTCCCATATTTTGCGGAAACTGAAGCATATGAATTACCAGGCTTAGAAGAAGCAAGAATTGGACAAATCGCAGTTAAAGGTGAAGAAGGTCTTTCTTGGAAAGATGAAATTATCCCTATGGGTCAATCAGAAATCAAAGCTCTTATTGCACAAGCTATTGCTGATGCAAGTAAGGGAGTTTCTGATGAAAGTTCATTAAAAGCAGCATTAGTTGAAACTGGTGTTGTAAAATTAGGTGCTGATCTTGCGCTTGGTGCTGAACCGGTCGTCATACCTGCCGGCGCAGATGTAGTATTAGATTTAGCTGATCATTCATTATCTGGTCAAGAATCTGCTATTGTTGTTGATGGTGGTTCTTTAACAATTCAAGGCAATGGCGGTGAATTAAGAACTACTGGTCGTTCTATTGTCGCAAGACATGGTGGTAAGGTTGTATTAGAAAGTGGCTCAGTTATTAGCACTGGTTTAAATGGTCTTGGTGCTACTGGAGAAGGTTCTGCTGTTGTCGTTAATGGTGGTGCAGTAACAGCTCAAGAATATGGTGTTAATATTACAGATGGTGCTTCTTTAGAAATCAATGGCGGCACTATTAAAGGTATAGACAATTGTGCTATTGGTGGCAATGGCTCTAGATGAGTTGATGCTAATGGTAATTTAACTACAAAAGAATCTGAAGGCGTTCGTGAACAATTACCAATTGAAATCGTTATGAATGATGGTGAATTAGTAAGCACAATTCAATCTGCTGGTTGGGTAGCAAATGGTGTTTATATGCCAGGTGGATGTAACTTTACAATGAATGGTGGTACTATTAAAGCAATTGGTGGTGCTGGTATTGTTATCCGTGCTGGTAAGGCTACTTTAAATGGTGGTAAAATTATTACTTCTGGAACAGTAACGGGTAAGGCTGGTGACTCTAGAGTTGTAGTTCCTTGTGCTCCAATTGTTTATGATAAAGCAGCTAATTATCCAAAAGCAGATACAATGGCATTAGAAGTTTCTGAAAATATGGTATTTGAAAAAGAAGATGCATCTATCGGCAACTTAGTTTTAATTCCGGCTGATTTAGAAGATGAAAACATTGTATTACCATTAAATTGGGATAATGGTCTTTCTGAATAATAAAAATAGTTTTAAACTCCTCACCTTTTAGCGGTGAGGAGTTTTTTTTACTTTTTATAAAAATTATGATATAATTATTATGTAATAGGAAAGGAGAGAACAAATATGAAGAAATATTTCGTAGTAGCCGATGTTCACGGATTTTATGATGAAATGTGTAAAGCACTTGCGGATGCGGGTTATGACAAGACAAATCCAGATCATGTATTTGTATCTCTGGGTGATCTGTTCGACAGAGGCCCAGCCGCAAAACAGTGCCTTGAATTTGTTAACTCTTTGCCTAATGATAATAAGATTTTAATCCTTGGTAATCATGAGTTGCTTATGCAGGATATGATTGAGCGTGGTTTCGGACACACATACGATATTAATAATGGTACGATAAGAACCGCAAGAGATCTAACCGAAATCGATGATACTGATGAGGCAATATTTGTCATGAAACATTTCGACCCTTGGAAAGAATATCTATATAATTGTCAATTTTATGCCGAAGTTGGCGACAATATCTTCGTGCATGGTTGGATTCCGTGTTATGCGGTCGGGGAATATAATGTTTCCCCAATCGCATATGATTTAAATTGGCGTAATGCTTCTATTCGTGAGTGGAAAGACGCAACCTGGATTAACGGTATGGCAGCTTGGGCTAATGGTATTAAAGAGCCTGGTAAAACTATTTGGTGCGGCCATTGGCATACCTCTTGGGGACACGCGAATCTTCATCATTATGGAGTTGAATTTCCTAAAAAGAAAGGCGATAAAGCCCATTTCTCCCCATTTAAAGATGATGGCATTGTTGCTATGGATGCTTGTACCGTATATAGCCATAAGGTGAATTGTGAGGTGATTACCTTCTAATAAGAAGGGAGGGATATAATATGTCCCATAAAAGTAATATTCACAAAAAAGCAACTTTTGAAGATAAATTTGATCGAAACTATGCATGTTGGGTTAAGAACAATCCAAAAGCATGGCGTTATTGGAAGAAGAAAACTAGAAAAGATTTTAGAAGAAGAATAAAGCGAGGCGATTACGATGAGTAACCGCGAACTTGCGAAAGAATGATAGCTTCGTAGGCAAGCATTAAAAGCCAATAAGACAATAGAGGCTACGTACGTGGGACATCTGTGGGGTGAACACAGCGCTGGTATCACTCCTGCCGCAATAAGTTAGATGTTGCAAATTGCGATATATATAGGTGAATTGACACCGAGGCAGGTCACGCCAGTGATAAATTAATAAAGTCTATGCAACCCACAGTAGATGCGTGTGATTGAAACTGCACACCGAAGTTATTGAAATATTAATTGATTATATTAAAAAAATTTGATATAATAATAATGTAAGGAAAAGAAATCCTCTCTTACACTTTAACTTACATTGGTTCTAGACCGTTCCGCAAAGGGTAAATCCAAGGGAGCGATGCTCCTCAAAACGGTCTTTTCCATTCTATGCCGGATTAGTCTAATGGTAGAACAGTTGACTTGTAATCATCGAATGGGAGTTCGATTCTCTCATCCGGCACCAGATATTGGGGCGTAGCCAAGCGGTAAGGCACGGGACTTTGACTCCCGCATTTCGCTGGTTCAAATCCAGCCGCCTCAGCCAAGTGGTCTCGTGGTGTAGTGGTCTAACATGCCTCCCTGTCACGGAGGAGATCGTGGGTTCAAATCCCATCGGGACCGCCATTTGGTCAGCTAGCCCAGCGGTTGCGGCAACGGTCTGTTAAACCGTCTTAGATAGGTTCAACTCCTATGCTGACCGCCACATGCACGTGTGGTGGAATAGGTAGACACGAGGGACTTAAAATCCCTTGCTCTTAAAAAGCGTGTGGGTTCAAGTCCCACCATGTGCACCATATCCTCGGGTAGGTAAACGGTTATACCGGGCCCCTTATAAGGGCTTATCGGTGGTTCGACTCCACCTCCGAGGACCAATGCGGGTATCGTATAATAGCAGTACGAAACATTGCCAATGTTTAAGCACCGGAGCATAACCGGTTATCCGCTCCACTATTTGAAAAATATTAAAAAATATATTATAATAATAATGTAAGGAAAGAAAAAGTTTAAAGAAAGGAAGGTGTAAATTATGGGATTAGATTTTGGTGTCTATTGGAGAAAGAAAAATGCTTATACCGATGAAGATTGCTATGACAACGAACTTTGTTATGGTCGGAAAAGCTGGGAACTTGTATATGCACTTGGCCTTTCTGGTAATGAACCGGACTTAAATCGAGAAATTACTATTGATGAATGGATGGGTTTAATCGAAAAACTTGTCCCTATTGGAGATTATCTCGATGAAATCTGGGATGCTTTCAATAAATATGAAAATATGCCTGAGGATTTCGGGGATGAGGTCTTAACCAAAAGAGATAAAATGTTAATTGCGACTTATGAAAAATGGTATGATGCAACATTTGATGTAGGCCCGCAATTAGGATACTCCTTCTCGGTTGGTTATATGAAATCATTCTGGGATGCAAAAGATGAAGTAATTAAATATCTGGAAGATCCGGATTATGAAGTTTGGGCGTATGTGAGCTATTAACATACGCTCTTCTTATATGTCGGTATAGTTCAATGGTAGAGCCTCAGCCTTCCAAGCTGATGATACGGGTTCGATCCCCGCTACCGACTCCATATGTTGGAGGTGGCGCAATTGGTAGACGCGCTAGGTTGTGGCCCTAGTATTTGCGGGTTCGAGTCCCGTCCTTCAACCCAAAAGTAAAAGGAGATTGTATAATGGGTAAAGAAGTTAAGCTGGCAACTTTGAAGATGAGAGAAAAACGTATTAAGTCTAGAGGCAAATATCTTGAAGCTCCTGGAGTTTTGAAGAAAGTTCAGAGACAAATTAGAGCATTAGAACAATCTGAATAATATTTTGGGATTTAATCCCAATTTGCGTCGATACGCGAACTGGTATAGCATGCAGTCTTAGAAACTGTAGTTTGTGGGTTCGAATCCCACTCGACGCACCATATGCATCTTTATCCCAACAGGTAGAGGAAGTTGACTCAAAATCAACGCAGTCTGAGTTCGAATCTCAGAAGATGCACCAATGGTACCGTATCCAAGTGGCTTAAGGAGCGGAGCTGCAACCTCCGTATTCGTCAGTTCGAATCTGACCGGTACCTCCAATAGGAGAATTATGAAACATATTATTTTGTATAAGCCTGATGGCTTCAAAACATTAGAGTTTAAATTTAATGAGCCTATTATTAGTTTTAATTCTGATATGGGTTGGATATCTATCTCTGCAAGTGGTCGAAGTATCACAATTTGCGGCCAGCCATTCTTGTGTTATGATGAGGATATTGCTAATAATTTTATTCTTTCAGATTTTTCTGATGTTTGGAAATACGAAATCAGTAATGCTTATAAGGAAGGTAATAAAGTTATTGTAATATTTCAAAAAGATGGCACCCCTATTTTAATGCTATGGGGAAATAGTTTATCATTAAAAAAAGATGGAGATATTAATATATTTTCTATTGAAGATAAGGATATTTATTTATATGATATGCCTTTCTTAATTTTATCGAAAAATAGTTAATGTGCGGTTACTCAAGAGGTCGAAGAGGAGGCCCTGCTAAGGCCTTAGGTCGGGTTTCCGGCGCCTGGGTTCAAATCCCAGACCGCACGCCATATGGAGGGGTAGCGAAGTGGCTAAACGCTGGTGACTGTAAATCATCTCCCCCTGGGTTCGGCAGTTCGAATCTGTCCCCCTCCACCATATGCTCGCTTACCCAAGTGGTTGAAGGGACCGGTCTTGAAAACCGGGAGGTCGGCAACGGCGCAAAGGTTCGAATCCTTTAGCGAGCGCCATATAGGAGGTTAGTTCAATGGTAGAACACGCGACTGATAATCGCGTAATGTGAGTTCAATTCTCGCACTTCCTACCAAAATGACTTGGTAGCTCAGTGGTAGAGCAATTGACTTTTAATCAATGGGTCGTGAGTTCAATCCTCACTCAGGTCACCAAATGTGTTAGTAGTATTGTGGGTGCAATTCCCGCAAACACACCAAGAGAAAAAGGAGATTATAAATGCCAAGAAAATTAAATGTAAATTTTAATTTGTCTGCACCATGGGTTACTTATTACCGTAAGCTTGAAGCTTTATTTGGTAAAGACCCGGATATTCATATTGAATATGATGAAGGTGAAATTGAAGTTAAGATGTATGTTGAAAATGCAGCAAAGGCTGATGCTATTGCTCAATTACTGCCAGCAGAGAAGGCTTTTGGAAGTGTTGTATTAAAAACTACTGTTATTCCAGCTAATAAACCAACAGCTTCCAGAGCTGCTCTAATTGCTACTGCTTTTGAAGGTAATCCTGCTTATTCTTATGGAATGACAATTGATGGAGTTTCTTCAAATTCATTTAATTATGTTGTATTTAAAAATGAGGTTGTTCAGTTCTATAATGATCAACTGAATGATATCAATGGCAATGTCTCAACACTATATCAGGACATTGCTAAGGAAGTTCTGGGAGAGTCAGAAGGCATTTATTTCTGCACAGATCTTCCTAAGTAATAATCTGCGCTGGCCGCTTATGAGATCGGTTTTAGCGGCCAGCGCAATTATATAGAAGGAAAACTATCCAAACCCGTGGCGAATTAAGAGGTCATAAAATCGTTACTCGCCCATTGGGTTCTCCCGGTGCCCACAAGACCCAAAAACCGGGATTATATGCAAGTTTAGCTCAGTTGGGAGAGCAATTGCCTTACAAGCAATAGGTCACTGGTTCAAGCCCAGTAATTTGCACCATCTCCCTGTAGCTCAGGGGATAGAGCACGGGCCTTCTAAGCCCGGTGTCGTAGGTTCGATTCCTACCGGGGAGGCCATAGAGAATTACCATATGAATGAAGTATGTGAATTTATAAAGCGTAGATTTCCTAAAGATAATAACTGGCTTAATGGAAATTGTTTCTATTTTGCTGTTATTTTAAAAGCTCGTTTTCCAGAAGGCGACATTGTATATGACCAAGTTAACGGACATTTTCTCTTAAAAATTGATAACACGTATTATGATTGGACTGGTATTGCGAAGCCATATAAAACTGGAGTCGTTAGTTGGAACGAGCTAGACTCTTATGATCATTTGCTCTATGAGCGTATTATAAGAGATTGTATTAAATAATCCCACCACCCGATACCGAAGTGTGGATTGCATAAAGTCGGGGAACTCCAGGGGAAACACCCTGCTTGCGGAGGTTGTGCTCCGCACTTTATATGGGTTCACGATTATCCTTACACCATAACCTATAAGGTAAATCGTTGTAAAAATAATGGCGATCTAATATCCAGCTCTAGACGTTAAACTTAAACAAGACCCCTCAGCTGGTTGGGGGCACTTTTATCCGGATGGTGTAATGGCAGCATAGGGAGCTCCAACCTCCTTGATCTGGGTTCGAGTCCTAGTCCGGGTGCCATTTTTATTTGAGGTGAGTATATGGAATTAAAGATTGATAAAAATACAAAGTTTCAAAATGCCAATCATATATGGATGACTTTAGATGAGATGTTGGATATTATTATTGATTATGTTAATCAAAATCCAAAATATGAATATAGACTATCTATTGGAACAGATTCAATGACATATCGTTCTACTCATTTTGTTTTAGCGATTGTCGTTCATAGAGTTGGTAATGGCGGTATTTATTTTTATAAAAAATTAGATCATCCAGCCATTCAAGATTTAAGGACTAAACTATATACTGAAACTCAATTATCTATTGACACAACAGACTTAATTACCTCTTCTCTATTAGAAAGAGATGCTACAATTTTGGAAAAAGTTAATTTATCAATTCATTTAGATATTGGAACTACTGGTCCTTCAAAAGATTTGATTAAAGAATTAGAAGGCTGGGTATCCGCAATGGGATATGATTATGCGATTAAACCAGATTCTTATGCGGCATCTACTATCGCCAATATATACTCTAAATAATTGACTGTTAATTTTTTATTTGATATAATATAAATATGAGAGATTTAAATAGTGTTATTTTAGAACTATTGGCAGTAATTCCAATAGATGAAATAGATTTGCGGCAAGCCTTAGAGGTTTGGTTAGATGTGCATAATTTAACTGATAACCCAGAAAGTTGGAATGAGGTTGGAGATATACTGTATAATTATGTATTTTCTGATTTTTATCCTGAAATTGGATGGCAAGCAAAAGTTGAAAAAATTTGGACTGGAGATGAAGATTCAGATTTATTAGATTTTTCTAACTTTTGATAATATGGGGGTGTATTTTGGATTCGACGTGGTATTGAAAGATGTAGTTGCAGCGGATTGGTCCACCTTATAGACTAAAAAATAAATATAAACGCAAATTTTGTTAAAAATATTATTGCGAAGGTTAAAAATTTCTTCGCCCCTTCTTACCAGGTTACTTTTGCCTGCTAGATTGTAAACCCCCCAAAAGTAAGCCGAATTAACTTGCGCCCGGTGGTTAATCCGGTCGGTTTAACGGGCTGCCGCACATAAAACACCCAAGAAATATATGTGCTTAAGACATCTCTTGGTAAGCTGTGGATAAAGATACGAAATTGAATAGATATTGCGGACACGGGTTCGATACCCGTCACCTCCACCAGATTATAACGTGTAATATACACTAGATATATGGAGGTATTTATATGCGAAATAAAGCAGAACGACGCCGTAATGACTGGCATAAGGCCAATCGCAAATTCTCTATTATTAAAAATGTGTGGGCAGATGATAATACCATCTATGAACATCAGCGTCATAGATTAAGTAAAGGTAAAGTTCATGTTGCTGGTTTTAAAACACGCATTGAGGGATATAAAGCGGCCGATTATCGTAGGTTTGAATCACTACAATCATCTATTGATGAAAGTGATGTAGATTTAAAAATACTTCCAAAAAGAGGGGACTAGTTCCCCTCTTATTTTTTTTTGCCAGCGTAAACGGCCGTTGCCGCCAACTTTCCGCTCATAGCAAAAATTTTAGGTAAATGTATCACTTATTGATTTTTTATAAAAAATTTGTTATAATTATTATAGAAAAGGATAGGTGATATTATGAATGGAATTATTTATAACAACGGTGATGAGTTTGTGATTCATCGAGATTATGTAGAACAGTTTCTGCGAGAAAATGAAGAAACTATTGATGATGAAGATTTCAAAGAATACGTGATTAAAAATGATAATCTTCTTTTGGAAAGAATTGCAAAAATGCCAGATGAATATATCGGTCTTTCCATTCATCCTATGGATGATTGCCTATTTATTAATCAAGATTTACTCAAAGAAATTTAATGTAATATAATATAAGGAGAAAATAAAAATGCCAGAAAGACAAAAACATGGTTTTGATTTTGAAAAATATATTGCTGGGCAATATAATGTTATATTAAATTCTTCATATACAAGTAAATGGGATGGAGAATTAAATGGGCATCCAGTTTCTATTAAACACATAAAAAAAGGAAATGCTGTTGATTTAGCAGATTTATTCCGTCAAGCCTCTATAGAAGAGGATTTTTATATGTTTTTAGATTATTACACAGATACTTCTGATGAAATTCATATTTTATATATTCCAGCAAATGAATGGAAAAAGTATTTTATGCCACTAAAAGATTTTGAAACATTGTTCAAAAATGCTTTAAATAATGTTTCAAATGATCCAAAAGATGATAATAAATGGACAGCTCTAAGAAAAGAATGCGTAGATTATTGGAGAAATAATACTAATCAAATCATAACCGTAAATGGCAAAAGAGACCATAAAACTCAAAAAAGATGGCAGTGCTCTATTAACAATACTAATATGCACAAAGAAATTTTGCCAAAATATAAAATTTCAGAGGAGGAATTAAATGCCAAGAGAAACCAAAAGTAATGGACAAAAAGATACTTTAGATAGATTTTATACTCCAGATCAAATTGTTGATACTTGTTTAGATATTTTAAATTTAAATGAATATGATTGTATTATTGAACCTAGTGCAGGAACTGGAAATTTTTCCCGAAAACTTCCTAATTGCTTATCTTTTGATATTGCACCCGGTGCAGATAATATCACTCAAGCGGATTGGTTGACTTTGGATAAACATCAATTTAAAGGAAATAATATTTTAGTATGCGGCAATCCTCCATTTGGAGAACAAAATTCACTAGCTATAAAATTTTTTAATGAATCAGCAAGTTTTTGTGATACAATAGCCTTTATTTTACCATTATCATTTAAAAAGCCATCCGTTCAAAATAATTTAAATTTAAATTTTCATCTACATAATGAAATTATCTTAAAAGATGCTTATTTTTTATTAAAAGACAAAAAAACAATATCTGTTCCCTGTGTTTTTCAAGTTTGGAAAAAAGAAAATACTCCTAGACAAAAAATACAATTTAAAACAACTTGTTCTTTATTTTCGTTTACTTCTAAAGATAAAGCAGATTTTCGAGTCCAAAGAGTTGGTGGGAATGCTGGAAAAGCATCCCTTGATTTAAATAGGGCTGTTTCAAGCAATTATTTTTTAAAAAATAATTCTAATATCTCAAATGAAGAATTTGTGCAATATATAAATCAATTAACTTTTCCATATATCCAATATACGGTAGGTCCAAAATCTTTATCAAAAGGTGAACTTATTAACGAAATTGAAACTAATTGGAAATTTTAAATTATTTGAAAAATAAAAAATAATATGTTATAATAATAATGGAAAAGGAAAAGAGGAATTAAAAATGGAATTTGAAAAAACGATAGAACAATTAATTGCTAATGCTACGAATGGTGTCATTCAAGATTCTGTTATTACAGATACTTTCTCTGATGAAGAAGATATTGAAAAAGCATATGAATATCTCTATGATAGAGGTATTGAAATTGTGTTATCTGATTTTGATGAAGATTCTAATGATGATTTAAGATTTTCTGGTTCTAGTAATTCTGTCACTATCTATATGCGTCAAATTCATACTATTCCTCTATTGAGTCCAGAACAGGAATTATATTTAGCCAAAAAAATTGCAGATGGCGATACTGATGCTAAAAATAAATTAGTTGAATCTAATTTACGATTAGTTGCCTCTATTGCTAAAAAATATATTGGCAAAAGTAGTTTAACTTTTCTTGATTTAATCCAAGAGGGCAATATGGGATTAGTCAAGGCCGCAGACAAATATGATTATACTAAAGGATTTAAGTTTTCTACATATGCCACTTATTGGGTGCGGCAGGCGATTTCGCGTGCGATCGCAGACCAGAGTAGATTGATTAGAACTCCGGTTCATGTTGTTGAAGCAATGAGCAAAATCAATAAAGCAAAAGCTATTTTGGCACAATCTCTTCACAGAGAGCCAACTTTAGAAGAAATTGCCAAAGAAACTGATTTAACTGCCGAAAAAGTCCAGTTATATCTTGATTCGTATCGCAATCCCATTTCTTTAGACAAACCTATTGGAGATGATGAGGATGGAGATTTAACTGAAATTATCCCAGATTTAAACACAAAAACTCCAGAGCAAGTTGCTAAAGAAAGTATGAAAAAAGAAGCCGTTATGGACTTACTTGATTCATTATCCGAGAGAGAAAAGACAGTAATTATTATGCGATTTGGATTTGATGATGGAGTAGGTAAAACTCTTGAAGATATTGGAACAGCTCTTGGCGTCACAAGAGAACGTGCTCGCCAAATTGAAGCTAAGGCAATGCGGAAACTGAGAAATCCAATTCGTGCAAACTTATTTAAAGAACAAATTGCTGATATTTAGGGAGAACTTCGGTTCTCCCTTTTATTTTTTATAAAATATATGATATAATATATAAGAGGAATATATAAAATAGTTATCGAGATTAAACAGTGAAATAACTGACTACCGAGCATCTTTGAGGTTTATTTGAAAAATTTACAATTTTTTGATATAATATAATTAGAAAGGTAAAGGTGATTTTATTGTATGGCACATTTAGAATATCACGAGTTTTATTGCACCCATTGTGGTAATCGAGGTTTAAATGTTTGGAGAAATCAAGCATCTCAACGAGGGAGGGGGCATTTAAAGAAGTTATATTGTCCTTATTGTAAAACTGAAGTCAATCATTATGAATGTTATGATGAAAAAGATGTTAAACGATTTTTTAGAAAGTTTAACAATGGTTTATTCCAAGAGTAGGAGTAAGTAATGATTTTATTCTTTATCTTATTTTTTGCATGGTTATTTGTGTTTTTATGCACTTTGTTTGCGGCCTGGGTGTGGGGATCGGATGCGGCTGCCGAATATAGGGCGTTACCAAATCCAGGGATAATCTCCGCTCAGACAGGCAACCGCAGTCCGCCTAAATAAATAATCCCATTTTAATACTTCTTTACAAAAGCTGGTTTTCCGACCGGCCTTTTTGGCGTTATTTTTTATTTTTTGTTATAATAAATATGAGGAGGTTTATACTATGCCTATTTTTACTTATGAAAATGGATATGCCACTTGTTCTGTCACTGATAGTCTAGGCCGAGTTTTCAAAGGCGAAGCACGCTGTGCTGACGAAGATCGGGATTTTGAAAGTGCGTTAATTGGGGGCACTATCGCAGAAATGCGGGCACAAATTCAAGCGGCTAAAACATATAGAGATGACTTAAAAATTAAATTACAAGCGTTAAAGCAATACTATTATTCTATTAAAAACAGCAAACATTTTAATCCAAAATCATATGAAGCAAAAATGCTTTATCGCCAAATAAGTTTATTAAATAATGATTTAGAAATTGCTAAGCATCAATTAGCAGTTCTTAAACTAAATTTATATGAATATATTAGAGATAAGGACGAATTTCATGCAAAAATGAGAAAATCAAGAACCAATCAAATGCTTAGCGACAAATAGCACTCAATATGCTATTAATAAACATATTAATCCAGTTGGTATTATGATTCACTCTTCTGGGGTTAAAACACCATACTTAAAGACTTACGTGCAACCCTCCAAAAGTGATTCAAAATATGATATTTTAATGTCGCTTATTGGATATAATTTTAATAACAATGATTGAAATCATATCCATCGTAGTTATAATTATCATTACTTTATTGGTCTTTTAAATAACAATGATATCGCTACTGTAGAGACACATCCAGCAGATATGCAAGTTTGAAATGATAACTATATTCATCTCTGTATTTGTGAAAAGGATGATGATCCAGCTTATGCGGCTGAGGTATTGTTAAAATTACAATTATTTTGTAAGGATATATGTAATGAATATAATTGAGATTCGTCACATATAATAGATTGTTCTGAATATTACCCTTTTAGACCTGATGCTTCTTGCTGGCTTAGTCAATATGGATATAACATTAGAGATATAAAAACTTTATGCGGCGACCGCTAATGCCGATCGGTTAAACCGCCAGCCGCAAATTTGACAAACAAAAAAATTTTCGATACAATTTTATTACCACAATCGCTCAAAAACAACAAAAACAAAAACAAAAGGAGTTTTTAATTAATGTATACTATATATACTGATGGATCTACAAGAATTAATAATACTAAAGGAGCCGACAATGTAGGCGGTTTTGGTTTTGTTGTATATAATGAACTGGGCGATATTATAGATATGTATTCAGAACAAGTTAACAATACAACTAATAATAGAATGGAACTATCAGCTATTATAAAAGTTATTGAAAAATATGGAACTCAAGATCCTTGGGAACAGCCAGACGTTTATACAGATTCACAATATGCTTTAATGGCTCTTACTGTTTGGGCACAAAGTTGGGAACGTAATAATTGGCAAAGACCAGGTGGTAAAGACGTGGAGAACCTAGATCTAATACAGTATGGATACAAGTTATTAAATGATGGTAATCATTATATTAATTTAATTAAATGTTCTGGTCATATTGGTATTGAAGGTAATGAAATAGCCGACAAGTTGGCTACTGGAATATTAACTCCTACAATTCAGAATTAGATTTTAGTAAATAAAAAAGTAATCCAATTATAAAAACTATGTCAGGACAAAAAATCTTGACATTTTTTATTATTTTTGATATAATAATAATGATAAGTAAAGGAGACAGAAAATGGCGACTAAAAAAGTAGATAAAACTTTATACGATGAGTCAAGTATTGAATCTTTATCGCCACTTGAATTTACTCGACTAAGACCAGGAGTATATTGTGGAGATACTACATATGCAACACAGCTTTTAGTTGAAATTTTGTCTAACTCTATTGATGAATATAGATTAGGGCATGGTAATCGAATTGATTTAAAAATTGAGAAAGATATAGTCACTGTTCGAGATTATGGACAAGGTTTTATTCCTAATTCATTCAGAGAAGATGGAAAAACAATCCTTGAAGCCGCTTTTAGCGTGTTAAACACATCTGGAAAATATCGTGAAGATGGAACTTATGAAGGAACATCTCTCGGCTCTTTTGGTATTGGTAGTAAAATTACTACATATTTATCTCATTGGTTAACTGTTACAACTATTAGAGATAACCAATTTGAAAATTGTCGTTTTCTTGAAGGTGTTTTCGATGAAAGAGAAAGCGGTACTTGTAATGAATTAACTGGATACGATACTGGAACAAGAGTTTGCTGGAGACCATCAGAAGAATTTTTTACTCATACAGAGGTTGAAATTAATAAAATTAAAACTCTTTGCAAAACTATAACAGCTTTATGCCCAGGTTTAACTATTAATTTAGATAATAATGGTATTAAAGATACTTTTATTTCTAAAAATGGTATTAATGATTTGGTTGATGAAGCAGTTAAAGGTAAAGAGTTAATTAATAATCGTTTAACTATGAATTTTGCCGATGGTAAGAATAAGATGGATATGGTAATGACTTATACCTCATCTTATGGTTCCACCATCATCCCATATGTTAATACTGGTTTAACAGAGTCAGGACAGCATATTACTCAAGTTAAAACCATTTTAACAAGAGAGTTTAATAAATTCTTTAAAGATAAAAAATGGTTAAAAGATAAAGATGAAAATCTTACAGGCGATGATTTACAAGAAGGCCTGTATGTTATATTTAATATTACTGCACCAGGAGTAGCATATGATGCTCAAGTTAAATCTCGTATCACAAAGATTGATATGGGACCTTTTACAAGAGCTATCATTGATGCTCTAAACTCTTGGATGATTAGTAATGAAAAAGAAGTTAAATTAATTGCGGATAAAGCCATTAACGCACGTAAAGCGAGAGAAGCTGCTAAAAAGGCTCGCGATAATGCTAGGGCACAAGTTAAGAAAAAAGAAAAAGCATTGAAATTTGATTCTAAACTTGCGGATTGCAAGGGTAAACCTCGTAAAGATTGTGAGATTTATATTACAGAGGGCGATAGTGCATCTGGTAATCTCAAACTCGCAAGAGATAATTCATTCCAAGCAGTCATGCCAGTAAGAGGTAAGATTCTTAATACTCAAAAAGCAACTTTAGATAAAATTCAGAAAAACGCTGAAATTATGACTATGATTGACGCTTTTGGTTTAACAGTAGATACAAAAACAATGAAAATTACTTATAAACCAGAGGACTTAAGATATGGCAAGATTATTATTGAATCTGATGCCGATGTTGATGGTAGCCATATTAAAAATTTGTTTTACACATTTATTTGGAACTTCTGTCCTCAATTAATCCAAGATGGATATATTTATGCTGGTGTACCACCACTATATAAGATCACTCTTGGAGGTAATAAAGGATACAAATATTTAAAAGATGATACTGCTTTAGAGGAGTTTAAAGCAGCTCATAAAGATGGCAAATATCAGGTTAATAGATTAAAAGGTCTTGGTGAAATGTCTGTTGAAGAAACAGAAGAGACATTAACTGATCCAAATAATCGAATCATTAAACAAATCACTATTGAAGATGTCCAAAAAGCAGATGAATTATTTGAAACTTTAATGGGTTCGAGTGCTAGTTTAAGAAAAGAATATATTAAGAATCATAGTGAAGAAGGAGGTTTGTATAATGCAGAATAATGATATTTATAATGAATTACATACAAACTTCATCGAGTATGCGGTTGCCGTTAATACCGATCGAGCAATCCCGTCTGCAGTAGATGGCCTTAAACCAGTAGCAAAGCGTATTTTATACTCATGTCTTATTGAAGGGCGTTCATCTTCAAAACCGCATGTTAAGGCAGCTCGTATTGTCGGTGACGTAATGGGTAAACTTCATCCGCATGGTGATAGTTCAATCTATGGGGCAATGGCTCGTTTATCCCAGGATTGGATTATGCGTTATCCATTAATTGATTGGCATGGTAATAATGGTAATATTGTAGGTGATGGACCTGCGGCCGCACGTTACGCAGAAGCAAGATTGGCTAAAATTGCTGAAGATGGACTTTTGGATGGAATTAAGAAAAATGCGGTAGCTTTCATTCCTAACTATGATGAGACTATGGAAGAGCCGGTATCCTTACCATCCATATTCCCTAACTTGTTATGCAATCCAAATAGTGGTATTGGCGTTGCGATGGCCTGTTCTTGGGCACCACATAATTTAGGGGAAGTAGCTCAAGCTATTAATGATTATATTGATGGTAAAGAACCGACATTGCCAGGTCCAGACTTTCCAACTGGTGGAGTAGTTATCAATAAAGATGATATTCCATCAATTATGAAAACTGGTCATGGTACTGTTAAAGTTCGTGGTAAGTATACTATTGAAAAGAAAAATCATATTGTTTTCTACGAAATTCCTTATGGGGTTTCTGTTGAAACCATTATGAATGAAATTGGTGCTCTTGCTGAAGAGATTGAGGGTATCATAGATGTTCATGATGAAACTAATAAAAAAGGTGTTAGAATCGTTATTGAATGTGATAGAGATATTGGATATATTGTAAATAATTTATTTGCAAAAACAAGTTTACAATCCAGTTTCTCTTATAATCAGGTAGCACTTGTTAGTAAAACTCCAACAGAGTTAAATCTTAAAGATTGTTGTAGGATTTATGTTGATTATAACTTGGAGTGCTTAAAGAATGTTAAGAATTTTGAGTTAGAGAAAGCTAAAGCGAGATTAGAAATCGTTGAAGGTTTACTAAAGGCACTTGAAGATATTGATAATATCATTGCATTAATTAAAAAGAGTGCATCTGCTGCCGCAGCTAATACTGCATTACAGATCCAGTATAAATTCACAGAAGGTCAAGCTAAAGCAATCTTAGCAATGAGATTAAGTAGTTTAGCCAATTTGGAAAAAGTTGAAGTTCAAAATGAGCATAAAGAACTTTTAACAACAATTGGAAATATTCATATTTGGCTTAATTCTCCAGATAAGCAGTTCCAAACTATTAAGGATAATTTAGCTGCTATTGTTAAAAAATATGGAGATGCTCGTCGTACTGAATTAACGCAAATTTCTGTTAAAAAAGAAGATAAGGAAGTCGCATATGTTGAACCAGAAAAAGTTGTTGTAATTATGACAGATTCTGGTTTAATTAAGCGTATTCCGGCAACCTCTTTCCGCACACAGCGTAGAGGCGGTAAGGGTGTAAAAACTACTGATGATATTGTTAATTCTGTTATTAGAACAAATACCGTTGATTCAATGATGATTTTCTCTAATAAGGGTAATATGTATAGATTACCAGTTAATGATATCCCAGAAGGCACTAATACTACAAAAGGTGTCCCAATTAAAACACTTATTCAGATGGATAATAATGAAATCCCATCTGTTATATACTCAATTTATAAAGATACAGATGCAAAATATGTATTGTTCACAACAAAACAGGGTTTAGTTAAAAAGACCTCTTTAGATGAATATACAAAGACTAAAAAGAAGACAGGCATTGCCGCAATTAGTTTAAGAGATGATGATGCATTAGTTAATGTTTCATTAATTAAAGATGAACCATTAATGATTCTCACCAAAAAAGGTATGTGCATTAAGTTTAATTCAAGTGAAATTACTCCAACTTCTAGAGCGACTTCTGGAGTTAAGGGTATTACACTAAATGATGGCGATGAAGTAGTTACTTCTTTGGTTGTCAGAAATGGTAATGATAACTTAGCTGTATTTACTGTTGGCGGGTTAGTTAAAAAGATCGCTCCAACAGAGTTAGTTATTCAGCGTAGAGCTGGTAAAGGCGTAACTTGTCATAAAGGTGATGATATTGCGGCGGCTGCTCTTGTTGATGACACAGACTCGGTTCTTGTAATTGGATTATCCAAATCAATCTGCATTTCAGCTAGCGATATTCCGCTTTTAGGACGCCAGGCCGCAGGTAATATTGCTATTAAAGATAGGATTCAATCAGTCTCAAAGGTGTAATATATGATCAATATTGTAAAAGTTGAACAATTTACTGGAACGGCTTTTGATAAACTATATCCTTCTCATGAAATTACAGACAACAATTTAATACTTCGAATTCCATTCTTTCCTTATCATGATAGTGATGAAGATGATAGAATGCTGTTAGAGTATTATATACCATTAAAAGAGTTAAAAGATGCATTAGAAAAGGTATAAAAATATATACCTTTTCTTTTTATAAAAAATATGTTATAATAAATATGTAAAGGAGTAACATATTATGCATAACATTAATTATACAGTATATCATTGTAGTAAATCGGAAAAGCAGATATTAAAAGATTTAAATACATGGGCATATGACCCTCAGGAGTCTAGTGGCTATCATGGCAATATGCATTTTCATCGTGATTTAGTTTTTAGGAATAGAGATGAAGCGGAAGCCGCAATTAAGAAAATGGACCGTGGTTGGTATGATGACCATGCAGTAATGTTTAAAGATGGGAGAAAGAAATTCTGGTTAGTTAAATCAGAATATCATAGTTAATTATGGAGTATGATATTTTTGTTCTTTTAGGTCTTATAGAAGATTTAAATAAGGCAAGTTATGCATATTATAATACTGATACTCCTATTATGAGTGACCAAGAGTATGATTTAAAATGCGAAATGCTCCATGATTTAGAGGAGAAAACTGGATGCATTTACTCTGGCAGTCCTAACTATTCTGTTGGAGCACCAGTATTACCAGGCTTAACGAAGGTTGATATTACACCTAAACCAATGTTGAGTTTAGACAAATGTCATGATATTGCAGAAATTAAATCTTTTATAAGAAATAAAGAAGCTCTTGCTATGATTAAACTAGACGGACTATCTGTTCGTTTAAAATATAATGAGGGTAAGTTAGTTTCTGCTAATACTAGAGGTAATGGGTATCAGGGTACTGATATTACTGAGCATGTTAAACACTTTTTAAATGTTCCACTAACAATTCCAATTTGGAGAGAATATATTGTTGATGGTGAAGCTATTATTAAATATTCAGATTTTGAATTGGTTAATAAAAATGGCGAGTTTAAAAATCCTCGTAATGCTGCGGCCGGGGCATTGAATGTTTTAGATATGTCTTTTGTAAAAAGACGTAGGCTATCATTTGTTGTTTGGGATGTCATTGAAGGTGGTTCTTATAAAATGTTATCAAAGAATCTCTACGAAGCAAATAGTATTGGGTTTGAAGTTGTTAAATATCATGCTATTTCTTCTACAACAACAATTGATGATTTGAGTAATATTAACAATGCTCTTTTGAGTTATGATAATTATCCATGTGATGGTATTGTTTGGAAATATGACGATATTGAATATGGTAAATCATTAGGTGCAACAAGTCATCATTTTAAAAATGGTATTGCTTGGAAGCCAGAAGTCGAAGTTGTAGATTCTGAATTACAGAATATTGATTGGACTATGGGTAGAACTGGGGTATTAACTCCTGTTGCAGTATTCACTCCAGTAGAACTAGATGGTTCTATTGTTGAGAGAGCGAGTTTGCATAACTTAAGTGTTATGGAAAATGTTCTAAAAAATCCAGTAGTTGGGCAAAACGTAAGGATTTTTAAGGCTAATTTAATTATTCCTCAGATTTTAGAAGCTGATACTGCGGCCGAGGGTGAACCGATCGGTATCCCCCAGGTTTGTCCGATCTGTGAAGCACCAACCGCAATCTCCACATCCGCAGATGGTGTAAAAACATTAATTTGCACTAATCCAAATTGCGATGGTAAATTAATTAATCAATTAGACCATTTCTGCGGTAAAAAAGGATTAGATATTAAAGGTCTTTCAAAAGCAACTTTAGAAAAGTTAATTGACAATGAATGGATTTCTACTCCGTATGATATTTACAAGTTAAAAGACCACAAAGTCGCCTGGGCACATATGCCTGGTTTTGGTGAAAAGTCAGTAGCCAATATCTTAAATGCGATTGAAGAATCTCGCAAATGTTCATTACCAAATTTTATTTCTGCTATTGGTATTCCATTAATTGGTTTAAATGTTGCTAAAGAAATTTGTAAACATATTAAAACCTACGCAGAATTATTAACATTAGTTGATAATCAATTTGATTTTTCGCAATGGGATGGTTTCGGACCTGAAAAATCCAGTAGTTTATTAGAATATGATTATGATAGATATGCTACTAAATTATATTATGATTTTATGAATGTAGAAGATGTCCCAGAAGTGAGTAATACTGATTTAACTCTTGATGGCATTACAGTTTGCGTTACAGGCAAGTTGACCGAGTTTAAGAATAGAAGTGAATTACAGGCTGCGATTGAGGCTCAAGGTGGCCATGTATCTGGCTCTGTAAGTTCGAAAACAAACTATTTAATCAATAACGATACTACCTCTTCCTCTTCTAAAAATTTGACTGCGAAAAAGCTCGGTATTCCGATCGTTTCGGAAAAAGAGTTTATTGAAAAATTTTTGACACCTATAAAAAAATAATGTATAATATAAATGTAAAAATTAAGGAGCAGATATGGCAAGCATAGCAGATAAACAACATATAGCGGAAATGATCGCCAACCTAGAAAAAGGTATGCAAAACGGTGACAGCGATTACGAAACTTTTGCTACTGCTATCACCGCGATAATTGCCGAATATCAGCTAACTTTGTGGGATTTAGAAGAAATTGACACTATTGTCCAAGATATACTCGGCTAATTTCTCATATAGGTTGATTTAGATAAAAAATTTGTGCTATAATTTTTACAGAGATATATTAATAAAGGAGAAAATTTAACATGATGAAAGAAAATTCAAGAAAAGTATTTGACTATTTAAAGGCACACAATGGTGAAGATTTAACTGCTGCTGATGTTGCAGCTGCTCTGGGACTTGAGAAGCGTTCCGTTGATGGTATCTTCACTAGTGCAATTCAGAGAAAGGGTCTCGGCGTTCGTACACCGGCTGAAGTCGAATTAGATGACGGTTCTCATAAGGCTATTAAGTTACTGAGCTTAACAGCTGAAGGTATGGCATTTGACCCAGATGCTGAAGAAGCTGAATAATTATAAATAAATAAATAAAAACAAGGGGTAGGCGGGGTAGAGACCTACCCCTATTTATTAGGAACAGATTATGCAATATATTTGAATAGGTATTATTGCTGCATTAGTTTTATTAGTAATATATCTTATTCCAAAGCATAAGCAAGATATTGAACAAGTTAAAATTAATGGGCAATTAAAACAAGAATGAAATAAATTGACTGCGGATATCGCTTCTGCGGAGACTGAAAATCGAGCATTAGAACGTCAAAAGGTCTCACTTAATGAAGACATTAAGCAAATTAGTTCGCAAGCAACAGTGGCGGCTAATGAAATATATAAAAAATCTTATGATTTAATGCAAGAACGGATGTCTCAGGCTGCTGAAATTGCGGGAGCAAAATATCAAAAAGCCGAAGAAGAATATAAGAAACAGTATTTAAAATTAGTTGAAGAAAATGCTGCTGAATTGGCTAAATTAATTGGTAAAATTACCCTTAAACAAGAAGAACTTGCTGACTTAAAAAGCAAGCAGGCCGCAGCCATTGAAGCGGATAAACGCAGAATTTTAGAAGAAAATCAAAAAGATTTTTATAAAATTAAAATTTCAGAAGATGAGTTATGAGATATTAAGTGTTTAAAAGAAGTTGTAAAAGAGTTAAAATGTGACCCATTACCGGTTAATAAAGTTATATGGGAAGTATATTATAAAAAACCAACTATGGATTTACTTGGTAGGTTAACTCCTACTGGAAAAACATATTGTGGCATTTATAAGATTACTAATATCCATTCAGGACAGTGTTATATTGGACAGTCTGTTGATATTAGAAATAGATTTAGAGACCATATAAAAGCTGGTCTTGGAATTGGGTCTTGAAATAATAGATTTTACACTGAAATGAAAACACTTGGTCCAGAAAATTTTATGTATGAAATTTTAGAAGAATGTTCTCGAAATAAATTAAATGAAAGAGAACGTTATTGGATTGATTTTTATGATAGTACCGCTTGAGGATTTAATAGCACTCAAGGCAACAAGGATGGAGAATTAAATGGTTAAAATTATAGGTCCAGCTGGGTCTGGAAAAACTAAAAAAATTATGGAATTATGTGAAAAAGATAAAGCAATTTTTGTTTGTAAAAATCCAGAAGCTATGCAAGTAAAAGCATATGCCTATGGATATTCAATACAAATAATTTCATATAATGATTTTTTACAAACATCTGATTACAATAATAATAATGCTTATTTTGATGATATAGATGAATTTTTAGAAGTTATTGGATGTAAATGCCTTGGATTCGGCGGTACAATATAAAGGAGAAAATATATGATGAAAGTATATTTAGCTGGTAGTATTTTCTATGAAGGAGATTATTATAGAAATACTATCTGGGCAGATAGGATAAGAAAAGTCTTTCCTGGTATTGATTTATACTCACCTATCGAAAATACAGAAATTAATGGAATCGAAGGAAAAAAGAAATTTGCTGGCTCAAAATTAATTGCTGATGGAGACAACGCTCGTCTTGATAATACAGATGTATTAATTGCGTGCATTGATGGTGATGTATTACCTAGTGGGACATGTGCTGAAATCGGTGTTATGAGAGAAAAAATCCGCAGAGGAGACCATAAATATATTATTGGTATTTGCACCGATAATAGAGAATGTTCTCGCACACATAGTGAAGCTAAAGATATGGGTGCGGCCGCAGATATTTGTGAACAGCAATATTCTTATCAAAATTTATATGTTGTGGGATGTATTAAAGAATCAGGAATTTTAGTGAATAATATTGGAGATGTTATTGAATATATGAAAAAAATTGCTCCAGAGTTTAACCAGGAGGTAGCAAATCTTGGCTGTGAATAAAGTTGAGCGTTTTCGAGAAATAGCAACATCAATGGCAGATCTTTATGAAAAGAAAAATGCCAACTATGGAGATAGCTTTGGGGTATTATATCATACTCTTGGGCCAATTTCTGGTTTAGTCCCTCTTCATAATAAGTTAAGTAGAGCTACAAATCTTATTAAAGGAGGACATAATGATTTTGAATCCTTAGAAGATACTTTTAAAGATTTAGCAAGTTATGCTATTATGAATTTAATTGAGTTTGAAATATATAAGGAGGAAGATAATGAATAATTTAATTTATAATATTCACGACACTCCCCGGACATTTAAAGAATTATTTCTTTATGCCCTTCAACAGCTATTGGCAGTTTTTGTGGCAACAGTATTAATTGCCAATATCTGCGGGACACCAGTTAGTTCTTGTTTATTTGGAGCCTGCTGTGGCACATTATTATATCAATTAATCACCAGGTTCTCAAGTCCAATGTTTATTTCCAGTAGTGGGGCTACCTGTAGTGCTGTTATAGGAGCACTTGCGATTGGCGGTTATACTGCGGTTGCGGTTGGTGGTATTGTTATTGCATTAATTTATTTATTATTTGGTTTACTTGTTAAAGCCAAAGGGGTAAATGCAATTAATAAAATCTTTCCTCCAGCAATTATTGGAGCAGTTACTATTGTAATTGGAGCCAATTTAGCAACTTTTATTCCCACATATGTTTCAGTAGAGGGAGAACACAGTAATATCGGAATTATCGTAGCATTACTTACAATGTTAGTAATTGCGATTAGTTCTCATTATTGTAAAGGATTCTTAAAGACTATCCCATTCTTAATTGGACTACTGTTCGGATATATCGTGTGCATTTTATTAACAATCTTTGGCTATAAAATGATTGATTTTTCGGTTTTTAGTAGAATATCAATATTAAGTTTGCCAGATTTCACCTTTTTGACATGGGATATAAAATCCTTAAATCTCTCCGTTGTTATTCAGACAATTGTGTTATTTGCTCCAGTCGCAATCTGTGCTATGTTAGAGCATATTAGCGATCATAAAGTATTATCAAATATTATTGGAACAGATTTAACGAAGACTCCTGGTTTAGATAAAACATTAATTGGTGATGGCACAGCATCTCTTTTAGGAACTATATTATGTGGATTACCGAATACTTCTTATGGAGAATCTATTGCCACAACTGGTTTTAGCCGAGTGGCTTCAGTTCGCGTAATTACCGTTGCGGCTTTATTGTTGGGTAGTCTTAGTTTTATCACTCCAGTTCAAGCATTTATTAATAGTATTCCAAGCTGTGTCTTTGGAGGATGCAGTATGATACTTTATGGTTTTATTATAAAAAGTGGTTTATCCACTTTACATTCTGTGGATATTAATGATTCTAAAAATACGTTAATTATTTGTGCGGTATTAACGATTGGTATTAGTGGAATATGGTTTTTATCCAATTCTTTCAGCGGTACAGCACTCTCTATGGTAGTTGGCGTATTATTAAACTTAATTTTAAAAGAGAAGGAAGATAAGTAAATGTTAGAAAAATTATTTCATTTAAAAGACAATAATACTACAGTTTCTCGTGAAGTTCTTGCTGGTTTAACCACCTTTGCCGCAATGGCGTATATTATCGTAGTCAATCCGGCAACTCTTACAGGATTTGGGGCACCAGGTGCGATGTTCATCGCCACGATTCTTGCTTCTGCAATTAGCACATTGTTGCTTGGCTTAATCGCTAATATTCCATATGCTGCTGCTCCTGGTTTAGGACTTAATAATACTGCTGCTAACATTCTGGCTGGTTATACTGCATATCTTGTTGGTTTAAGTCCAGAAGGTATTATCGCAGTTGTCTTACTGTCTGGTATTATTAATGTTATTATTACCGTCACGAATATTCGTAAATATATTATCACGGCTATTCCAAAGACATTACAGAACGCAATTGGTGCTGGTATTGGTATGTTTATTGCTTTTATTGCATTATGCAATATTGGATTGGTTCATTTCAATTTCGGTATTCCAGCAATTAATACTGCTATTTCTTGGCAGGTATTAGTTGTATTCTTAATCGGTTTAGGATTAACAATTTTCTTACTTTTAAAGAATGTAACTGGTGCAATTTTGATCGGTATTATTATTGCGGCAGCAGTAGGAGTTCCGCTTGGAGTTACAAATTTCTCTACGAGTTATAGCGTAGGTGAAGCTTGGGGTGCATATATGCAATGGTTTGGTACGCCAATTACAAAAGGCTTACCAGAAGTGTTCAGTAATATTAAAAATCTTATTCCTACATTAATTGGTATTCTTTCATTCTCACTATCTGATTTATTTGATACTATTGGCACATTTATTGGCACCGGTAAGGTCAGTGGTATTTTCTCTGAAGAGGATTTGAATAATATGGAGCAAACTAAGGGCATGGCTTCTAAAATGGATCGTGCGCTGTTTGCTGATGCGATCGCTACACCTATCGGCGCAGTGATCGGCACCTCGTCTACTACAACATATGTCGAATCCGCAGCCGGTATCGGAGCCGGCGGCCGCACAGGTTTAGTTTCTGTAATCGTAGCAATTTGCTTCTTACTTAGCATGCCTTTCGCAGGTTTTGTTAGCGGTATTCCGTCCGCAGCAACCGCCCCGGCACTTATTGTAGTAGCTGTCATGATGATGGCACCTCTTAAAGAGATTGAATGGGATAACCTTGAAGAAGCTATTCCAGCAACATTTGCGAGCGTTCCAATGGCTCTCACATACGGTATTACAAATGGTATTATGCTTGGCTTCTGGTCTTATACATTTGTAAAATTATGTAAAGGTAAAATTAAAGAGGTTCATCCTATTATTCTAGTAAGTGATCTCTTGTTCATCTTAAATTATATTCTGTAAAAACCTAGGGTGGAGGTCAACTCCACCCTTATGGTTTATTTGTTGCTAATTATTAAAAAATTTGTTATAATAATAATACAGGAATTGAAAGGATATTTTTATGAAAGAAGAGTTCTTAAAATTTATTGAAAGTTTAATGAATCATGATGAAAAGTTTACAAAAACGATTATGACAGATAATGTAGAAGCATATCTTGAGATTCTGAAAAACGAAGTTGTAGAAAAACCTGAAATCACCGATAATGGTAAAGTTATTCTGAAATATATGCAGGATAATAATATAAAAATGGCGAAAGCAAAAGACATCGCAGAAGGTTTGTTTATGTCGTCAAGAGCAGTATCTGGAACATTAAGAAAACTTGTGAATGATGGTTTTGTTGAGAAGATTGGTAAAGATCCAATTGTTTATGCTATTAGTGAAAAAGGTAGAAATTATAGTATTGATTAAGGAGAAATGTTATGAAGAAAAGAATGATTAACACAACACATTTAGAAGGGGTTTTATACCAGCACAGTCTTGAATTAAAGGTATCTGGACCGAATTCTAAAAAGCCGGGTACTGAATTCATTAGTGGAAATATTGAAATTGCAACAAATGATGCAAAAACCAATATTGTTCCAGTTCATTTTACTTATGTAACAGCAACAACTGCTCAGGGTAAGGAAAATGCAACATTTACGACTTTAAAGTCAATTATTGATAAGAAAATTGGTTGTTATACAGATCCAGATGTTAAGGATAATGCGGCCAAATTGAGAGTTGATTCTGCGATTGGTTTGAATGAATTCTATTCTGATAGAAACGGAGCAGAAGAACTTGTTTCTGTTAAGAGAAATGAGGGTGGATTTGTTCATGTCGTAAATTCAATTAGTGAAAATGAAAAACAGAGAAGTACTTTTGAAACTGATATTGTTATCGTTGGTGTTTCTGAAAGAGATGCAGTTGAAGATGATCATGGAAATGTAACATCTCCAGCAAAGGCGATTATTAATGGCAGAATTTTCAATTTTAGAAATGATATGATGCCGGTTGAGTTCTCTGCAATTAATCCGAATGCGATTAGTTATTTTGTTGGACTTGAAGCATCTCCGAAGAATCCGGTATTCACAAAGGTTAGAGGCCAGATCGTTTCTGAGCAGATTACAAGATATATTCATGAAGAATCTGCATTTGGTGAAGATTCTGTTAGAGAAGTTCAGAGTTCCAATAGAGATTATGTAATTACTTGGGCAGCTTCTGAACCGTATGAATTTGGATTAGAAGAAACAATTACATTTGAAGATTTGAAGGCTGCAGCTCAGGCAAGAGAAAATAGTCTGGCTGAGATTAAGCAGAGATCTGATGAGTATAAGGCAAGTCGTGCGGCGGGGCCTAATGCGATCAGTTCAACCAGCACCGCAAGCACACCGAAGACAGCAGAATTTAATTTCTAATAGGAGGCAAATATGGCTATAAATCTTCTCGCTATTGAGCCTCATAAAGTATCAAGAGATTTATCTGGTTATATTACATATGTATATGGAGTACCGAAGGTAGGTAAAACTACCTTTGGTAGCCAGTTTCCAGGTGCATTAATTCTTGCTTTTGAAAGAGGTTATAATGCATTACCTGGAGTTATTGCTCAAGATATTACTACTTGGGGTGAATTTAAGCAGGTATTACGTGAACTTAAGAAACCAGAAGTTCAGAAAGTATATAAGTCAATTATTGTTGATACAGTAGATGTTGCTGCTTCACTTTGTGAAAAATATATTTGTAGTCAGTTGGGTATTGAAAACATTGGCGATGGAGGCTGGTCTACAAATGGTTGGTCTAAATATAAGAAAGAGTTTGAGGATTCTTTCCGTATCATCACCCAACTTGGATATGCTGTATGTTTTATTTCCCACTCTGCGGATAAGACATTTAAACGCAAAGATGGCACTGAATATAATCAAATGATTCCAACCGCCCAGCGTTCTGTTAATGAAATTGTTAAAGGCATGGCTGATATTTATGCTTGTGCAGATATCGTAAATGGTGAACGTAAATTAATTCTTCGTTCATTAGATGGTTCTGTTGATACAGGTTGTAGATTTAAATATATTGAACCTGAAATTCCATTTACTTATGACGCCTTAGTTGAAGCATTAAATAAAGCAATTGATAAGGAAGCTGCTGAAACCAACAATAAGTTTGTTACAAACGATCGTGTGGCTGATGTAATTGCACCGACTTATGATTATGATGCATTAATGAGTGAGTTCCAGACAATTACAGGAGCTATCATGCAAAAGAATCCATCTGCAGGGACAAAGATTGTTGAAATTGTAGATAAATACTTAGGTAAAGGTAAAAAGGTTTCTGAAACAACTAGAGATCAGGCCGAATTTGTCTATCTTATTGTTGATGAAATTAAAAACACTTTAATGAAGTAATAATAGAGAGTCAGCTCCTCCTCAAAGAGGAGTTGACTTTTTTATTTTATTATGTTATAATAATAGTAAGGAGGACTCTATGCCGAAACATATGGTTAAATGCCCCGGATGCGGGTTGACGTTTGATGCTAGTATTGAGGAATATATTATCAAAAGCCGCAGATATTGGCATAAGGCTTGTTTTGAAAAAGCAGAACAAGAAAAAACTCAAGAAGAACGAGATTTAGAGGCCCTTTTTGAATACTGTAAAAATTTATTTGGTAAAACTTATAATTACGTCACAACTAAGAAATTAATTGAGAAATACCATACTGAATATGAATATACTTACAGTGGTATTTTAAGAGCATTAAAATATTGGTATGAAATTAAGCATAACCCAATAGATAAATCAAATGGTTCTATTGGTATAGTCCCGCATATTTATAATGATGCGTATAACTATTATTATTCTATATGGTTAGCTAATCAAAATAATGCACCTAAGATTTTAGAGCGTTATGAACCAAAAGTTATTGAAATTACGATACCTGAGCCCGTTCGGAAAACGCGACGCCGCAAATTATTTTCTTTTTTAGATTTAGATCAAGGAGATTCTGATGAGCAGTAAATATGTAGATCAAATTGCAATAGTTCAAGTAATTGGTAGTGTATTTATAAAACCAGAACTACTTGATGAGACTGATAAATATACTATTACTGAAGAAGATTTTGTTACAGATTTTCATAAAGTTGTTTTTGGAGCAATTTATAAAATATACGAATTAGGTGCTGAAAAAATCTCAATTGAAAGTATTTGCGATTTTTTAGCAAATAAGCCGAAAAGTCAAGCTGTTTTTGAAACAAACAAAGGTGAAGAATGGTTAAAAAGTGTTGCTGAAAAAGCCATCCCATCAGCATTTGACTTTTATTATAACAAAATGAAGAAAATGACTCTTTTAAGAGCATATGATTCATATGGAATTGATGTTAGGTTTATTTATGATCCAGATGAATTAGATACGAAGAAATTACAGTTACAAGAGGATCAATTAGATAATTTAACTTTAACTCAAATTGCAGATAAGGTTGATGCTATTGTTGATAGTATTCGATTAGATTGCGTAAGTGATACTTTTGGAAATACACATCAAGCTGGTGAGGGTATTGATGCTTTAATTGATCGATTAATGATGTATCCAGAAGTAGGTTCACCTTTATATGGAAAATTTATCAATAGAGTTACTCGTGGTGCGAGATTAAAGAAGTTTTATTTGCGGTCTGCGCCTACGGGTGTTGGCAAGTCCAGATCTATGATCGCCGATTGTTGCTATATTGGGGCAGATATGATTTATGATGATATGTTAGGTTGGATTGGTAATGGTATTGCTGAACCATGTTTATACATTTCAACTGAGCAGGAATTAGAAGAAATTCAGACAATGATGTTAGCTTTTTTATCTTCAGTTAATGAAGAACATATCATTAATAATCAGTATGAAGGCGATGAAGTCGATCGGGTTCGCAAGGCCGCAGAAATTTTGAAACAATCTCCAATTTATGTAGAAGAGTTACCAGATTTCTCTTTGCAAGATGTTGAAGATCGTATTAAAAAAGGTATTCGTGAACATCAAGTAAAATATGTATTCCATGATTATATTCATACTTCAATGAAGATTTTGGAAGAAGTTACAAGACGTTCTGGTGGAGTTAGATTAAGAGAAGATAACGTATTATTTATGTTATCTATTAGATTAAAAGATATTTGCAATAAATATGGAATTTTTATTGAATCAGCAACACAGTTAAATGCTGATTATCAGGAATCAGAGACCCCGGATCAAAACTTATTGAGAGGCGCAAAGGCGATTGCTGATAAAATTGACTATGGCAGTATCTTATTGCCAGTAACTCAAAAAGATTTAGATTCTTTAGATAATTTATTGAAACAAAATATATTTGATAAACCTAATTTAAAATTATCTATTTATAAGAACCGTAGAGGTCAATACAAAGGTATTTATCTTTGGTGTAAAGCAGATTTAGGAACTTGTAGAATCAATCCTATGTTTGCCACAGACTGGAGATATCAGTTAATTGAGATGGATGATTTCGAAATTAAAGTAGAACCAGGAGCATTTAATAATGATTAATTACGACAAGCAAGAGGTCAGAGACCAAATAACAACAAGCGATATTTTTGACCTCCTGCTTGAGTGGGGAGGTAATCCTCAATATACTGGATTTGGTATTATTGCAGAGACGATAGACCATAATCCGCCTGGAGTCGGCAGCCGCAAGCTCTATTTTTACGAAAATAGTGGATTATTTAAATCTTATACTGCTGGCGATGATTCATTTGATATTTTTGAATTATGTATTAAAGTCTACGCAATTCAAAAACAACAAGAGTTAAACCTTAACGATGCGATTAGATTAATTGCTTTCAGATTGGGTATTTCAGGTTCATTTATTATTGAAGGTGAAAAGACTGAACTTGAAGATTGGGCTATATTTAGCAATTATGATCGCATTCAACAGGTTGAAGTTAAGACTTATGATGTAAAACTTAAACCATATGATAAAAATATTCTATCAGTGTTTAATTATGATGTTAAACTTGAACCATGGTTAAATGAAGGTATTTCTCAAGAGGTTTTAGATTTTAATAAAATAGGTTATTTTCCAGGAGGTAATCAGATTACTATTCCGCACTTTGATAAAGACAGTAGACTCGTTGGAGTTAGAGGTAGAACTTTAAGTAGAGAAGATGCGGAGCTTTATGGCAAATATAGACCGTTAATTATTAATGGAATGTTATATAATCATCCTCTTGGTATGAACTTATATAATTTTAACAATGCTAAAAAGGCAATTGCGGCGTCCGGTCGTGCAGTGATATTTGAAGGGGAGAAATCATGTCTTAAATACCAGACTTATTTCGGTCATGATAATGATATCTCTGTTGCATGTTGCGGTAGCAATGTTTCCGCATATCAAATTAATTTATTAATTGAAGCTGGCGTTAGGGAAATCGTAATCGCTCTTGATAGGCAGTTTCAAGATATTGGCGATGATGAGTTTAAAAAACTTAAACGTAATTTATTAAAAATTTATTCTAAGTATAACAATTATGTTAAGATTAGTTTTATATTTGATAAAAAAATGATAACAGGATATAAAGATAGTCCAATAGATAGAGGTAAAGAGATTTTCTTAAAATTATTTAATGAAAGGATAGTGTTGTAATGCAATATAAGGTAATAGATAGTGAAAATACACAAGGTTCAGCCTTGTTTCGAATATTAAAAAATAGGGGTATTGATGACCCCATTCATTATTTGAACACAACAGATAATGATATTATTGATCCGGCCACGATACGCAACATGCCGGAGGCCGCAAAATGTCTAATTAAGCATATCAGTTCTGAGCATGATATTTTTGTTAATGTAGATGCGGACTGCGATGGTTATACCAGCTCTGCTTTCTTTATTAACTGGATGTATCGCAAGTTCCCTGGATTTACAGTTAACCATGTAAAATGGGGTTTACATCAAGATAAGGGTCACGGTTTATTGATGGATCAAATCAGTGCCGCTCAGCCGCAATTAGTAGTTTGCCCAGATGCAGGCAGTAATGAATATGAATATCATAAGAAGTTAAAAGATGATGGTATAGATCTTATTATTATCGATCACCATAATACTGATTATTATTCAGAAGATGCTATCGTAATAAATAACCAATTAGATTCTGGTTATCCTACTAAGAGTTTAAGTGGCGTTGGTATGGTGTATAAGTTTTGTTCTTATATTGATAATCTTAAAGGCGATACAGATGCTAATGATTTGTTAGATATTGCTGCTCTTGGTATTATTGCTGATGTTATGGAGCTTAAAGATTATGAAACAAGACGCATTGTTAATAAAGGTTTAGCTAATATCGAAAATCCTTTCATTAAAGCTATGGTTGCTAAAAATGAGTATTCATTAAAAGGCAGATTAACTGCTACTGGTGTTGCTTGGTATATTGCACCAGCAGTTAATGCGGTAACACGAGTTGGCACTAATGTTGAAAAACAATGTTTATTTGAATCATTTTTAGATCATCGTGCTTATACTTTAGTTCCATCCACTAAAAGAGGTCATAAAGTTGGAGATACTGAAACTATAGTTGAGCAATCTTGTCGTATTTGTAATAATGTAAAAAATCGTCAAAACAAATTAAGAGATGCTCTTGCAGAAGATATTGATTTCCAAATCAAATCACAGCATTTATTAGATAATAAGATTTTATTTATTAAATTAGAAGAACCAACAGAAGATAGTAAGTCAATTACAGGCTTAGTAGCAAATAAGTTAATGTCTACTTATGGACATCCAGTTATGTTATTAAATAAGACTTTTGATGATGTGACTGGCGAATTAACTTGGGCAGGTTCTGGTCGGAATAACCCATCAATGGGCGTTGAGTCTTTACAACATTTAGCTTTAGATAGTGGTTATTTCACACTTGCACAAGGTCATGATAATGCACTTGGACTTGCGATTCCTGATTCTAATGTAGATTTATTTTTAAGTTATAGTAATGGCTTATTAAAAGACTATGATTTCTCTCCAGTATATAATGTAGATATTGAATATCTACCAAATAAAATTGATATTGCTGATATTTTGGAGATTGCGGATGCGGATTATGTTTGGGGCCAAGGTGTTGATGAGCCATTAATCGCATTTAAAAATGTTTCAGTAACTAAAAATAATATTAAATTATTTGGCACTACTTTAAAAATTAACCTACTAGACAATTTATCAATAGTTAAGTTTAAGAGTTCTCAAGATGAGTTTGATAATTTATATCCTGGTGAAGGATGCACTATATTAGATATTGTTGGTAGATGCGTGCGTAATACTGGTTGGGATAATGGGCCTGAGATTATTATTGAAGATTATAATATTGTTAGAAAGCAAGCTTATTACTTCTAATAAGCAGTGGCCGGCCGGTGCCAAATGTGCGCACCGTAGCCGCAATTAAAAAATCCTTTGGAAAATTTTGGAGGTAAATATGGAAAATCAAACAACAACAACTGGGACTTCTACCTCATATACATTAAATTATAATCCTACTTGTAAATATTATTTGCCATGTGGTAAATGTGATAAAACTGGAGAGATGTGCCTCTATTATTATTGGCGTCCGGCCAATCCGGGTATTACTCCACAATATCCTTGGTGGTGGTATCAAGTCACATGCGATAGTAGCGAAAAAACTGGAGAGTAATCTCCTTTTTTTGTTCTTTTTGATAAAATATGTTATAATATATATAAGAGGTGAACTATGGAAGATATTATTTTAACAGAGAAACAACAAGAAGCTCTTGAACTAGCGGTTCAGAGATACAATCAGCATAAACCATATACTTGTATTAGTGGTTATGCGGGTTCTGGTAAATCTACGCTAGTTAGTTTTATTATACAAGCTTTAAATCTTCCTCCTTATGATGTTTGTTTTATCTCTTATACTGGCAAAGCAGCTTTAGTTCTTCAAGAGAAGGGCAATTTAAATTCTATGACGGCACATCGGTTATTATATCAATCTTATCCTCGTAGGGATGGGACATTTTTCCATATGCCTCGACGTCCATTAGAATATCCATATAAATTAATTGTAGTTGATGAAGTTTCAATGCTTCCAAAAGATATGTGGGACTTGTTGTTAAGCCATCACATCCATGTAATTGCACTCGGTGACCCTGGGCAGCTACCACCTCTGAATGAACCGAATGGTGTGCTCGACCATCCGCACGTATTCCTAGATGAAATTATGCGTCAAGCCCAAGAGTCAGAGATTATTAGAATATCTATGGATATTCGTGAGGGTAAGTCATTACATAAGTTTAAAGGATCTGAAGTTCAAATCATTGACCCATATGAAGTTACTAGTGGTATGTTACAATGGGCAGACCAAATTATTGTTGCAAAAAACTCTACAAGACATTTCTATAATGACTTAATGAGAACTTATATATTTGGTGACCATAGTGATGAACCTATGGAGGGTGATAAAGTTATTTGTTTGCGTAATGACTGGGATACTATTACCCCTCTTGGAGATGTATTAGTAAATGGCCTTACTGGCTATTTAGAGAATATTGTATATACAGATAATAATAGGATAAATGTTGTGCCTAAAAAGTACATAAAAACTTTTATGTCAGCAGACTTCTTGCCAGATCACTATGCACCAGAATCTGATGCTATTATATATGGTGATGGAGTATTTACTGATTTAAATTTAGATTATAAATTATTTACAACGCATGAACCAACAGTAACTAAAGAGAATTTTAGACGTATCCCGCAAGTGCTGCAGCCGCATCAGTTCGACTATGGATATGCGATTACAGCACATAAGAGTCAGGGTTCTGAATGGGATAAAGTCCTAGTCTTTGAAGAGGATTTTCCTTGGGGTGAAGACCACAAACGTTGGTTATATACGGCAGTAACAAGAGCTCGTCAAAAATTAGTTATTGTGCGCCGCCAGCCTTAACCGATCGGTTTAATCGGGGGCCGCACGCGCCTTTGACTTTCAAAATTAAATATGTTATAATAAATATATAGATAGGGGGATGATATGATGGTTCCAAGATTCGAAGTTCATTCACATAGTATGTATTCGAACATTCGTTTACTTGATTGTATTAATAAACCCAAAGATTTGATTAACCGAGCGATTGAACTCGGTCTTTCTGGCATTGCGTTGACAGATCATGAATGTCTTTCAGCAGCACCGGAAATTAATTTATACGCACAGGAGATTCAAAAATCTAAACCAGATTTTAAGGTAGCGATTGGTAATGAGATTTATCTTACAGCAGATCGGGAGCGTAATCAAAAGTATTATCATTTTATTTTAATTAGTAAAGATAAAATTGGTTGGAGAATGTTACGTGAGTTATCTTCAAATTCTTGGATGCAAAGTTATATGGATCGTGGTTTGGAACGAGTTCCAACTTTGTATTCAGAGTTAGAGGATATTATTAAAAAATATGGTAAGGGTCATTTAATTGCGACTTCGGCGTGTATTGGTGGTGAATTGTCATCAACAATTTTAGAGTTAGTCAAAGCGGAATCAGCATCTCAACCAGTTTATGATATTAAAATGCATATTCATCGTTTCATGACGTATTGTATTAATTTGTTTGGTGATGATTTTTATTGTGAAATTGCACCAGGCATGTCAGCGGAGCAGGTTGCAGTTAATAAAAGAATGATTTCGATTGCGAGAGCATATGATCGTAAAATTGTTGTTGGGACAGATGCACATTATCTTAAAAAAGAAGATAGATATGTTCATAAAGCATATTTGAACTCAAAAGGTGGAGAACGTGAAGTTGATTCATTCTATGAGTATGCATATCTGCAACCAGAAGAGGATATTAGAAAACATTTATCCGAAGAGTTTGATTATGATTATTTATGTGCGAACTCGATGGATATTTATAATAAAATTGAGAATTATACAATTCAACATAAACAGCAGATTCCGAGAGTTCATGTTGAAACAGCCCCTCCATATGAGGATAATTCATTAAATAAATTCCCAATTCTCAAAAGTATGAGAATGTCAAATGATGTTTATGAGAGATATTGGGTTAATGAGTGTTTAAAGAAGTTAAAAGAATTAGATAAAGATAATGATACATATCTTTCTCGATTAGAGGAAGAAGCTGATATTAAAAGAGTTATTGGTGAAAAACTTGAGACAAATATGTTTTGTTATCCAGTAACTTTACAGCATTATATTAATATGTTCTGGGAATGTGGAAGTATGGTTGGTGCAGGACGTGGTTCATCATGTTCTGGATTAAATCATTATTTATTAGGTGTAACGCAGCTTGACCCGATTAAGTGGAATTTGCCATTCTTTAGATATTTGAATAAAGAACGTATTGAATTAGGTGATATTGATTTGGATTTATGTCCATCAAAACGTCCGATTATTATTGAAAAGATTAAAGAAGAACGTGGTAAAAATTTTGATAAAAGTGTATCAGAATTAGCAAGAGAGAATTTAGGTTGCACATTAATTGCGACTTTTGGAACTGAATCGACAAAAAGTGCGATTTTAACAGCATGTAGAGGTTATCGAAGTGATGAGTTCCCAGATGGCATTGACGTTGATGAAGCACAGTATATGTCATCATTAATTCCATCTGAACGTGGTTTCTTATGGACATTAGAAGATACTGTGTATGGGAATCCAGATAAAGATCGTAATCCGGTTCAGCAGTTTGTCATGGAAGTAAATAATTATCCTGGATTATTAGAGATTATGTTTGGTATTCAAGGGTTAATTAAACAGCGTGGTTCTCATGCATCAGGTGTAATTTTCTTCGATGAAGATCCATATGAGTATGGAGCATTTATGAAGACACCGAATGGTGAAATTATTACACAGTTTGATCTTCATATGTGTGAATCATTGGGAATGACGAAGTTTGACTTCTTAGTAACAGATGTTCAAGATAAATTAGTTGAAGCAATTCATTTGTTACAAAAGAATAATGAAATTGAACCTGATTTAAGTTTAAAAGAAGTATATGATAAGTATTTTCATCCAGAAGTGTTACCATTAGATGACCAAAAGGTGTGGAAAGCCATCGAAGAAGGGTCTGTATTAAATATTTTCCAGTTCGATTCAATGGTTGGAGCACAAGCCGCAAAGAAGATTAAACCAAAAAATATTTTGGAATTAGCCGATACAAATGGTTTAATGAGACTTATGACTGCGGAACGGGGTGCAGAAACTCCGATGGATAAATATGTTAGATATAAAAATAACATTTCATTGTGGTATGAGGAGATGCGGAAGGCTGGTTTAACAGTTGAAGAGCAAAAAACGTTAGAGCCATATTTCTTATCATCTTATGGAGTACCGCCAAGCCAAGAACAGTTAATGAGAATGTTGATGGATGATAAGATTTGTCATTTTACTCTAGGAGAAGCAAATGCGGCTCGTAAAATAGTTGGTAAAAAACAGATGAATAAGATTCCAGAACTTCGTGAAAAGATTTATAAACAAGCAAGTTCTGAAAATTTGGGCCGATATGTATGGCAATATGGCGTCGGTCCGCAGATGGGTTATTCATTTAGTATTATTCATGCGTTGGCATATTCATTTATTGGTTTCCAGACTGCATATATTGGGACTCATTTTAATCCAATCTATTGGAATACAGCATGTTTAGCGGTTAATAGTGGATCAATTGGTGGGGGTTCAACAGCTTATGGTAAGATGGCGAAAGCATTAGGTGATACCCGTGCGGCTGGTATTAAAGTAAGTTTAGTTGATATTAATAAATCTGGTTATGGTTTTGAACCAGATATTGAAAATAATCAGATACTTTTTGGATTAAAGAGTATGTTGAATGTTGGAGATGAGGTTATTGAAAATACGATTAAGTATAGACCATATAGTTCTCCAAAAGATTATATAGAAAAAGTTCATCCGAATAAACAAGCGATGATTAGTTTGATTAAAGGCGGAGCTTTCGATAATATGGAAGACCGCAAGTTTGTGATGGCTTGGTATATTTGGGAAACTTGTGATAAAAAGAAACGTATAACTTTACAAAATATGAGTGGGTTAATTGCCCATGGTTTATTGCCAGAACATAATGATAAACAGGTAATGGCTCGTCGTATTTTTGAGTTTAATAGATATTTAAAAAAGGTTTGTATTAATAGTTCAAAAACTTTATATAATTTGGATACAAGAGCATTTAATTTCTTAACAGAAGTTGGTTATGATAATTTGATTCAAAGTAATGCAACGGTGACAGTTAAAGATTGGGACAAAGTATATCAAGGATGGATGGATGTATTTAGACAGTGGATTTCTGAAAATAAAGATGAAATTTTGAGAAATTTAAATGATAGTATATTTAAAGAAGATTGGGTTAAATATGCGTCCGGGTCTTTATCCGCATGGGAGATGGAAGTATTATGTTTCTATTATCATGAACATGAGTTGGCAAAATTGGATAATAAAAAATATGGTTATGAAGATTTTTTCAGTTTACCAGAAACTCCAATAGTGTTAGAATCTTGGAAGACTCGTAACGGTCATGAAATTAGGAAGTTTAAATTACATAAGATTTGCGGAACTTGTATTGCTAAAGATAAGGTTCGTTCAACAGTAACATTATTAACAACTACTGGAGTTGTTGATGTTAAATTTGCGAAAGAATATTTCGCATTATTTGATAAGACAATATCTGCGAGAGGTGCCGATGGTGTTAAGCATAAAATTGAAGGTAGCTGGTTCAATAGAGGTAGTATGATTGTTGTTCAGGGTATTAGACAGGGCGATAATTTTACTCCGAAAAAATATAGTAATAGTCAAGGTCATCAGTTGTATAAGATCGAATCATTGTATAATGATGGTCGAGATGTGTTATTAACATCAAATCGAGCACAAGGTGAAATTGATGAGGAGGACTAATGTCCTCCTTTGGTCTGATTTGGATAAAATATTTAAGATAAAAGTTATATAATTTACGGATCGAAAAATCCTTAACATATATTAAATACTTAGGAGGAAACGATATGTTATTAATTATTAAAAGAGATGGCTCTGTCGTAGAATTTGATAAGAGCAAAATTGAGCGTGCGGTTTTAGCCGCTTTTGAAGATGTTGATGGCCAGATCTCACAGTATGCTGAGACGAAAGCCGCAAATATCGCTGAATATGTTGAAGAACAAGCAGAAGCTTCTGACCACGAATTAAATGTTGAAGAGATCCAGGATCTTGTTGAAAATGGTCTGATGTCCTGCAAGCGTAAGGATGTAGCTCGTGCTTATATTCAGTATCGTTATGAACGTAATAGAGTTCGTGAGCACAACACACAATTTATGCAAGAGGTGGCTCGTAAGTTAGATGCCAGTGATGTTCAGAATCAAAATGCAAATGTTGATGAGCATTCATTCGGCGGCCGCATGGGTGAAGCCAATCGTGCTTTAACTAAAAAATTTGCCCTTGACTATTGTATGTCAGAGATGTCCCGTAATAATCATTTAAATAATTATATTTATATTCATGATTTAGATTCTTATGCTGTTGGTATGCATAACTGTTTAACTATCCCATTTGATGATATTTTAGCTAAAGGTTTCAATACTCGTCAAACTGATGTTAGACCAGCTAATTCTGTTAACACAGCATTCCAGCTCGTAGCAGTTATTTTCCAGTTGCAGTCTTTACAGCAATTTGGTGGCGTCAGTGCGAGCCATTTAGATTGGACTATGGTCCCATATGTCAGAAAATCTTTCTATAAACATTGGAAAGATGCTATTGATTATGTTGATGATTCCTTTATGGGATTTGAAGCTAATTCTGATATGTCAATTGAAGATTATCCGCGTTGTGTTGCTTATGATTATGCTTTGAATATGACTAAACGTGAGGTGCATCAGGCTGTTGAAGGTATGTATCATAATCTAAATACACTTCAATCACGTTCTGGTAATCAGCTACCATTTACATCTATCAACTATGGAACATGCACACTTCCAGAAGGTAGAATGGTTACTGAAGAAATTCTTAACGTTTCTATTGAAGGCTTAGGTAAATTACATAAAACATCTATCTTCCCATGCGGTATCTTCCAGTGCATGAAAGGCGTTAACCGTGCACCTGGTGATCCAAACTATGATTTATTTAGATTAGCATTAAAATCTACCGCACAGAGATTATATCCAAACTATGTTAATGTTGATTGGTCTACGAATGCCGGATATGATCGTAATGATCCTAGAACCTATGTTTCAACAATGGGGTGCAGAACGTATAATGGTAGCGATATCAATGCTGAACCAGGCACAAATCCGCAAACCAAAGATGGTCGTGGCAATATTGCTCCAGTAACTATCTTACTTCCATTTCTTGCTATGAAAGCTAAAGAGTTATCTGGTGATTTATGCGATAATTTTATGAATCTTTTGGATAAAAAGATTTCTGAAGCTAAAGATATGTTAATCGAACGTTATGAATGGATTTGCAGCCAGTCTCCAGATTCTGCAAAATTCATGTATGAAAATGGCACAATGCTAGGGTATAAACCTGAAGAGGGTATCCGTTCTGCAATGAAACATGGCACTCTAGTTATTGGCCAGCTTGGTATGGCAGAGACTTTACAGATTTTAATGGGTGTCGATCAAACCGATAATGAAGGTATGATGATGGCTAAAGAAATTGAAGAATTATTCCAAAAGCGTTGTGCAGAATTTAAGAAGAAATATCATTTAAACTTTGGAGTATATTATACTCCTGCAGAAAACTTATGTTATACTGCTATGAAGAAGTTCAAAGAACAATATGGTGTTATTCCAAATGTTTCTGAAAATGAGTATTTTACAAACAGTATTCATGTTCCTGTTTGGAAGCATATGTCACCATTCGAAAAAATTGATATTGAAAGTCAATTAACGGGATACAGTAATGCTGGTTGTATTACTTATGTTGAATTAGATTCTGGTGCTAAAAACAATCTTGATGCATTGGAGCAGATTGTAAATTACGCTATGGATAAAGACATTCCATATTTCGCAATCAATGTTCCAAATGATACGTGCCTTGATTGCGGTTACACAGATGAGATGAATGACACTTGCCCAGTTTGTGGCAGCCATAATATCCAAAGACTGCGTAGAGTTACTGGCTATTTAACAGGTAATTACACAACAGCATTTAATAAAGGTAAACAGCAAGAAGTTGAAATGAGATATAAGCATTCTAACAGTCTAACAAATTGGAGAAAGTAATATGAAATATGCAGGTTTAATTCAAGATGACTTTGTTGATGGTGAAGGTGTATGCACGTCATTCTGGGTGCAGGGCTGTCCACTTCACTGCCATGGTTGTCATAACCCGCAAACTTGGGATCCAGAAGGCGGTGAACTACTTCCTGATAACTATCTAGATCTCATTGATAAAGCAATTACCGCAAATGGTTTGCTTAGAAACTTCAGTTTGCTTGGCGGTGAGCCATTTGCTTGGTATAATCGAAAACTATCTTGCAATATATTACGACATGTTAGAAATAAGTTCCCAACAATTAAGATCTTCTGTTGGACTGGATACACTTTAGACCAAATAAAAATGGTTGCGGCGATCGATAAAGAGGCACAACAGATGCTGGAGTGCATTGATATATTAATAGACGGGGCTTACCTAGAGGAACAGCGAGATGTCTCGCTTCATCTAAGGGGCAGCCGCAATCAACAAATTAGATATAAGGGGGTAGACTTCTAATGATACATTTTATAAAAACATTATTAGTTCTTATCTCTGGATATTTAGGAGTAAAACAAGAATTAAATAATAATAATGAATTAGCTAGATATTGGTTCATTGTTATGTTCTATTGGTTCTTAAATTTAATGCAAGGATTGATTTAATCTTTCCTTGCATTTTTTTTATTTTTATGTTATAATAATAATATGGATAGAGAAAATAAATATGGGATATACCCTCTCCGCCCATTTGTAGTGGAGCAAGAATTAGATCTTCCGACCGGCTCAGTCGATAACGCAGTTATCGAATATAGTCCAGATAATAATGGTGTGGTTTATATTGATATTAAAATGCCGGTTTCTGAATACGATGAACGTGTTAAGCGTATTTTATCCTTAAAAAATGCCTACGCACATCGCAAACATAAATAGAGGTAAATATGATAAAAGTACCAAATAGCAAGATATTAATGAAATTAAAATCCAACAATCAAGTTGGAGATTTGGCTTTAGTAGAAGAAACTCATACCTTATATAAATGGGATGGTGCTAACTGGGAGGTCCAAGGCCGCACTTCATTTGATGTAAGTCTATATGAGTTAAATCAAGGCATTATGACTAAGGCACCAGAATATACTCAAGACCAAATTGATGAAGCAGTTAAACTCATCAAGGATTATGTTAATCCAATAGAACATGAGTATTATATGCTGTTAAATAATGAGCGTAAATATTATACATTATTTGATGTTAGTATCCCATTAGATGCCGCAAAAGTTCCTACTATTCTTCCAAGAGTCGAGAATGAAGTTATTGAATGTCTTCAAAGCTTGGGCCAAATTAAAAGTATTGAATTATCAGACCAAGGTGCTATAGAATGCTGGGTCACTATTGGAGATAATTCTTATGTATACTATTTCTTTGAATATGATGAGGGGGTAATAAAATGCCAGTAGTCACATGTAAACTTGGTCTATTTGATTATGACCAGAGCGTTTATTTAGTCAATGATGACGGCACAAGTCGTGAAATTGGACGTGCGCCAGTTGAATCATTGCCAAATCTAATCGCAGCTACCTGCAATGAGTATAATGCCAATGAAGTTATTTTATACGGTTCTAGATATTATACTAAGCAGTTAGCTCGATTAATTAACACTAAAGGTGTTGATAAATATAATAAAAATATTGCAGTTATAGAAAGAGAGTCTATTTAAATGAAGTTTTTAGTAAGCACAACTGAAGTTTTTCGTGTTGATAGTGATGAAGAAGCTAAAAAGTTAATTGAAGAAGCTAAAGCAAGTTCTATGTTTGAGTTAGGTAAATATAGTTCTGAATACAAGGTTCGTAAGGCTAAAGGTGAAATTATTGATGAATATTATAAAGTCACCTTGGTTAAAAAGTTTAATGATGAAAAGGAACCTTCTCAGCATATTAAACCTGTTTATGAAGTAGATTATGATTTATAGGAGATAAATAATGAATAAGTTTGAAATTGTTAGTAAATATATGAGTTCTCAAGAAGCCTGCGCTGTCCGCTTACCCGTCCGGGCAACCGCCAATTCAGCAGGCTACGACTTTGCAGTGGCTAAAGATACTGTAGTCCCATCTATTTGGAATCTTATGGATGAAGCTGATGGATATTTCGCTCATAAAATTCCTTATGGATTAAAAGATCTTAAAACTTTAACAAAGAATCTTGGTTTGCGTCCGACATTAGTTCCGACCGGTGTTAAGTGCCAGCTTGATCCTGATAAGTATCTTGAGTTATCCGTCCGCAGTTCCACTCCATTAAATTACTGGATGATTCTTGCTAATGGTATTGGTATTATTGATAGCGATTATTATAATAATCCAGATAATGAAGGTGAGATTTTCTTCCAGTTTATCAACTTCTCGCCGGTTGATATTGTTCTTAGAGCTGGTGATGTCATCGGCCAGGGTATCATTAAGACATATGGTCTGGTTGATGATGACAATGCGAACGGCAGCCGCACAGGCGGTTTTGGCTCAACCTCTAATTAATAATGTCTAAACTTTTAGCCCTGGATCAAGCGAGTCGTGTATCCGGGTGATCTATCTTTATTGACGGCGAGCTTAAAGATTGAGGGCATCTTACTACCGAGCAAGAAGAGGTTGGTGAACGTTTAGTCACCATTCGCAACTTTATAATCAAAAAAGTCCAAGAGTGAGATATAGACACAATTGCCTTTGAAGATATACAACTGCAGTCCTCGGTTGGAAATAATGTGAAAACCTTCAAAGTATTAGCAAATGTATTCGGTGTAGTTCTTGAGACTGCAGTGGAGTTAAATAAAAATGTCATAGTTGTTCCTTCCTCTACTTGAAAATCAACATTACAGATCAAAGGTCGCACAAGACCAGATCAGAAACGTAATGCACAAGCATATGTTCTCCAGCAGTATCAAGTAAAGGCAACGCAAGATGAATGCGATGCTATCTGTATTGGCAGTCACGTATGTATGCGGCCGTCCGCAGGCACCACAGTTATAAATAATGAAGGCTTTGATTGGTCAGAGTAATATAAGACCATTAAAGCCTTTTTTATAACTATTGATACGAGAGGGGGTTTCTGTATTATGAATATTTCAGCAGATGCAATTTTAAGCTACGTTTTAGTGGCTTTTGGAGGCTTTTTAGTCAAATATATTTGAGATACACTTGTTAAGCAGCATAATGAAAAAGAGAGTAAAGCTGAAAAGTATGATCAACAAGCCTTACACGACCATGTTGAATCTATTGTTAGAGAAATGTGCCAAGACTTTAAAAATAGTGTTGAAAAAACTTTTAATGATTTTAAGAATGAGACTAGCAGTGAGTTTAAACGTTATCGTGATATGTATTGGGAAGCGGTTGATGATTTAAAAGCTGTTGAAGAAGATTTCAAAGTTTTAAAAGAACAAGATATTCAATTCTATAAATTTCAATTAATCAATGCTTGTAAGGCCTATATCGCACAAGGTTGGATGACTCAATATCAATTCGATACATTAAGTGATTTACATCATATCTATAATAAATTAGGTGGTAATGCTCAAGGTGATTCTTATTATGAAAGAGCTATTAGATTACCAATAGTCAAGGAAGATGAACAACATCAGGTAGATCGCACATTTGATGAAGTTCTGGTTTCTGCAGAAGATATGAAAGATTTACACCATGAAAATAAAAAATAGGGAGAGTATTTAATTATACTCTCCCTATTTTTTTTTATATATTTTTCGACTTAATTCGCCGATTACTTCCTTGGCAGGGGTGCCCCGATTCGAACGGGGATTGGCGGGTTTGCTTGCCACTATAATTTTCATTACCATTACTGTTTGTGGTCTGGACTATATCTTCAGCTGATCTAGCTGGGCAATTATCTAGTCTCTACGGGCCTTTCGTTCCCTCGGTATTAACATGCTTTTCAGTTTAGTCTTCACCGATATCATTGCCTCCACTTATTATATCCCTACAATAAGGCACCATTGCACGCTTACGCGGTTGAAGTCCGCGAGCTTACCATTAACCGACACCCCTATGTAGTAGAGAACTTCTGTGTTCTCTATGCTTTTCTGACAGTTAATTTGGTAACTTCTGGTTCTTTTTTGAATAATTCAATATAAAGTAAGCCATCCTTAACATAATAGGTTACATCTTTAAACATATCAGCTTTAATATAAAATTTTGAATTAATTTTATAATCATAATTCAATACATCATTATGAGTTACACCCTCAATAACAAGTCGGTCTCTTCCATCCTCTGTTCTTTCAATATCAACCTTGATATCTTCTTCTTTAACACCAACAATGTTATGAACCAATACAACTCTATCTTCTAAAGTTTTAATAGAATATGGATGCATGTCGTGTACTGAACGACTAAAACTATAAGCTGGTCTATCCCAATCAAAAAATGAATCATAATCAAATAACATATTAAATACCTCCTAAAAAGTGACTAACACAAGGCCGCCCGCTAAATCATTATACTCTGTAGTATAATTAAAATGCTCCTTGGTCTCGTCTATTAAAATGTGTAAAGTAAAAGGCTCTGGATAGATTAATCTGAATAAGAAGTTCTCTACCTTTTTAAGCTGTTCATAATCATCTAAATATAACTCCATATTGCCTTCTCCTTTACTATATTTATTATACAATATTTTTTCTAGAAATGTCAAATAAAAAAATTGGGGTTAATTTTTATAACTAACCCCCTTATTTTTACTCATCACTACATTCCAATAGTGATCTTATTTTTTCAGAATATTTTTTATATTTTCATTCTTGGTCGCCAGTTATAGAACTAATACTAAAGTCATCTATTTTCTTTTTTAAGTGGAATGACTCTGCTTGCACTAATTCTCAGTCAACGCCTTCAATAAAGCAACATATAAAATTAGCATCTGCGACTGCGCCAAGAGCAATTAAATCTTTATAGGCTTTTTGATATAACTCTTTAGTTTCTGTCTCTCAAGCTACCCATTTTTCTAAACCAGTTTTTACCCCATTCCGCACAGTAGACACATCTACATCAGCCTTAATATGACTATATCAATTACTTGGTATTACTTTTGGATTTTCTATTGATTTTTCTGGAATTAATTTCCCATGATGTTTAATATAATACTTTTTTAATTTCATATAGTCTCAATTTTCACTAATATAGTGATACTTATGACACATCGCATAACCTTTTAAGTTCAAAAAGCAATAGTAATCAACCATTTGATCGTGTATCATAAGACCTTTTATCATATGTGCGGCTAGGTTTGAATAAATCTCTTCAACTGTCATATTAGATTCTTACCACTGTAACATCTATACTATCATAAGTAGCAGCAACACCTGTATTAACTATATCAAATGTAGTTGGCGCTGCACATGGGCATGCACTATTATCTCTTGGAGATTGAACTAAAGTTGTGAAGCCTAATGGATTAATTGATGTAGTGTCTGCGGCGGTCGCTGATGAGATCGCTTGAGGCTGGAGCACGCCATCCTTTTCTAACTGGATTGAAATGACACCTGCAACATCGGCAACCGCAGATGCTGATACTGTAACCTCATATACGCCGCATTTATTTAACTGGATTGTTGAGACACCTCTTAAACAGGTGCTGCATCCTTTTTCTAAAGCCACATTATTTAATGCAATTGGGGCATCTTCCGCAACTGTGATATTTTTAGAATATACTTCTAACATTACCTTTCCTCCTAAACTTTTTTCTTCAAAAATAAGGGGGCAATATGCCCCCCTTGATATTATCTATTAAAATGAACCGCCGCAGCCGCAACCGCAGAATGGATTAGAACCAGAAGTGTATGTAGTTGCACTTGGATAGCGAACTACACCAGCAACTGCTTGCTGTAATTGCAACTGGTTAATTTGGTTCTGCATATCAGCCATTCTGTTGCCAGTAATAGCATCTAAAATTTTCTGAGTTTGTGCTGTTGTATTAGCATTGATAGCAGCTGTATTCATAGCAGCATTATAGTTTACGCCATCAATAGCTCTTAAAGTAGAGCAGCAACATTCATTTTCTTTAGCTAATAATCCAGCCTGACCAACTGCTAAACCAGCAATATCTCTCTGTAATTCAGTATATTTATCAGATAAAGTTGCTGTAATATCGTGGAATGACTGATTAGTAGCCGCTACAGACTGGGCTGTTCCAGAAGTGATAGCACCTAAGATATCACGGTTCTGATCTTGTAAATCATTGAAATTAAATCCATTCTGTACGAAATCTTGAGTAGCATACTGAGGATGGTAACCATAACCTCCGCCAAAGCCACCAAAACCGCCGCCAGCTAAGATTAATAAAGCAAAAATCCACATCATTGAATTGCCGCCTCACATACCATCACCATAACCATAGCCACGATCACTTAATAAAGCAACATCACTAGCACTTAAACTTCCATTTTCCATTTATTTTTTCCTCCCTATATTATCCAGTAGTCAAGTTTACTTAAATATTGACTACATTATTTTCTTTAACATAGTTAAAACTTGCTCTGGGTCTTGACCTGTGCGGCGAGCATATTCATAGAACGCAGCCTTTGGGTCTCCTCCACCATATTGATTAATAATGTTAGTTATTTGAGGATTATTTGCTAACATATTTTGAACAAGTTCTTGAGGATTTTTTGAATTTTGTAACATCGCAATCATATTATTGTTTGATGGTCTTGATTGTTGGCTTAGCATCTGTAACATTGGATTTGTCATGTAGAGCCTCCTCTAATTTTACGATTCTTTCTTCTAATGCCTTATAGTGGTCCTCTTCCACCATTGCGGTTTGCGTTTTGACCGGGGTGATAGCATATCCCGTAATAGTTGGATATGACGCTCCGTCCGTTGTTTTTAGCCAAACTATTGGAGCAGTTTCATCTAAAAGTAGTATACTACTATTTGGCGCCATTTGATATGCTTCTGCTCCATTTCGACCGCTAACTCTTACAACTTCTTGTTTTTGTAAAAATGATTGCGGATTGTAAAAAGGCGTACTTGCTGGGTACGCTCCATAACTGTTATACATTTCCTTTTTTCTCCTTCCATTTAAGTAAACTTTTTCCTACTAAGCGGTTCCATTCCCGCTCATATATTCTTAAAATTTCTTATGGCAAAATTATCTTATTTTGGCCTAACTTACATAATTATTATACCACAAAATTTCTGTTAGTGTCAAGTTTATTTATAATAAAAAATAGGGAGACCGAAGTCTCCCTTATATTAATTTAATGCTTCTTTAGCATTTGCGATTTTTGTTTGGGCTGTAGTTAAATCATTTTTTACAACGGATAATTGTTCTTCCATTTGATTAAGTTGTGATTTTACTTGTCCGCACTCTGTTTCACTCTTGCTTAATTCCTCAGCAAGTTCTACAGCTTCTTTTGCTTTTTTAGAAAGTTCTTGTTCTTTAACCGCAATTTCACTATTACGTTGTTCTAGCAAAGTGTTAGCATCATTTAAACTTCTTGTTAAATTGCTAACTTTACTTTCTAATTCTGCAATCTGAGCCTTTAATTTTTCTAAGTCTTCTGTTGGAGTTGGATTAACCGGTTCTGGTTCAGGCTCTGGTTCAACTGGTTTTTCTTGTTTCTTTCTTCTATAAAGTAAAACCGCATTTTTAACTTTTCTAGTAGTTGAAATATCGACTTCACCATTTATTCTTCTGAATACCGAACCACCACCGTCAAAGCAGATAGCATTCCAGAAACCTAATGATTTACATAAATCATATAATTCTTTACCTCTTAATCCAGTACTACCAGTTACTCCGGCTAAACTAAATGATATTGGATTTCCTTCTTTATCTTCACCGATAATAGTTCTTCCTGAAATATCATTATATTGAGTTGTAAATACTTCTTTACCTCATTCAGCTTTTTCGCCATTTTTCATAATACCAAATTCACCAGTAACAGCACCATAATAGTTGTTGATATTAGCAACTATATCTTTAGTTTTTGCGAACTCTAATCTTCCATCATAGGTCATACCAATAGCCATAACTTCATTATTATCAGTAACACAAGACATTTCTAACTCTTGGTTAACAACACCTCTACTCTTTTCAACCCCAAGAGCAAAGTGCTGATTGTCATAGGTGTAGAATAATGAACCATTAACAGCTAACACCTCTTCTCAGCCATCAGCAATTAATTTAGTATCTCCAAAACCACTCATTACGGTAACATCATATTTATCTCCGTAGCGATTTCCATCTAAGGACCATTGATAATCATATTCTGGATCTTTCTCAATTTTGAAAATGCGTTTATCAACACTGGCCTTTTTATATTCTACACCATCGACTCCAGCAATCCATTGATACGGGCCAACTTGGTATCAATCATAGTCTTTATTTGCGGCCGCTGCTTTTTCAATTCGTTTAAGAACGTTGTAATAACCACCCATAAGGCAATATCCATGTAATCTACCTGAAGTAGTTGCGTTCGCACGCACTCTTAAAGCACTTACGCCGATATATACTTGGTCGTCCCCCGCAGATTTTGCGTCTGGAACTAGTCGCATTCCATAGTGGTCCACTAATGTTTTTCCATCTACTTGACGAACTGTAACTTGGACTTTATCCAAGAACATCATATCGGCAACAGGGCATTCTTTACCCCCGGCCGCAAGTACTGGATAATATTGAGTATAAGTAGTTCCATTATACTTAAAAGTATCTTTTGATGCTTTATAAGGAGTTGTGCCACCGCCAAAAGTGCCATAACCTTGTTCCATATGAATATGGTTTCCAGCTCCAATGCCCTTAGTTCCTTCGGCATAGCATCTCTGACCTTGACGATAAATACGCCCAACCGCAAGCCCTAATGTACTTTTATCTGCATCTAGCATATGAGTGCACATAAATCAGCAATGGTCGTAAGTTCCAGAAGGAGTAATAATTGCTTCTGTGGACTCGAAGAATACCGTATTATCATAAGGTGCGATTGCTCTTACTATACAGTCATATGGTGCTAATAAATATACTCTATCACTCGCACTTGTCCCATTTCAGTCATTCGCACCAGTTAATAAAATATGGGTGCCTTCTTTTTGTAATTGAGTAACACCAGAGATAAGGTTGTTTCCATTTCTATCTTGGAAACATAATTTTGCGAATTGTGCCATAATTATACCTCCTTATCCTTGGGCTATATCTTCAAGATTAGCGGGCACTACTGGAGTATCTTCTGGATCAACTACACCTTCATTCACGATTTGTGCGATTTCCATAGTATCAGTAGATTTGAAATATTCTCTTACATCTTGAATTAATTTTAAGCCGTATTGACCGATAATAGCCAACATAACAATATCCAAAGCTGCTTGTAAGGTGACTTCAGAACTATTGATTTTAATTAGCAATAGGTCTTGGCCTAATAGTGAACTAACAGCATATACGATTGCTAAACCAGCTAATGCGATTAAATGCTTAGAAAGACCTAAGCCTAATTTTTTTCAACTAAATGGTTCTCCACCTTCTTTAAAGGGTGAACAACTAGCAATTTTAAAACCAGTAAATGCTATCATTATTGCTAATAAAATAGCAATATGTTTGAAAAATGATAAATCTAAATTTTCTAAAATCATAGTTTTATCCTCTCTTTCTTTTTCCTAAATATATAAAAAAAGAGCCTTTATAATTAAAGGCTCTTGGTTAGGGTTAATTTTTAATTATGTAAATAGAAAAATTTGAGTACAACAAGCATAAACAGAATTTTGTGGTCTACTTAAACGAACTTTTGTATATCTTTTATTGAAAGTGCCCATTGCGTGTCATGCTCTTAAATTGCCTCCACCGGAACCACCAGCACAAGAAGTGGGTCCAGTTAAAGAAACTGAAATGTTCTCTCAAGCCGAACCGGTATAACCTTGAAGCGTTACAGACGGAGCATAACTTGCAGACCCAGTCTCTGCTTTCACAATACTTAAACCATAACCAATACAATTTGTTGCAGTTATTTCTTGATTTGTAATAGCAGCATAATCTCCATTTTTTCATTGAGTAATACTCGGACTATATGTTCCAGTTTCCATAGTTTCCGCATCTGTGCTATAAAAAGTTTTTCCAGCAAAAACATCGCTTGCGGTCGCCGTTCCTGCGAGTTCCGCAACTCCGGCTCCTCCTAAGTTTAATATTGTAGGCATTTTATCACCTCCATTAGACGCCGATGGCGGTAATGGCTATTACCGCAGACTGGTTGTTAGCATCACTGTTGTTAATAAATCTTTGAGTAATAGTATTACCACTAATTCCTCCAGACGGAATATTCAAAGCATTTGTGCCAGTTCCTGCATCTGGATAACCGTTAAATATAGTAATTAATACACTACCATTAGTTTTTTGCATTTTTGTAATACCATAAACTGTAGTTAAATTAGAAAAAGTAAATGTTTTAGTTGTATTAGCTCCAGCATTAAGGGTTATAGTTTGAGATACAGTTTGTGTTTTTAAAGATATTGCATTAACTGTAACTTGAGATAAATATTTTCCAGAAGATGGCGTAACTGTTTGAGCTGATGAGCTAGGCGATACGGTTTTTGTTTCTGTTGGTGTTGGCGTTATTGTAACACTCGTTAAATATTTTCCGCTATCCGGGGTTACAGTTATATTACTTGTTCCAGCAGCCTGCGTTTTTGTTTGAGTACTAATCGCATCAATTGATACACTACTTAAATATTTTCCGCTATCTGGAGTAATTGTTTGTGCGGACGTTGTTGGTATCGCACTCTTAGTCTGAGTAGTAACAGGATTAACTGTAACGCTTGATAGGATATACCCGTCATCTGCAGTGACTGTTTGTTCTACTGAAGATGGGGTTACTGTTTTTGTTTGTGTCTCTAAAGCTGGGATAGGCAATACTGTTACTTGCCCTAAATAGTATCCTGGGTCAGCAGATACTACTTGCGTTGCTGCCCCAGGTGTTACTGTTTTATTTTGTCAGGAGGTCGTGGCCCCCGCTCTAAGTTTTATTTCTGTTGCCATTTTTCTCTCCTTTGACTATCTGTTATTAGCTAAACTGTTCATTTTCAAATATTAACAGTTAAATTAAGTAATTGGAAACATTAAATTTCCTTGAAGCTGAGTATTTGCTGCTACGTTGCTGCCTCTTGGAGTAACTTTTAAAGTATGTGCAGTTTCTCATGTATCAAACACTATTTTTATTAATGTATTACCAGCTCCACCAAAACCAGTAACTTGTGTAGTTCCTGTTAATGCTTTTAGTTCATCTGGAAGAGTATATGCAGTATATTCTGTTCCACTGTTTAACGTTGCTGCTGTAAAGAAATTAACTTGCACACTAACAAAACCATTTTTAATATTTATTCCTGAGTAATCTGCACCATTTTTAACAACAGATGTATTTGACGTTCATGCTATATCAGATTCATGATTATAATAATGTGCTACATTCATGGTGTCTGTAATTTCATCAATTGACTCTTGAATTTCATCAATTGCTCCTTGGACTGAATCTGCATTTAATCCACTCGTACTATTATCATAATCTGTATTACTTGCAGTTTTAGTAATTTCTTTTTTATTTAACATACTATGCACTCTCCTTATGCTGTTGTAGAAGCCCAATAAATAGTAATGGTTATACTGTCAGATATGTTTTTACTAAAATGTAATATAACTTTATTAGCAGCACTTTCAATTGCTCAATTTTGGTCTTCTATTCCCGCACCATCAATTCAGTCATCGGCCGTTATACCATTTCAAGCAACTTCATATTTATAAGGATATGTTGTATTAGAACTATCTATGCTTAAACTTGAAATAGTAACTGTTTTTCTTTGTATTTTAGCATAACTAGCAATTTGATTTTTATATCCCTCTGCTGTCGCAGCATAAGCCGCCGCACTATTTACTGCTACTATATTAGCATCAGTTGAATAATTAAATATAACTCTAATATCACAATCAATTGTAGGTACAGTTCCCAAGGCTTTTAACTTAAAATATCCAGTTCCTTGGCCTGCATCAATTAACATTGCCGAACCTAAGGCTTTTAATTCAGATATAGAAGTGTAATTAGCATCAGGCGCAGAAACTTCTTGAATTGAAGTCGCTGTTACGTTTTCATCTAATACAGTATATTCATTATTGCCATCTCAGCCACTTGCTAATAAAGTAATCACTTTTTCTACCGGCGCGGCTTGGACGGGTGTGCCACCATAAGGCCTTAATGCACCATATTTATAGCAATATATTGCATGAGATGGTACCATTTGAAGATAATAACTAGCATAAACGACACCTAAATGAATATAAATTAAACCATCATCTATTATTGGTAAAGTCTGAGTCAATGGAACTTCATATAATTTTGCCGAGCCATCATCCTGAGGCGTTGCTACTAGATATATTGCTTTATTGGAAGTAAAACCACCTGTTGTAACATTAAAAGAAAATCTTAAATCTGCTAGGTCATTTTGTCTTAATGTATTCGCAGCAACCGCTGAACCAGCAGTTTTATTAGTTGTGCTATTATAATAAAATATAGGTCCAAATGGATCAAATGATTCTGTTGTTAAAATTTTATCTGTACTGTAGCTATTATTTACTGCATTTATTGGTAAAATATAGTCAGCATTTTTTGTTAAGCATATTTGATATCTGTATAAAGCAGTGAATGGTTTTGCATAATAATAATATGGTGTTGATAAATAGTTATCATTTTTATCTGCATTCGCTATATACCATCAACCTTCATAATTAACCCCGTTGATATTATGAGTTTGGTGATAAATTAAATGTAGTTGTGAATATGCCTCTTTTTGAGAGGTGAATCTAGTTGTGCCTTCAAAATATACTTTCTTAGGCCCAGTAACTGAAGTTCCATCTGCTAGGGTTAGATTTAAGGTAACTTCTGCTCCATTTCCATTATAGGGCATATATAATATTATTTGTTTACCATCATAAAGCTGGCTATCTGCCGAGGTACCGGTTCAAACTCCGGAGGCCGCAGCCCAGGTACCTCTTATATATTCGATACCTCTTTCTCTAGCCAAGGGGTCTTTTATAGCATAAGTATTTTCACCTAATTGTACTTGACTTATATCGGCCATATAACTCCTACCTTTCTATATATAATTAAATAGAGATAAGTCCCCCTATCTCCATATTTTTATCTTTTTTCAATAGATTTAGAGATGAGGATTAAACTGCTCTATATAATTCCATTTCCATTTTTAAACTTTTTATTCAGTATCAACTCATCTCTAAATCTAGTTATAGTATACAAAATTTTTTCAATCTTGTCAAATTTTTAATAAAATAAACTTATAATACTATTCAGTAATGTTAATCAAGACCATAAACGATTAAACCCGTTCAATTACTATAGCCAGGATTTGGTTTAGCTTCAAATTTTGAACCAGCCGCTAAATCTCTATAAATTCGAATACTACTATCAGAAATTTCTGTATAAGTTCCCGTAGGCCAAGTTTTGACTGAGCCATAATTTGCAGCAACAATAATCCTATATTTTCTATCTGTTGTTAAAGTGCGTGTCGTTCCTTTGTTTTCATTTGGATAATATGCAAGTGTTGTAATTGATGGTGTCGACATTGCATTAATTGTAACTTTAGATAAGTATTTGCCAGAAGATGGTGTTACAACTTGATCGGATGCACTAGAAGACACAGTTTTCTCTTCTGTTGGAGTAGGTGTGACAGTAACACTTGTTAAATATTTTCCAGAATCTGGTGTTACTATTATATTGGAAGTACCAGCAGCTTGTGTTTTAGTTTGGGCCGTAAAAGTACCCGTAACTTGAATACCAGCTGCACTAGTAAATGTTTTTCCAGACAATACATCACTAGCAGAAGCATCGCCAAATTCAGACCCTTCTGCTGCCAAAATGCTACTTGTATTATAATAGCCATCTACTGGGATTCCTAATAATACAGACCCATCCCCAAAAGTTGGAGTCACTATTCTTGTAGTTCCACCTAAGTTAGACATTGAACCAAGTGTATTTAATCCAGCTGTACTTGTGAATGTTTTTCCATCAAGAACTTCTGTCGTAGCGGCATTTCCAAAAGTAGATTTACCAGTAGTAAGATATGATGTTGAACTATAGTATCCACCTGATGGTATCTGCATTTTTATTAGATTTCCGTCTGCGGCAGTGCTTCCTGCGGATTGCGAGGTCCCGCTTTTATCTGTCATTGTTCCAGTTTCTGACGCACCTGTAGATGCGTTTATATAACTTTTGCCAGCCAGAACATTTGCCGCAACAGCAGCGGTCGTCGCACTTCCTCCACTAGATGTTAAAGAAAGTGCGTCGATTGCTCCTGGAACTTGACTCATTGTATATGTATTAGTACTAACACCAGTTTTTTCTCTTAAAGCATTTGCAATCGCTTCAAGTTTCAACTCATTAATTAGGACATCTCTATCTTGTGCTGCCATACTAATATACCTCCGCATTTGCATTCGTAAACGAAGTAGTAGCATTAGCAATACCAGTTACTACATTAATAGAGTTAGTAGCAAAAATTAATTTTTCTGATGAGCTATCGTATGAAGCAGTTAAACCATTCATTGTGCCAGTAATTAAGCCTGCACTTTTGACTTGTCCTTGTGTTCCATCTGCCATTAGTAAATCTCCACCTTGAAGACTATTAGTACCCATATATAACGCACCATCAACATTTGTCTGAGCTACCGTTCAATGTGCGTTATTCGCAGCTGTGCCATCAGTAATACAAATAAGAAGATCACCTACTTCACACTTATGTCCCGCATACGTGCCGGCAGTAATAACACGATAAGTATCACCAGCATTATGATTATTCGGTAATGAAGTGATAGTGCCACCAGTGCCAATAGTACCTTTAAACATCATCGCATCATTTGCGGCAAATGATTGGTCTACATATTCTTTAGTAGCCGCTTGCATTTGATTTGTAGGATTTCCACTAAGAATTAATGGCCCGCTCATTGTACCACCAGCTAATGCGACATCTTCTGAAGCATGTCCGGTTAAAGATGCCGTAATAGTGCCAGCTGCGAAATTACCATTAGAATCGCGTTTTACAATAGTATTCCCATTTGCGTTATTTGTTGCTGTTATCCAAGATGGATCTCCCGTCCCCCCACTTTGAAGTAATTGTCCGGCAACGCCAGCAGCACTAGAGGCATAAGTAGAGGTAGAGGAAGCATATATAATACCACCTTGGTATGGAGCGGTGCTTGTTCCAGTGCCGCCATTCCCAATAGGCAAAATACCAGAAACTGGAATATTTTCTTGACTACTAGAACCATCAAAACTAACATCTGTAGTAGAAGCTAAATTAACTTTCAAATTAACTGGTGACGTTAATTTATTTGCACTCGTTGCTGCACCACTAAGAGCACCAACAAAACTGCCAGCGGTAATGGTATCACCAACAAAACTAATAGAAGTATTTCTTTTTAGTGCGGTATTGGCTCCACTTGTAACACCAATGGGATATAATGTACTTGTGGTATCTGCTGTTGTCGTCGCCAATGTTGCGGTACCCGTTGTATTTCCGGTTCCACCATATCCAATAGGTAAAGTACCAACTATACCAGGTCTAGGCGATGCTTGGAATACGTCTGCGGCCGTTGTGCTTTCTAAGTTTATTAACATGCTTGGATTAACGATTAAACCAGTTCCGCCTCTAGCTATTGGTAATACACCTGTCGTAATAGAATCTGCTCCCATTCTTAAATTAACAGTACTTAATTCTGTATTATCTTTTGCGAGCAGAGTAAGATTGACACCATTTGCTGCCTCGCTTAAGCTCAAACTTGAGGCATAATTACTTCTAATTTCATTTTCTTGTTCATCATACTTAGCACCGATGTCAATAGGAGTGCCAGTTGTCTCTATTTTAACTTGTTTTAGTATAGACATAAGCATCTCCTTTCTTTATTCTTCTTCCGATTCTTGCTTAATCGGGATATTTGTTTCTATATAAGTTCTATTAAATTCAGTCGGGTCAAAAGCCTCTGAGTAATTGGCCTCAGGAGAGCCTCCATGAATCATAAACCCAGAATCTGAATAAGTATGAATAAATTCTTTGTTATTAATTACAATTATTTCTGTTTTAATCATTATTCAAAAGCACTCCCTTCTATTGTTCCAAACATATTTGGATAAGTTGCATATAATGTGCTTCAATTACTCGCGGTTTTATAATTTTCGATTTGTGCAGCAGGAACATAAATTCGTGTACCACCTCTATTAAAAACAGCGGCAGGAATATATCCAGTTCCTCCTAAAGGTACAACAGAATTTGCTCTAAATATGAGATATCTCAATGTATAACAATTTGAAAACATAGATTGACTAATTGTTAACGTATATGAACTAGGAAAATCAACATATTCTAAACATTCACAATTTTGGAAAGCGTTTGCATTAGTTGTTAATCCAGAGTAATCTCCTTTTGGAAGTTTTACCTTTCTTAATTCTTTACAATCTGCTGCAAAATATCCCATATCTGTTATATTAGTTAAAGTAGACTTAGAAAAATCTGCTTCTTTTAAAGAAGAAGCTCTTATAAGAGAGTTAATTGAAGTTCTTGTTGTATTTAATAGTTCCATATTTCAATCAAGTCCAACCAAACTATAACAATTTTGAAATTTTAAATCTCTTGGAGAATCAATATAAAGATTTTGTAGGGAAGTGCTATGAGTATAATTAATAGATATATTTGGTAATAAACCAAATAAAGTTTCTGATTGAACTGATCTAACATATCAATCCCTATAACTATAACCAGAACCTATTCACGTTGCTGCGGGCAAATATCCATATCGTTCAACGCAAAGTTGATTTGCTCAATTGGTATTAGGAGCAACAGATAAATTTTCATGGTTTAAATTCAATAAATGTTGTCCGTCTTCTGGTATTACCCTATAGCAAACTCAATCTCCTGCATCTGCAGGAATGGCTTCTTCATAATGATTTTGAACTAATCCACTACTTGCTAATACAGTAACAGAGCCATTATTTTCTATTCTTACACGTTGAACATAATATTTCGGGGTAATATGTAATATAATATATCCCCCTGTCACTCTGTTATCATATGTAAAATAAAGAGATTCTTCTTTTGTTTCTCATAATCTTAATTTATCATAATTTGGTCAATCTGAAGGCCTTACTCAATCACTATTATTTTTTAAAACTCCAATTGTTTCTTGTCCATTTACCCCTATTATTTTATAAGGTGCTAAAATATGACTAGATATTGCGGTAGTTTTCGTAACATCCATTAATGTCTCACCATTTAAAATTACTTTTGAAATAGCCATAATTAACTCCCTTCTTCTACTATATAAGAAGCATAAGTGCTTCAATTAGTTGCTGTTTTATAAGCATTGCTACATCCTACTGGGACATATATTTTTTTACCGCCAAAATCATTCATATTATTAAAAGCATTTGTATTCGCTAAAGTCGGAGGTGTTGTAGCTAAAAAATGATATTCATAACAACCCCTTGTATTTGGGAATGTATTCGCATAAATTGTTGTTAAAGAAGCTGGTACTGTAATAGATTCTAACTTATAAGTACTATTAAACATATTTTGTGTATTAGTACATTTACCTAAATCTAAATTTTCAAAACCAATAAATTCTTCTAATCAATAAGCATTTTGCATAAATGAAGAAATATTTGTAACATTGGAAGTATTTCAGCGAGACACATCAAGAGATTGCAAATCTCTACATTCATTAAACATATTTGATAAATTAGTTGCTGAACTTTGAACAAAATTAGACGGTAAAATTAAAGTTTTTAATTCTTTCATTCCTGCGAAAGCTGAAGAAAAATTTGCCATTTTTTCAGGATTAGAAAGAGATAAATCTATACTATCTAAAAAACTAATATTATTAAACATTGAAGCCATAGTAGTTGCTTTGCTTTGAATAAAGTTTTTAGGAATTGTAAGTTTTTTCAATCGAGTGCATCCAGAAAACATATTATTAAAAGTTGCAACATTAGTTGTGTCAAAATCAGTGATATTAACTTCTTCTATCATATAGCAACTAACAAAAGTACTATCTAAATTTGTTAGTTTAGAAGAAGTGCCTTTTAAAGACACTGACTCTAATTTCGAGCAACTTCTAAACATATATTGCATAGAAGTGCAGTTAGAAAAATTCCATGTTGAAAAATCAACATTTTTTAATTTATAATCATATTGAAAAGCACTCGCCATTGAATTAGGTTTACAGTTTTTAATATTACAACTTTCAAGTCAATTAGAATAATCTGCTGAAAAAGTTGTTAGATTAGGCAAATTACCATAAATTTCAAGCAACCCGCTATTCGAGCTAAACCTATATTCATTATCATATTGATAAACACCGGTGCCTAATAATTGATCAAAAGTATAAATATTATTAGGGCTAGTAATTTTTATAACCTTATATCCACCAGAAGGAGAGCCGAAATAATGTCTTATATTAGCATTATCAGCAACATTGTAAGTAGTTTCTGCGACAAAATTACCATTAACAATATTGCCTATTTCTATTACTCCTGCTGGGCGTATTTTTAAATCACAAAATCCTTGTTCTTCAGTGGCTTTATAAGTTAAATATAAAACTTGTTCAGAAATATCCATTAAAGATAAATCTGGCCAATCTGCGGGTCTAATTCATCCGCTCGCATTCTCAGAAGTTCCTACTGTTTTAACGCCCTTTGCGTTATAAAAAGTTTTACCCTTTGAAACATTAGAGGCTACTGCCGTAGTATCTGAAATATCTACGGCAGTAATATTTCTAATTATTCCACCATGAGAATCAATAGTATCTTCAATCCCAATAGCAGGAGTTCCTCCTTCACTTAATTTTATAGCACTAATAGCATCTGCCATTTCTTCAACGGTATAAGTTTCAAGAGAATCAGTTTTATTTCTAATAGCATCAGCAATTGCTATTAATGAATTTTCATTTATTAAAACATTTCTATTTGCCATTAGTATTCCACCCCGTTTCCATCTGGTGCGGCTGCAGCTGCAACAGAACTATTTCCAAGTAATACTGTAGCACTATTTGTCGCAGTTAATCCTACATTAGTTGTAGTTAATGTCAATATACCAGTAGCAGCGTCAAATGTTGCATTCATTTTATTTGGACTTGTTAAAGTATAAGTGGTATTAATTAATGCTGTTGGCATTGTAGTTCAAACTGGCAATGTATCTGCTCCAGTAGCAATTAACATTTGTCCTTCTACGCCGCCTGTTTCTGGTGCGTAACCAGCTGAATTTGTTAAATATCCAGTAATATGCCCAAAAGAATCGGTTGTGACTGATTGTAAAAAACTTCTGCCTGTACCGCCCTTTACACCTGCTGTCGCCCCGCTTGGAGCAGTATGGCTAACTGTAATATCTCCGCTTGTGGCTGCAGCCGCAACTGATACTAAATCACCCCCGGCAATTTTCTGACTACTTTGTACCACACCATTTTCAACTAAGTTCAAATAAACATTTCCATTTGTGAGAGCACTCGCAGTTTGAGTTGTGCTAGTTTTTGAATTAGCAACAACATTCTTCGCAGTATAGTGAGTATCAGTAACAGTTTCAGTTGCTGTTGTATAACCAGTTAAATGACCGAACTTATCTGTTGTAATAGACTGGATATATGTTCTACCAGTAGTCCCTTTAACTCCGGCTTCTGCACCAGTAGGGATGCTATGTGCTAATGATCCAGTCGTTGTTACTGGACCACCAGTTAAACCGTCTCCGGCACTGACTGAAGTAACAGTACCAGTATTGGTTGTATAACCTTTCTTTTGTAATTGATAATATAATGTTCTTGCTGTAATTAAATTACTATCATTTGAAGTTACATCTTTATTTGTGGTATTATCAGTAACTCCTTGAGATATTGCCCCAGTGATATGACCGTAAGCATCTCATTTTAATTTATATAAAGCCTCATCGGCAACGGCATCTATTGAATTACTATGCCCAATGGTAACAGTTCCAGAAGTTCCTCCACCAGTTAATCCAGCATTTGCGGTAACTCCGGTAATAGTACCTACATTATCTGTCTTACTCGCCGCTAAATCATAGGCAGCCTTTACTGCCTTCGAAGTCGCTGCTATTGATTCGGATATGCTGTTGGTAGCATTTGATAACTTTGTTACGCCATAGCTAGATGTTGTTGCAGACGGCATCGCTACCGCAGTTGCACTATTTCCTGCTACCGATATGCTAACAGTGGGTGTATCATCACTTGTAGCACCATCACTAATAGTAACTGTTGGATTAAAACTTGCTCTACTAACTGAGATTTTGCCTTTGCTTTCAGAAACTGCTGATACATATTTTGAACTGTCAGCACTGTCTGTCACATTTAGACCATTAATAACATTATTAACTTTAGTAGCAACTAATTTTGGAGTGGCTGCTAAGACTTCATTGCTGTCTGCAACTGTTGATGTTAATTTTGTAACACCATAATTTGATGTTGTAGCCGTGCTTAATGCTTCTTCACTACTTTCAAATCCTCCAAAAGAGAACTTGATTTTATCTGTATCATCTCCAGAAGCACCAGTTAATGTTAATGTTGGATTCGCGGCTACTGATTTAACTTTTCCATTTGTGCCATCCGCTAATAAAATATGATTATTAGTAAATGAGTTAGTTCCTTTGAATAAAGCACTATCTACATTTACTTGAATAACTCCTCAATCTGCGTTATTTGCGGTATTTCCTTCCGCAATACAGATGATTAAATCTCCAACTTCACAAACTTGACCCGCATATGTTCCAGCAGTTGCTACTTTATAAGTTCAACCTTTTTCGTGAATAGCAGGAAGGTCGTTTTCAGTTATAACAAGACCCTTAAAGACCATCGCGTTTGTGGCTGATACAATATCATTTAATTCTTCTTTTGTTGCGTAAGTTTCTGTAATCGTATTTCCTGCTGCGTCTTTGCCGGCTTGGATATTGGCGATTGCGGTCTGGCCTGTGCCGCCTCTTGAAACTGGAAGCGTTCCAGACGTAATCTGGCTTGCCGCAATTGCGATATCTCCAAAGGTCGCAGATACTTTACCATCGGTTTCTCCAAAAGCAGTTAAAGTTTTTGCGGCCCCCGGTGTGCCAGTAACCGTCGCATCCAGAGTTTGTATCACTGATATCAAGCCCGCAGGTGTAACTGCGGTGCTTTCATTTGATGGAGTGCTGCCTGGGTCATTATTTAGAATAGTAACGCCATAGGCAGATGCTGTCGCAGCATTTAAGCCTTGTGCGGTGCCGGTTGCTCCTCCAACAGATACGTTGATTTTAGGAGTATTATCTTGGTCTCCACTTGTAATTGTAATTGCTGGTGAGAAGTTTACTCTAGTTACTGAGATTTCTCCATTTTCTTCAGATACACTAGAAACATATTTTCCGGCTACTGCGGTATCGGTAACTGCCAACCCTTCTATTGTAGAAGCAATAGCATCATTTACCAATTTTGGAGTTGCGGCTTTGGCCATTTCATTTCCGCTTGGAGTGTTGGTTAGGATTGTTGCACCATACGCCCCGATTGTTGCTGCATTAAGAGCGACTGCCGCACTTTCATTTCCAGCAACATTTATCTTTACTTTTGGAGTATTTTCATCGTCTCCAGAGACCACAGTTACAGTAGGAGCAAAGTTAGCTCTACTAACTGAAATCTCTCCATTAGTTTCATTTACTGCTGAAACATATTGAGTTCCAACAGCAGTATCAGTTACATCTAAATCATTTATTTTATTAGTAATTGCTGTATCTACTAATTTTGGTGTAGCCGCCTTAGCTTCCTCATTTGCACTCGGGGTATTAGTTAAAATAGTTTCACCATAATTTCCAGTTGTAGCGGCATTAAATCCAAGTGCTGCACTTGTAACTCCGCCTACGGTTACTGTAATGCTAGAAGGTGATTCTGTGCTATTGGCCGTATTCGCTAATACTGGATTAATAGCAACAGATTTTACCTTACCGTCTGCCCCATCCGCAAGCAACATTTGATTGTTTGTTAATGTATTACTGCCTTTATATAAAGCATTATCTACATTCCTTTGTAAGACAATTCAGTCGTTGTTATTGCTACTGGAACCATCAGAGATACAAAGTAGTAAATCACCAACTTCGCACCGCTGTCCTACATAAGTCCCAGCGGTAGCAACTCTATAGGCTCAGCCTGTCTCGTGAATTGCTGGCACATCTCCAGCTACCATGACAGCACCTTTTAATACTACGCCATCAGTTATGGTCGCTGAACCACCAGAGCCAGTTCCACCAACTAATAGTCAAGAATCTTGTGCTTCATCATAGACGAACTCACAAGTTTGATTAGCACTTATGGTTTCTGGAGTTAATATAGAGCCATTATATCTAATAGGTTTTGCCGGTGTATTTCCTACTTTTAAAGTAGGGCTTTCTGATAGTATTGTTTCAGTAAATCTAACAATAATATTCGCTCCATCGGCTAATAAAAAGTCTAAGTCGTTTCCACTATCTACAACTTTCGCTGCAGTTGAACCTCCGGTAGAACAAATGGCATAGGGTATCCCACCTACATTATAAAGTCTGCCATTATAATTTATTTTTTGTATTCTTTGGGCCATTTCTTCTCTCCTTCCTAATTCTTTCTAACATAATTAGCCGATGTACTAAATACACTAGCTATATCGCTTTGCTCTACTCAAGAGCCGTTTATTTTTTTATAAACTTTTGAATACATTCTTCATGTATCATTTTCTTTAACATAAAGTTGTATTGTTGCACCTCCAGCTGTCACATTTATTGTGTGATTAGCTGTAATGTTATTTAATTTATATTTATAACTTACAACAGGATTATTATTTTTATCCACTCCTGTTTCTCGTTCTAATGATGATGTTACATTATTACCATTATCAGTGATTGTAATTGTTGAACTTATATTATCAGGGACAATATTTAATACATAACCATCGCCGTCTAATTTTACTTGTTGCCCATCTGGGAATAAACGCATACCAGATGTGCCAGATGATGTGACATACCAAAAGGTAACATCACCAAATACAAATATTAAACTATGTTTTTGGGTAACATTTGTTAATGTATATGTGTAATCACCACCTGCACTAGTTGCTTCAACACTTAAAATTTTTCATTGTAGTGAATCTAAACCAGAATCACTTGCTTGGTCTTTAGCATATTTAATATCAATATAGTGTTGCCCCATTGGAATTTCATATGTTAAAGTTTTTGCGGAAGTGGAGGAGTCACTAGACGCTGCACACATATAATAATAATTATTTGGGTCATCTGGACTAGCAGAACTATTATTATAGGTATTTCCGGTTGTAGAAACTGTAGTATCAATTTTACCAAACATACCATAGTCAGCTTGTGATTCACCTTGGTTAATATATTGAATTGTAACCAATACATCTGACTCTAAATCAAAATTAACTCTTGCAACAGAAGCGGATGAACCAACACCACCATTTGTTGATCTATAATAGCCAGTAGATGAATTTAAAGTAAATCCATAAGAAGCACCAGACACTTGCGTGTCAACAGTATATGTGTTATTTGGAATACCACCATGTAACTGGCTTGTAATATCAACACCATTATCCAGCGCCAAAGTTAATTGCGGATCAGTCGGAGTAATAGTAATCGTTTGATTAGTGCCCTCTACCACACGAACTGTGCCATTTACTGGATTTGTGCTTGCATTAATACTTGAAATAGTAATCGGCCAATATGTTTCCTCTGGGTCTTCTTCTGGTGGGATATAAACCCCAGCTTCTTCAATTAAAATAACGTGGTCTGCCGATAGATTTGGCATACTATACGTGTAATAATAATCATTGCCCGTACTCGGAACTGTATATGTTACTTCTCAAGTAATACCAGTTGTTAAACCACCATAATAACCAATTGTGAATCCAACTCTTGCGTCATCTTTTAATTGAGCTACAGTTCAATTTCCAGCTGGAATTGTTTTAATTTGATTTGAAGTACTTGTATATTCAGTTACCGTACCTTTCGCAGTTGTTCCATAATAGGTATTTAATCTAGCAACTTCATTTGATTGCGAAGCATTTTCTAAATGTCCATATGCTCGCACGGTCATGCTGGTAATTGTAGCTTCATCTGGAATATCATCAAAATTAAAATGATAATATATTGTCGCAGTTGAACCGCTGCTACCGCAATAGTCATTTCCAGTTTGACCAGATGGATTATCTACACCACACCCAACAGTATTTCTATATCTAGTGCCACTAATACTGCCACTTGTAGTATATGAGGCAGGAACCGCAGAAACGGTGCCCCCAGTTGGTACTTGATGTTGTTCTAGCAAATCATTTACTTCAACACCGTTATCAGTTACAACAATATCATCAACATTCGGCGTATCAATACGAACAACCGCTTCTTCCCCGTTTATTAATTCTTGAGAATCGGGCGTTACTGTAGTTGAAGCAACTGAACTAGAGGCAGTGATTGTATAAGCGGTGCCTGATGCAGAATAATTAACTGTCATAGTAGCACCATAAAAACGCACATGATAATCTGATGTTGTATTTGAATTACCTCTAACTGCGTGAATACCAATCTTCGCATTTTGTAATTCTGCCCTTGTTCAAGAGCCAACAGAAAGAGTAATCGCATTGGTACTATTGGAAATGTCGGTAGTGCTACCTTTTTGCGTTGTACCTGTATAAGCAGCAATCGTACGAGTAGTAATTCTATTACTATTAGTAGTATTAATATATCCTTTTGCACGACAAGAAACAGATGTAATCGTTGCACCTGCGGGTATATCGCTAAAATCAAAACCGTAATAAACTCAAGTTTCAGCCCTAGAACCAGTATTAAGATAGAAATATGCGTAATTTCCGTCATCAGCTCCGCCTAAGCCACCTGAGATTGGGTAATAATCACTAATTCTATCATATGTAGAATTATCACTATCAAAATATGTAATATCTTTATTTATTGTATCATTAATGTTTATTTGTCTAGCCATATTTTATTTACCCCCCCTTATTGTTGTAAATAAATATCGCCATTATTTCCCAACGCAGCGGCTGGAGCAGTTGTGCCTGTATAATACTTATTAACTACTAACCCACCAGTAATTAACTCTCCATCGACATAGGCCGTAGCTCCTGAAATAATATCATTAGCAGTAGCATCTGCGTCGCTTGTGAATGTTCCACTTACTCCGAAAATATTAACACCAGATTTAATATTACCTGCAACTAAATCTGCATCTCCGGCAATCGTTTGCGTGCCAGTTAAATAAGTACCAGACGCAATTGTCTGATTTGAAGTGCCTGGTGTAATAGTAGCAGCAGCCTTTGTAGTTACATTTGCGGTTAATGATACTGTAACATTTCCAGCAGTACCACTTGAGATATAACCAGCAGTTACTGTCGGTGTAATTGAAACAGCTTTACTTAATGTTAAAGTGTTTGTTCCAGTAGATAATGTAGCAGATGATCCTGATGCTGAACCCGAGTTAGTCGCTGAACCATTTGCTACTGAACTAATTTCGTAATAAGCCGCTGCATTATTGTATCCCACTGGGATATTGATGTATTGAGTATTTGTGCTTCTACCAACTGTTAATTTTCTTGTGCCTGAACTGGTATTGGAGATTGCGGTCGGCAGGGTCATAGCCGCTACTGACTTCGATGCCGCAGCAGCATAATAGCCGGCCGGCGCAGTCACCGTAGCACCACTTACTGTTAAATCACTAACACTTCTAGTAGTTAAACTATAAGTGTTAGAATAACTATTGTTTGTAGTATAACCTTTAGTCCAACTTCCACTTGCTGTAATAACACCAGTAGTTGAATTGAATGACATCTCTGGTGATGGTATCGCAACTGTGTTATGACTTATAGTTCCAGTTCCTGTGTGATATCCAGCTGGGATCGGCACGCTAGCAGTAACATCATCTAATGTCGCTGAGAATGTGCTGTTTGGCATTGTACCAGTTATTACTTTCCCATCGTGGTCATATAACTGATAGCCTAGCAACATTTTTGCGGCATCTCCTTCAGATTCAGGAGCTGGGAATATTGAGCTAAACTCTTTGGTTATCGTTGCCGCATTATGGTAACCTTCTGGAATTTGAACTGTGCTTTTTCAAGCATAATCGCCAGATGTTTCCTCATAAGCAGTCCCGCTGATAATTGAATCAGTTAATGTAGTTCCAGTTAAGCTGGCGGTTACAGTTCCACCAGATGTATATCCAGCGGGGATCGTATATGTGCCACCTTGGGTTGTAATTGTTCCACCAGTGGCTCCATTATTAGCCATTATACCAGTAATTTTTGAACCATTTACATAGGCCGTTTTATTTAATAAAATATTTGCGGCGACCGCATCAGCATCACTGGTTGTAATATAGCTGGCTGGTATTGGATTGACTGTGACTTTCCCTAATCCAGAATATCCAGTATCAGGAGTTACTTCCTGGCTGGCTTTTGTTGGGGTTACAGTTTTTTCTTGATTGTTTATATCAGATGGGATATTAACATCAACACTTGCATATGAAGTGACGTCCTTAGTCCCATTTGCGACTATTTCTAATGTTCCAGTTGGAACGATATATTGACTTGGGATTGGGTAAACAGTAACTGTGCCCAATCCAGAGTATCCCGTATCTGGTGTTATTGTTTGTGTATCACCAGTAGGGGTTGCTGTTTTATTCTGGTTGTTAATGTCTGATGGGATGTTGACTGTGACAGATGAGTATGCTGTGCCAGTAGGTGCTGTATATGTATCATTAGTAGTCGCTATTAAAGTATCTAATATAACAGATTCTTTAAATGAATCAGTTGATTCATAAATATCTATAACACCGCCATCTGGAGCAGGACAGTTGGAACTACTAATATGATAAATTTTAATTGGTCTGCCGTTACTATTTTTACCTTCTAGCAAAGGAGTTTTAACTGTATCATTAATATGCACTTCAAAATTTGTATCCCTTGAAGCTCCTATTAAATATAGAAGAAATCCTGCTCCTGGAACCCTATATGTATTTTGGCTATTCGCATTAACGATACCCGCATTCATTGTTCTTATATATTGCTTATTTTTTAGGGTTCCAATAATGTTCGCCGTTAATACTGAACTTGTCAAAGTAATATTAGACGATAGGTGGTTAATAATCGTTAATGGTAAAGTTTTACTCACATAATCAATCGCCACTTCTGCAGAAGCATAATTAGTTACATCGTAAGTGCCATCATCATCAATATTTAATGTTCCATTTACTAACTCACTGGCAGTTATCGTTTTAGTCGCTTGTATACTATAATACCCGGCTGGCACCGTGACAGTGCCGCCGACCGCACTTAAACTATTGCTATTATTTCTAGCAACTCCACTACCGACATAATTTTCATCAATAGCTCTAACAGTAACAACTCCTAAACCAGTATAGCCATTATCGGCTACAATAGTTTGTTCTTCTTCTGTCGGAGCGACATTTTTATCTTGATTATTGATAGTTGCTCCAACAGGCACATTAACTGTAACTCTAGATAAGAACTTGCCGCTACTTGGTGTTACTATACCATTTGCGGTTGCAGTTATTTCCTCTGTTGGAACTTCTTCAATTTCAACCGGTGCCGTTACATAAGTATCTGCGGCAACCGCTATCTGCGGACTATCGCTTGGGGTTATTGTTGTGGCACCTTGACGAGTTACACCGGTGCCTACATATGTGCTGCTAATCGGATTTACTGTAACTGTTCCTAGTCCAGTATAGCCATTATCTGCTGTCACTAATTGCTGGCTTTCTGTTGGAGTTACTGTTTTATTTTGATTATTTATAGTTTCACCTGGGGTTTCTCCACCGGCTAACTTCCTAATAGCAGGAGCCATTTGAGCTGGAGTATAAGTATTTTCTGTGCCATTTTTTTCTCTAATCGCATCAGCAATATCTTGATAGTATTTATTATTAGTATAAACTGTTGTTTCTGGCATTAGTAACTCACCCCATCTCCATTCTCGATTGGCGAGGTGATAAATAAAGTATTTATATTCTCATCAATCGTAATTCCTAATTCACTTGCTAATGTGCCAACATAGTTCCAATTAGTTCCATCATACACATATTCGTGAACTGAATTGGCTTGAATATAAGGAGTTGGCATTGCTGCTCCTTTATAGTAAATTGGTTTTGCTGGTGAATTATTAACACTTAAAGTCGGATTTTCTGCTGTATTTGTATAAGTATATTTTACCATAATTCTGGAACCAGTTAATAATCCAAAATCTTGGCAAGTAACTGTTTTTGCGGCGACCGCTGCTCCGGTATTACAAACGCCGTAGTGAATAATGGATTTGGAACCATCAAAACCTACACCATCAATAGGTGGGAAGTTAGATAAAACGCCTGCTGCTGTTGCGACGTTTGCCTGTTGAGCCGTTCCAGCAGTAGTTGCATAATCAGCGAACTCCGCATCGGTTGACATAATAATGCGGTAGTTTTCTGGATGCTCACTATTTCTCAATTCAGTAGGTAAATCAAATAAGATTTTGCCTTTACCGGTTTCAGCATCTATCGCAAACAAAACACTGCCGGGTTCTAATGCTGGATAATTTGTATTTTCTGCTAAGTCGGTAATTGTGCCTACTTTCATCTTAATTAAAGGTGTTGTTCTTTCATTATCTGGCATTTTATACGTCTCCTTTCTCTCTTTATTATATCATAAAATTTCCAGTAATAGGAAATCTTTATTTCCTAAGTTAATTGAAAATTAAGACTATATATTTACCTTCATTTGGCCAAAAAAAATAAGGGTCTCCAAAAGGAGACCCTTATAGGTTAATAATTAGGTAAATCGTCTCAATATATTGTGCCTTCAACACTATCTAACTTTGCGTTAATTTGTTGAGCGATATTACTCATAAAATCGTTATTGATACTCGCGTCAATGGTGCTTTCATCAAGACCATTTAAAACTTGCCCAGTAGCGTCCTTTGTTCTTATATTATAAACGAACTTTTCATTGGCATCGTCTAATTCATAAAATCTCAATACAAATTGGACTGCACCTGCGGCTTTTGTAACGTCACCCTCGATACACCAAGGTATAAGCATCTTAGCTTCGTGAGCGACTTCATTCTCATCAAAATATCTCGGATAAGAAGAGATATCATAGAATGGGACCGGGTAGAAGCCACCCTCCCCGGCCGCATTTATATACTCAATCATACAAGATGTTTGAGCTAAATCTTTGTATTCATAATATCTATCTACTAAGAAATATACTGTTTCTGCTCTGTGGTCTTTTGAAACACTTAAAAAAGTAGGAACAGATATTTCTCTCTTGCTGAGATCGACATCAAAAGTTCTTTCATCTGACGGCAAAATGATAGATAGAATAGGCTTATTGTTATAAGGATTTATAACATTGCCTTCTTCATCCTTTGACTCAATCCCTCATAGGTATTTTATATATTCCTCAGGAGTTGTAATCATAGGTTATCTACCTCTCTTACTATCCTTCGTTTGTTTCTCCGCCGTCAACTTGGCCTTCTCCGCCATTACCTGCTTCGCCACCATCGATAACGTCTGCTGGTTCATCACTTGGTTCTGGTTGTGGAGTTGGTGTTGGATTTACTGGGGCATTGCTTCCAGTAGCAACATAAATTGTGCCGAATTGTTCGCCACTATTCATTAAGATAGAAGCTTCATTTAATTCATTCTTAACAATGAAGTAATAGAAACCTGCTGCTAATGGATGGAATGGAATAACGCCTTTTCCTTCAGTGAACTCAATCTTACCTGCGGCGTCAGCCATATATCCTTCAGCAATTGGGTCCATATCAGCATTGTCACCAGTTACCATATGCCATTCATAACTAACTTCATCATAAGCAGCTGGTTCAGCAATTTCAATTTTAGTGCTTGGGTCGCCGCTTACAACAGTCTTAGTCCAATCTTCGAATAAGACTTCTGGCACTTCAGGCATTGCTGTAACTCTGATGATGCCAGCAGCTTCTTTGTCAATTTCTTCAGTATCATTATTAAAACTATTAACTACTTTAACTGCATAATAACCAGGTTCTGTAACCTCTAATTCAGGTCCAGAAGTGCTAATAGAAACTGGCTCAACCATATGACCTTCAGCGTCTAATGCTTCACTCTTAAACCACTCATAGGATAAACCAGCTGATTTAGCAGCTTCAAATACTGGGCCGACTTCAGCAGCACCTAAAGTGATTGCGGCCGGGCCTACTTCGCCAGCCTGAACCTGGATATTGGACTGTTGTGCACCTGGCATCTGAGATTGGTCAATAGTTTCGTTCTTCGCAAGACTATACTCAGCTTCTTTAATGACGAATCTCTTCGGCATTTCTTTTTTGATTTCTGGAGCACTTGCATATGGGATATATAACATATCACTTTCTTTTGAACTAGCCTTTTTGCCACTTACGCTATTTCTTGCTTTTGCGAAATAATAACCAGGTTCACTGACAATCGCATAAGCAACCTTTTCATAAACTGTGACTGGGCCTTCTACGAAGTCTAAACTATCAACACTAACAACTTCAAATGTGTCATTAGCCAATTTTTGATAGTAAATCCGATCGGTTTCGGCTGCGGCCGCACTCTCTAATTCAATCGGAATAAACTTAATTTTAGCAACTATACCATTGGCTCCGCCATCAAGCTGATCTTTCTTAGCAAATATATAACTAATATTACCACTATCAGCAAGAGATGAAGCCTCAACTAATAATTCTAATTTGCCATCAGCTAAATCAGCCTCATATAAACCTTCAGCTTCAGCAGCTCCCATGATATGTCTTAAATTACGAACAAATACTGGGACATCTGCGAGCTCAGGAGCAGTTTCATCTGCGGAATCAGGATCTGAGTCTTCTAAGTAGAATAAAATCATTGCTCCCTGGCCTTCAGTATCAATCATTTTTGCTGCTTCATCATCTTCAAATAATGAATAATTTAAGCTGTCAACAATTGACATTTGAGCTGGTAATGAACTGAAACTATATTCTAATCCTCTACCCTCTTCTGGAGCAACTGAAGAATCTTCCTGTGTTGCCCATTCAACGAATCTAACAGCAAATTTAATATTACCAACAGCTTCTGTTAATTCATCACCAATAACCCAACCAAAGATAATTTTATCCTTTTCAGATTGAGTATCTTTTAAGAAGTCTCTAGAGACGCCTTTCTTTCCAGCAGCATCTTCCCATTCAATATAAATATGACGAGTTGCTAAATCAACTGCATCATAATATCTATCAATTTTGAAGAATACTACTTCAGCATACTTATCACCACGAACACCAATTTGTCTTAATTGACTTGGAACTGTGATAACACGAGTATTTGCGTTAATCTCTAAAAAAGGTTCGTCTAATGGAAGTCTTAAAAAGTAAGGGTCTGAACCCGCACGTCCCTGACCAATAGCAAGCTGAGCTAAGTCATTGATATGTTGAAAATATTCATTTAAACTAGTGATTTCTTTTGAAGTTTCCCCATCGATAAAGGCTTTATCTTCTGCGACTTCTGGATTAAGTTCAACTTCTTTTCATTCTCCATCTTCTTGAACTCTTCTAAAATATTTGTAATCAATATCACCATTTTCTAGAAGAACTTCTTTAATAATTGGAGCTAATCCAAGTTTTGCAGAGGCTTTTTGGAATAATACGGTGTATTTTTCCTTATTACTACTATCAATATAAGTAATCATCTAATTTCCTCCTTATCTTCCTTATAAATAGAGGGAGATATTAATTATCTCCCTCTTAATCTACTATTATACTTAATTTTGCATTAAGTTTGATTATTTAGAACTGACCTTGGAATATACTTCTTTCCATTGGTCGATTTCATCAGCTGGAACAGTGACTGACTTTACCATTGTTTCTCCGCCATCATTTGTCAACATTTTATTAGCATCCGCCTCTAAGCGGTATTTTAATGTATAGTAAATATCTTCAAGATGAACAGGAGATGTTATTATGCCGTTTGTTCCTAAATATGTATAAATAGGTGTTTTTCTCATACTAATCCTCCTTAACCGACTTGTATATAACTCTTTGACATAATGTTAGAGAAATTGCCATCTGCTCTTAAGAATCCATTATATTGAGCGGTTGTTTTGTAATAGAATGTTAAACTATTTGTGCTACCAGCATTATGGTTATAAATCTGCCCGCCAATACTACCAGTATTTTCAATAAGATTTCTACTATCAAGTCTAACTAAATCAGAACCTCCATCAGAAGTTCCAATTTCAAATGACTCAACAGATGCATACATATTACCAAATGCTCTTACGCCCATAGAGCAGACTTTTTCTGGTACCTTAATTGCGATAAGTGAAGCACCAGTAGCAAAAGCATTATTAAATACATCCGATCCAATAAGAGCTAGACTGGATGGTAATATAATGCTATTCTTTTCCGCACCTTCCGCAACCGGAGTAACAGTCTTTATTGATTGGAAACCTTGGAAGAAGAAATTACCAAGAGTTCTAACCCCTTCTGGGATTTCAACATATTCCAGTTTCATTGTCACTGTGCCAGTTGGTCTTGAACTTGCGGCCAATGTTCTAACAGTGCAAGGTTCAGATGAACTTGATTTCCAGAAGATGTGAGTAATATCTTTACTTAAATCACCATGATATTTAGTGAAACTATTACCAAGTGTAATGACTGGTAATCCATTATAATAACTTGGTAAAGTAATCTTACCAGATACCACATAGTCTGGGTTAAGGTCAATCTTATAACCATTTGCTACGTTGTAACTCGCATCTTGATAAGCGGCTATAATCGTAGTCGCACTTTCATTATAAGACGCTGGTTCGAATACAAAGTATTTTAAATCAGTTGCTTCATCATGAACATTTTGCTTAATATAGACTAAATAAATCTTAACATTATCTTCAGTTACAGAAGTTCTGCTTAAATCTAATAATACAGATGGCAGTTTATTTTTAGAAGGTAAAGCATTTGCTATATCTCTAGTATAACCTTTGAAATAATAAATCTCTTGTTCTTCTAAATCATTTGGTGCGTATATTGGTAATTCTGTTAATGCAGGAATTGGACGACCATAAGTTGTTTGCTGAGTAGCAAACAATGTTCCATCTGGATTATAGTATTCAATTGTGTATAATGTCTGAGTAAATACTGCATATAAAGTGATAACACTTTGTTCTGCACTAAATACTTTACTTTGACCTAAAGCAGTCCAGGAGTTAGTAGAAATGTCATAAGCCAACTCGCCATCTGGCTCAAAGGCCCAACCAATGAAATCATAATACTGTCTATATGGAGTAGCCTTAGTGCTAATTTCAGGAATTGGTTGTCCAGTATAAGTATCTGGATTATATCTAACAACGTCTAATTCAATTTCCTTATTTGTATTAGGATCAATTTGAATATATTTTGCTAAATAAGATTCCTTAATTTTTGCGGCTCTAATTGTTAATTGCGGCCAAGCTAAACCATACACAGAGGTTAGTTCGTCTTCGGCGATTGCTTCGCCGTCCGCATTATTAACATACATCTCACCAGTAATAGTAGGTCTTGTCGCACTCGCAGAACCATTTGTATTAGTGAACTGATTAATTAAGCCTAATTCAGAAGCAGATTCATAGTCTTCAATGAAAGTATCTAATAAGGATAAATCGGTAATTGTTGGGACAATACTCTCATCTAATGTATAAATCTTCCCATTCAAGGTTAAATTATCTCAGTTACTATCTGGAGTATATGCTATATAAGTACTATGGTCGGTTAATTCATAATAATTCGTTCCAGCAACTGGACTTTCACCATATTCTACTAAAGTATAAGGAGTTCAATTAACATTATTCATTTGGATTGCTAAGGTTCCATCTGTCCCTACTTTTCTAGCAACTGTATTTGCTAAAATCTGGTAAGAACCATAACCAAGTGCGTCCGCATCGGTTTGAATTGTTGTTAATTTACAAGCCTCTTCATAAGTTCTATTTGGATCATAGTCAGTGATATTCTCAAGATATAAACCTTCATATGTCTCATGGTCTCTATATTTCGGAGTACCATCAGCATTAAGAACAACATTGCCTTCTTCATCGAACTCTAATACAACCGGTCTTTCTGTTAAAATCTTAGTTAAGTTTTTATTCTCAGCCAATCTTAATTCAGTTGTTGATTTTGGCAAATGTAATGTATCAAGAGGAGCACCTTTCGCAAATACTGCATAAGGTAATGCTGTATTTAATGCTCTAAACTCTTGTAGTTTTTCAGAACCAGAAACATCTTGGAAATCTGCTAGTCTACGAAGACCAGTTAAGTTAATCTTCTTTAGCAGAGTTTTCTTATTGTTACTGTTAGCATCATCACCTAAACTAAAGATAGTACCAGAACCAGCTTGGTCATTATAATAACCTGGAATATCACTACCAAGAGTAATATCAAGTAATCTCTTACCATGATAAATACCAATAGAGTCAAGATATTTTGTGCTTAAATCGCCTAAACTAGATAAGAAATCACCAGCTGGGAAATAAACAATTTGTTGTTGTAAAACACTTGTTTTGAATGAGTCAACACGACTTGGTTCTACATCAACAGTTATACCATTTGGATATTTTTCTGGGCTATAGGCCTCCGGAGATACTATTCTATTGGTATCATCATACCAGACTACAACATATTGATTTAAGAATGGAGTTGCAGTATATTGCGGAATGGTATCGAAATATGGCACTGGGTATGGAGCCAATTCTTGGTCTGGTCTTGCGGTTGAAGGTAATTCAGATAATGTATTACTATCTAAGTAAATATCAGAAGTACCAGAAGCATTAACATTTAAACGCATATAAACTTGCTGTTTAGCCGCTTCAACTTCATAGTCACCCGCAGTTCACTTAGCATCCATATAATTCAAACGATTAGTAATAAATAACTCTCTTGATAAGATACGATCACCTTGGCAAGCGTATAAATAGTTACCACTACTACCAGATTGAATTGTACCAGCAGTATCATAATAACCTTGAGTAATAGGAGCTAAGTATTTATAATATTCATCTAATCCAATAGCGATAATTGGTCTCTTACCTCTCATCGCAATAGAGTTTTTGAATACATTTGGATTACATGTGTAAGCACCTTCAATGGTATTATAACTTAATAGTGCTCCATCTCCACCGCTTCTTAAAGAAGCATATGTACTTCTAATATTTGCCCCAAACATATCAGCAAAATTAACCCAAAGCACACTTTCAGGAGTCGAGAATGTTTTATTTTCAGTAGCATTTTCATTATAATCCCATAATAAAGCACCAACGTTATTTAAGCCTAATTGTGTATCAATATCATAAAAAATTGGATACCAGATATAATCGCCGCCTTCTTCTCTTGGACCAAATGACGCAATCATCATATTTTTACCACGAGAGTCATAGCATAATAATAATTCAGTCATAATAAAGTAAATAGCACAATAGTGTTCGTCTAAATGCTTATTAAACTCTGCTCTGAACTTTTGACGTCTATATTCTTTTGTATCTGCAGTAAATATACCGTAAGTTTTATCTCCAATAGTTTCATAAGATACTGTATTATCACCAGTGATAGTAGACACGACTGGAATACGTTTTGGCCCGCCTTCTTCCGCAGTCCAGACATGATTAGTTGCCTTGTCTGTATCTGTAGAATCTAGCCAGTTAAATAAGACCTCAAGATTAGCATATTTTTTACGGAGATAGTTACACATGGCAGTATTATCATTACCAATTGTCTCACTATAATCTTTGCCATCAAGTGTTGTCGTATAACTTGCAGCGGCCTCAATTTCATCAGCTTCTTTATTATATCTTGGTTCAAAATGTAATGGAGCCTCTAACTTTGGAGCACTTTCAGTGGCATCACCAGATAATGTGCCAAATCCAGCTTGTCTTGATTCTTCGTTCGGATATTTGAATGAGCACCAAACACCCTGGTTATCTCTTAATTCCCAGCATTCAGAAACTTCTGCGATTGTTGGGTGAGAACCATCTTCATTTACGACATAAGGATGTTCGACTTCTTCTTCAAATCCATAATATTCATTAGCACTCTTATCAAGATTAATATTGTATCTACCAATATAAACATAAGAACCATCTTTTTTCTTGTGGAATACTAAGAGTGGGAATCCATAGACAGAAGTACGATAATTTTCACCATTAATTCCGAGGTCATCTAATGGGTGTTTATTATATAAGCCATTTCCCATCATATTGGCAAAACCAGTATTATAAGAACCTGAAGATTCCATGTAGTCAATTTTCCAGGTGAACTTATTAGTGGCTAATGAAGTATTATCCATATGCCATTTTTTACCAATTTTATTGCCATCTTTATCTGTACCACCATCCGCAATTGGAGTACCTGCTAAAGAACCTTGTGTATAAACCCAAGTTTTCTTAGCATTTTTAAACTTTGTCTTATAGTTTCTTCTTGGATAACCTTGAGAAGAAGTTCCTTGAACGTTAATATCTACATTTTCTGAGGTAAAACTCGGACAATGTGTATAATATTCAAACTCAGTTATTTCACCTTTAGCCAATAGTCTATCTGCTGTTGGGTTAACAAAAGTAATAGAAGCTGCTTTAGTATTATTAGATGCTTTAATATAAGGCAATCTATCATCGTCATACATTGACATATCAATGACAGCATAAGGCATTGTTGGACTATCAGGATGGTCTTCATTGTATTGAATTAATTTATTATAGTCTAATGCAGTATCATCATTGACATTAGTTAATTGGTTTTCATCATACAATGAAATATCTTTCATGTCAGATAAGTAGTTATGAATTACTTCTGGCATCGTTAAAGCAACTTTGTAGATTCTAAAACTATATAAATCAAAATCACAATACTTAGAATTAATTAAGAATGGAATTGATTGCATTAAGAAATATGGAACATTATTTAAATCTGCGGCACCAGTTAAAATACCATTTAAATAAATGTATAAAGTCGTATTAGTCTTATCTACAACAAATGTAATACTAATAACTTCATCTTCTTTATAACGAACGTTAACAACTTTACCTGCGGTCGCAAAATATGCTTCTTGAGTGCCAATTGCGAAACCATAGCCGTTACCATTTAAATACTTAAAGGCAACACCATTTTCAGTTTCAACAATCTTTCTAGTCGGGTTAGATTGTTCCATTTCTTTGTTGCCGTCAGAATCTACCTTAACAGTATATCCTCTTGCTTCAATTTCTTCAAGAGTTAATTCTTCACCCTTTACGTTTTCTCTACCATCTCTATCATAATATTTATATAACGGGATTTGAGTAACAAGGGTTGAATATTTTTGAACGTTCCTAATTCTAAATCTAATTTCAAAACTGTAATCAGTATCATTATTAATACTTAAATTACCAAATGGTATAGTAACAGATGCATCATTTGCTACGGATAAATATGAACCACGTCCATCATTATCATCTTTTCAACCATTATTATACCAGTTAAAGTTCTCAAAATTAGCCGCAAAATTACCAACAGAAGATTTCCAAGTACTTCTATTAGTTCTTATTTCTGAACTAGAACGACCAGCAGAGCTGAAATTAGTAATTAATGCAGATTCATTAACTAAACCTAAATCTCTTGAACCTTCTGTGGTGATATTAATAATTACATCTTTACTGCTAACACCGCAAACAATAGTAAATCTATTTTCACCAACACGGTATAAAGATGTAACGTCTCAAGTTAACCAACCAGAGCTGCTATAAGCAACATTTACTGGTGAAGCCGCAATTTCTACACCATTGTGATAGAAATGGACTTCTGTTGTTAAACCATACTGCTGTTGGACTGGGTCATATACCATATATGGAATAATCGCATTTTCATATTGGACGACTGTCTCTTGATATGGACCAGTCCAAATAACTGGGACATTTTCATCATTTTTAACTCAAGCAGCCTCATAACTGACTCTATCTGACTCTAAAGTAGTACCATTAATTTCGGTACTAACCCATAAATCGACAGTGTGCATACCATGAGATTGATCTGGAATAGATAACGTTTGTCTGCTACCCATATTTTGGTTAGTTAACGTAACTCCAGTAGGGAACTCATTATTATCAACTGCAGCATGTAATGCTAATGTTAAATTATTACCATAAGGAATATAACTTAAATTAAGTCCACCAACATCCGATTCAAGAACTGCTTTTATATAACCAGAACCAGCCGGTTTTTCAAGATGCATATCAACAAATCTTAAGTTATTAAATACTCTAGTCGCAGCATTTTTTGCGTTTGCGGCCTCAGCTCTAATACGCAATGACATTCCGGTTCCAATATAACTTACTTCCCCGACATCAATTAAGATAGGTTCGCCAATCGGCACACCATTTCTAATAATTGTATAAACTGGGTCTGTACCAACATTAGAACTCGCAAAAAACTCTAATGTTAAATTGGCTTCATCATCAACCGTAGTTGTATTAATAGTAAGACTAATGTTGTAAGACTGTCCTGAAATATAAGTAAAACTACTTCCGACTGTTGAGGTGTCTGGAACAATAGTAAGTTCCTGTACGACGACTTCTCCGCCTCCGCCGCCACCTGAGCCACTTACAGCTAATAGTTGAGCATTTATAACTGATTCAGCCACATCAATAGAAAGAACTCTAAAAAAGCGTCCATCTGAGTTTAAAATCAGATCGTCAGTTTGCGGAGCTACGTCTGGATTTTCTAGAGCACTAAATGCAATAATATAATTATCATCGCTGTCATCTTCAGAAACTTTTTTAATTTCTTCTTCAGTACCTCTAGCATAAATAATACCAGAATTACCGCCACCCATTAAATGTTTTGTTCCTTTTGCGTCAAGATAGATTTTGTTGGTATCTGTCGCAAAATATAACTTACCATCATAATAAGGTTGGCTTAAAATCTGTGCTTCCGTTCCTCTAATAGGCCAGAACTTTATTTTATCAGCCATATAATTCTCCTTTCTTTCCTAGTATAAAAAAATAGGGAGAGAGGACATACCTCTCTCCCTAATGTATTTATCCTCTAATACACATAAAGAATTTCGAAGATTTATTAACTTACTTTGTCCTTAGAATGTTCCCCAGACATAGTTAGCTGTAATAGCATTTCCAGAAGCAGTAATCTGTAAATTATCAGAACCAAGAGTGAATGTTAATGCTTTACTATTAACAGCAACATCAGCTTCATCAACCAAAGCAATAGTTTCGCTAACAGTAGCAACATTATTAGCAGCAGAAACTGCAACTGCTGTATTGGTTAAATCTAATTTAGATACAGTATCAACAACTTCAATTGGAGTAATTTGAGTAGCAGTAACGTGGCCATTATTTGTTGTTAAACCAGTAACAACATTAAATGTCTTAGATGCATGAGCACTCTGACTGTCTTTAGTACCAGTAGAAGCATCTCCGTTTGTAGCATTAGAAATAGAGCCATGAGCAATTGTGACAACTGCTTTTTCACCATTTGTTCCAGTATGAGTAGAACTAACTGCGATTTGGTTGCCAGCAGCAACTTCCATAGATGCTAAAACTGTATTGGCACCATCTTCAATCTGGATACCATTGCCAGTATTATTAGCACCTAAACCCTTGAATGCAAATACTTCATCACCAGATGGGACAACATCATAGAATAATGAAGTAGAAGTAATCTTGCCATCAGAACCTTCAGTACCATTAGCGATGATTAAATCTCCACCATGTGCGGTTACTGAACCACCACCACTAGTTGGAACAGTATAAGAATCAGTACTAGCACCGACTAATTTGAAAGTATCACCAACTTCAAGTGCTGGTTTACCAGAGGCAGTAATACCTTCTACATCATCAGCATAAGAACCACCTGTACCAACAGTGCCTTTATACTTTAAGGCATCGAGGCTCTTATTCATACTGTCAATTTCGTCTTTAGTATAAACATTTAAGTTAGCAACGCCATTGACAAAATGAACTTCATCTGCGGCCGCAGTATGAGTACCTAAAGTAATTTTTGGATCAATAGTTGCTTTTGGAGCATTTTCTTGTGTATCTTCAACTGTAATGGAGAAGCCCTGAGCTTCTGCCGCTCCGGTAGCACTCTTTAATGTAGTATCTGCTGCAGCAATTTCAATGTTATTGGCCGCACCAGTAATAGAAACATTCTGTCCTCCGGAAACAGTAATACTGCTAACATCGACAGCTGTAGCACTTGCATTTGCCTTGCTCTGTAATTTAATTACAGCAGTATCGCTATCAGCAACAACAGCCGCAGAACCCATTTCATAAGAAGTGCCAGTGATAGTTAAAGCCTTGCCACTGCTGGATACGCTAACACCATTTGCACCTTCCATTGAGATAGATGGTACAACATTGCCTTCGCCCGCTTCGTGAATAACATTATCACTCTGATCTCTTAAGGCCCATTGTACTGTAGCAACACCATTTGCTGTTGTAATACTTGGAGTTAAATCTTTAATAGCTCTACTATCTGGAGCATTAATTTGTTTCCATTCACTACCAATTTTAACAGCAAGAATATTGTCATTAGAAACATACGCAAAATCGCCATCGTTGAATGGAGTTGCGGCATTTGCAGCTTCTAACTCTGATAAAGTGGTGTAAATATGGATATCACTATTAACTGGAAGTGCGGTACTTTGACCTGTACCAATAAATAATCTACTGGTTTGCTTAGCTTCATCAATAGTTAAATAAAAAGTACCTTCCTCAACACCATTACCTTGTTTTAATGTGTTTAAGCCGGCTAATGTACCCTTTTTAAAGTTAATTAAATTAAAAGCCATTTTTAATTCTCCTTTCGTTTAATTATTCGCCCTCACTGAGTTCATGCCATCTTAAGCGTTCGTTAATCTCAGTTACAGACGTATCTAAATAGGATATAGCTGAACCTACGTTCAGATATTTTCCTTCAACTGGGGTAAAGGTCCCCATTGTAGTCTCTAAAGTCGAAACCCTCTCTTCTAATCCAGGAATACTTTCTGTGCCATTAATTACATTCTCCAAACTAGACACCCTGGATTGTAAATCTTGAATGTCGGCATTCATGTCTGCGACATCATCTGGGTGATCTTGGATTCATGCGGCAATTTCTTCAAGTGTATCAAGACTCTCTTTAGCACCTTCTGGAACAAGGACACTCGCTAAAATCTCTCTAACAGATTTGCCCTCATCATCAGGATTTTCGCCTACTAAAGTATCTACCCTATCTTGAAGATCTTGGATCGCTTGTAAGTCTTCTGGAGATAATGAACCAATAACTTCAGTCCAGGTTCCATCACCTCTTAAAAACTTTAACTGGTCACCAGCATTTGGAACTGGAACTAATCCAGATACACCTGCGGTTTCCGCTGTGGCACCTCGCATAACCGGGACATTCAGTGCTTCAGCAAGTGGCTTATTCACTCATTTGTCTTCGGCCTCATCGTAAACTAAAAAGTCTCCGTCCGCAAGTCCTTCATCAAAGACTATATCGGCTATATCTGAGAGCGAGATATCTCCTCCGATACTAGAAGAAGAGCTAGAAATTAGTCTATTACCTAAATATAATTTTCCAATAGGCTCGCCGAGGTCATTCGCTTCATCATTGTTATAAACAAAATACAAAGTATCTTGGTCTTTTGTTTGTAAACTATTATATAAAGCTTGTGAGCCTCGCATAAATTTGACATAATTTACTGCCATTTCTTCTACGACCTCCTTTACTATTTTATTTGTAATTTTGTTTTTATTCTTTAATTTAGTTTGTCCTTACAAAGTAAAAAGAGGGAGTTTTTATACTCCCTCTTAATTTTTATTTTAATTATCTACTCGCTCTACAAATAATGCAGTATTACCATCGTAAGCTACTCTTAAATCAGAGCCATCTCCTGTGGTAGCCCCCGCTCTAGATGCACCTAAAGCAATAACATCTCCAGCATTTAGAGAAAGTATTCTAGCACCAATCGCAAATACTCCAGCTATTGATACATTATCAGCTGAATTTTCTATTGCTTCTGTTGTAGATGTAATAGAGGCAACGGTGCCAGCACTATTTATTTTTACTATACCAACTCTGAAGTAAGCCGCTTTATAATTAACACATCTAATACCAATGTTACCTTGTACTTTATACGTTCCAGCTTGATTTACTTTTATACTACGAATACCATTTCTTTCAACTAATTCATAGTCAGCGACTCCATATGTAACAATTTTAGTATCAGGCAAAGAAATTAATTGAGGATCATTAGTAGACGTAGCCGTAACAGGGATATCAGCAGTTGCATCTACACCGCTCACTTGGACTCCTCAGAAATTACCAGAAGTTTCAATAGTGCCTAATTGCTCTAAAACTCATGTTTTAATACCATATAATGTATTAACAGTAGCGGCATCTCCGACATTTCCAATAAGGTCATTTTTAACCTTATTCATTCTATACTCTAATCTGGCGATCGCTGTATTAATTGTATCACTTTCTAATATCGCACCTTCACTGCTACCATTATTACTCAAATTGTAACCTATAAGTCGTAAATCGCCTATATTTTTATTAGTTGCGGTTAATGCTCCAATACGACTATCTAATGATAATGATGTAATAACTTTAGCATTGTCAATTCCTTCACTGACACTTAAACTACCTTTAGGAATAGTTACAGAATAAGTCTCAATTCCAGTTTTATGCCCCTTATCATCAAAACTTCAACCTGTAATATCAAATGTCTCTCCAAAATGAGGAACTAATACGCCTATTTGCTTTGGTTCAACAGTAATCGGTTCACGATGTTCAAATTTTATTCCATCACCGGACGCTGTGACTCGAATCCAATCATCTCCGCTCAATGCGACAGTATCTTGGGTGCTGCGTGCAACTAAACTTCCGCCATTACCAGTGATAGTTTTGAATCCGTAAGGCAGTGTATAGGTGTGAGCCTTATTCTTTCTAATATGACCCGCCTCATCATGGGTAATATCTTGAACTGTAATTGTATCACCATTACCATTAATATCGCTTGCGAATGCTGGCTGTGTATCAATAGATTGAACCAAGTGTCCAATAGCAACTGAATCACTATCTGCGGTAGCCGCTAATTTAATCCATTTGTTTCCAGAATTAACATTTATAGTATCCTGAGTGTTTTCTGCTACAAGATCGCCTGCCGCATGTGCCAAATTAGCAATACCATTATTCTCAACACCAATACTTACAGTCTTAAATCCATAAGGTAGAGTAACTGTATCTTCTTGCTTAGCAACTACGTGGCCCATATTATCTAATATAGGAGTATATAATACCAATTTATCGCTACTGTTTTCAGAAGGAACATTATCTATATTTAAGTTAGTGGTAATTGGATTGTCTGTTCCAGCTTTAAAGGTATGTTCTAATTTAATATGAGGCTTAAAGTCTGGAGCCTCTCCAGCAGTAGTTGTTAATTTAATTCAACGATTATTATCTGCGGCCGCAGGTTCTCCGGTCGGAATGGCTGGTGCCGCACCTACCGCAGTATTTGATTTTTGCTTACTGTCTCAATCGCCGCTATGAACTCGTCCATATGCATCTACCATAACGACTTCCGCAGGTTTCAGTTGATCGAACTTATCAATAATATCATTTAATGTATTAATACAACCTTGTACTGTTTGGCGGTCACGAGTAATCATATCGCCTTCAAGTAACATCTTATTAACTTTTAAGATTAATCCATGCATTGTATTAATCTGTTCTGAGAATCCTGGCAATTCAGTTAAGGTTCATTCAAATCCTTTATATTGTAAATCAACGTCATCATGTTCTGGCACTTCTGGATTCCATTCAGCGCCTTCCGCAAATATGTCATTTTCATCTTCTACGACAAACTTGCCTGGATATCTGTAATAATCTACACCTTCTTCGAAGGTTTCTGCTAAGACATATTCTCCATTAACTTTTTTATAGTAAACATTTGGAATAAATATATGTTTAGACTCTCATTTTACTTTTCTAAATTGACTAATATCTTCATAGCCAGCTAATTTATTTTGGTCAGTCGCAATAACTCTAAGCCAGTTGCCATCTTCGTCCTCTTCATAATATTCATCTTTTAATACATAGTAGATAAAAGCATTTGAAGGAGTTAATGTATACCAATCCGCTTCGCCCTGTCCTGTGCCTTCTTCAGCAGCCTCATAACTTAATTTTCTATAATATGTTGGATTTTCCGGATCATCTGTATAATAATAATCGACATATCCATCTTTATTAAAATCTTCCAAATTATCAATTATAGTTACATTCGCTAATGAGTAAGCCGGTTTTACCAATTCTGGAACAAGTTTTTGTTCTAATACTAATTTTAAGTCGCTAGGATCAATGCTGTTTTCTAATGCATACTGTTTTCAACTATTCAATGTTCGCAATTCGTTATCAGTATCTTCAGCAGTATTTTTATATTTACAACCTAAATATCTAACATATGTTTTTGTGATAGTTTCTTCAGGGTTTCCCGCATCAGGGATAGACACAATAGACTCTTCACAGTTTTGGAGTGTTTCTGTAATTCCAGCAAACTCATAAACATAAATATCATCTATTTTTTTAATATAAGTTCCATCAACTTCAAGTCCAGGAGCCGAAGTGGTTCCTATTGGTTCTCTAGTTAAATTTTCATCAATTAAATCATAAGTTGAGTGTCTTGGGTCAACTTCAATACCAATTAAAACCCGATATCCAATTAAAGGATTTTCAATTCAGCTACCTTCAGTAGGCCCTGAGACTAAAATCCTAGCATCTTTTTTAGCGGCTTCAAAACTATCCGTTTTACATAAAGTAATAGAATCAAAATCAATTGCTTCTAAGCCAGTTTTATTATTTAACTCATTTTCCCAAGCCGTTTTATCCGCACCTGTCGCAAAAGATTTTATACCTAAATAATACTTATTTGCTTTGTAAAAATGCGGGCGGGCTTCTTCTGGAGTATTCTGATCTTTCACCTTTTCGATATTAGTTAAATGATAGTATCCCCCATCAGTTTGAGCTAAAGCATCTAATTTTCTACTGTATCTTCTTCGAGTGGAATCTCAAGTTCATACTCATTCATCTGGATTTTCAGATTCTGGGTTATAATTTTCTTGAGTTAATTCTGGGTTTGGTGCACTCGGTTTTACGTCACCATAAACACAATCTTCAGAAATCTCTTCATTATTTAAAACAAGATAATAATTATTTGCGGTATCTATTTCTCCGGTTTTATTATCAGCAATAAAATCAAATGATTTTGCTCTGTATAATTTATTTGGTCTTTCAACCATATCAGTAATTTTGAAATCTTCTTCATTATCACTGAATAAATATTTTCTATCTTTGAAATAATATTTATTGCTTGTTGCATCATAATAAATATTATTGCTATCTAAAGTATCTGCGTCAACTTCTTGGATATTGTCTTTTTCAACAATAATCATACCCATTAAATCATGAACTGAATTAAGAGTGCCAGCTAAAGTATTTAAGGCTTTTGGATTATAACCGTTATATGGGTCATCATTTTCATCTCTCGCCCTTAGCATACGTTCACCCTGGCTTGAATTCCACTCTAAATGAGTATTTCTTAATGGAGTTTCTTCTGTTGCGGCTAAATCTGAGTTTTCTCCACCCAATAATATACGACCAGCCGTGTCTTTAAGATGAGGTTCACCATAAATGATATCCCAGATTTGAGATATAGTATTACCAATTTGAGGTAGCATAATACTTAATTCATAAGTATCTTCTGCTGGTCCTTTTGTATCACTATATTCAACTCCGCTTATTCCAGTAGGTTCAACCAAAATCTCATTTTTCTTATCAAAATAAGATGGAATAAACTTATTGAAACCAGCGTCGTTCCACCAAATAGCCTTATCAGGAATATCTGTATCTATTTCAGAATTATCTTCATGGGTATCTTTATAATCGACATCACTCTGTACTTCGAAACTTCAAGATGGCTGCATTAGCAATTTATAATATAAATTAGAAGTCTCTGGGCTCCACTGAGGTGGAATTACTACTCCATTTTTACCAGGAGCAATAGGAGCAATATCAAATGTAGGCACTACTGAGTTCAATTCAGCAATCATTACATAAGTGGCCTTGCCCTCTTTTATAACTTTTTGCCAAACAGTTGAGTCATAACCTCTGCCTAAGCCCTGACCACCACTTTTTTCTGCGAAATAAGTCTGGTCTACAATATAGTTAGAAGCATAATTATTTGTTATTTCAATGCCCGCAGACAATTCTCTATATTTACTTAAACTTTCAACAGTATTTAATTTAAGTAATTTTACTTCTTCTCCATCGACTAAAATTTGCCATAATTCTGGTTCTACGCCTTTAATGACAAAATCTTCAACTTTGAGTTTTAACTCTTCAGTTCCTTCTTCAGTGGTAATAGTTTCATAATGTTCTAAAGTATAGCCTAAATCTAAAATAAAATTACCATTTAAATTAGATAGCACTTCTTTCGAATATAATTGATCTAAAGTTTCGCCATCATTTATTACAGGTTTTCCTGGATAGAATCCGAAATCTTGATAGCGAACTCAACTAGTTTCATTCGATCCAGGAGTTGTCGTATTATCATCTGCGATTGAACGATAAGATACTCCCTCATAAGAGACTACATCCCCCTTTGAGTATGAAGTTCCTTCCTCTCAAGCATCAAAACTTTTATAAATGATAAATCCTTCATCGGTTATACCATCATAATATTCTGAATTATTTACTTTAATAGTTCTTCTGTATCCTGGATGAACAGTTGATATTTTATTGCCTTCTGCCTCATTCTTGAAAACATCTCATAACGCTTCTGGGCTAGGAGCTTCATCATAATCGACTAAAACGTAACGACCAACAAAAACTCCATCAGTCGCAGCATTCTCCATCATATCCCTTGCGGTATAATATGTCTTATCAAATTGGAAAGTAGATTTATTAACATTAGTTATATTTCCATAAAATCCCATATGTCCTTAGTCCTCCTCTCCATATAATATATCTACAATTAAATAACTCGTTGGGTTATTAGCGATAGCCTCTAATGATTGTTTACTAAAACTTAAACCAGTTACTCTGGCTCCATTTTTTATATCTAAATCAAAAATACCGGATACTCCAATTACAAGTGGCTTTACACTACCATTTAAATAAAACTGAGTACCAGGTAAGGCCTGAATACCTAACTGCGATATAGGATATACATCTTTAAAAGCAGTTCCATTTTCATATTGTATTTTAGAGATATTTTCTGGAGAGTTCTTTGAATCTTCATCGCTGTATCAACGAAATTGTTTTAAGTTTTTAGCCATTTTCTCCAATTCCTCCTTAATAAATCCTCTTAGCAGTTTCGATCGCATTTATACTCATTTGAGCATTTAGACCTAACTGTATTGAGAACTTTTGCATAATATATTCTCCAATAGCACCAGTTTCTTTATCGTTTATATAAATTAAAGTGTTCGGTGTTAAATAATATATTGGGACTACATTTAATGTCATCGCACTTGCTGGATAAGTATAAGTATATAGATATTCTTCTACTACATCCATCGCATTCTTACCTCGACTACTAATAGCAAATAGATCATTAAAACTTGCCGGTATTTTAATATGTGCGTATCCTGGTTTTCTTCATTTACTTTGGTCGACATTATCCTTTTCAGTCTCAAATATTACATTAGGAGTTTCTCTAAAATATATGGCTTTTATTTTGTCGTCATTAACTGCTTTCGACCTTTGCCCGATATTAGAGACACTATATTTATTTAATTCGCCCGTAGTATCTAAAAAATCAAATCAGAAATTTAACATTTCCGGGTTCTTTAAGATGTCATTATTTCATCCATCACTATTATAACTAAAATCTCCAAGAGAAACAAGTCATTTTGAATCTGCGGCCGTCGGTTCTGTTGTGTTATCATCCTCGATTGATCTATACACATTACCCTGGTATTCTACCAAGTCACCTTCCGCATATGCGGTGCCTTCAGCCCAGTCCGCTCCAGTATTCTCTATAAAACTACCATCTGGTTGATAAATAACTGTTTTCCCTTTTGCGTCTGGATTATAAAGTTCTCTCCAATATGCAACAACGCCTTGACTTAAGTTCATTTCAAAGTCAATATAGTATTTCTCATAACCGGTATATCCTTTTGGATAATAAGAGTCATAACCATTATATTTATTATTATCACGTATTTTTATTAGAAAATCATCATCTCTATAATGACGTCGATAATCATTCGCCATTCGATAAATAATCTCTCTTCAATCAACAATCTGCACTTCCGATTCTGGATCTAGTCGCGTAACGTTATCGCCAACCGCATACTCTACACCATCCCAAGTTTTGTAATAAACCGGTCTGTGGTCAATAGCATATCGCATATGAATTGGGACTTCAATGTCACCTTGTTTCCTACTCCCCCATAACGAATAATCGTTTTTTAAGTTACTTAAATTGGGGGCATTAGAAACAGATGATACTAAAATATTATCATCAAAAGTATATGAATATTTAGAACTATATTCTCCACTATTGGCTCATACTGTATCATTTATAGTATGTTCGTTAATGATATTATTATAACTTACATCTAAATAAGTTCTTTTCTTTTGGAATACAAATCGTCCATCTACATCATAAAAATACTCAAAATTACCGAGCATTTGGACTAATTTATCCAGCATAGCGGTTATAGTCTCACCTGGACTTAATATCAAATCATAAGGATATACAATATCACAAATCCGATAACCACAAATATGAGTTCCATCTTCTTTAGATATCCTCGCTATTCTGTATCGGCTCTCTTCATCATCTCCACTGATTTTAACAACGGCAGGCATATAGTTTTCACTTTCAGTCACTGCACCAGTTGGATCTAATTGCTCCATAAGCCCCTCGTAACAAAGTTGACCGGTTGTTCCTTCTGCCATTTGACTAATAGGAACTTCACTACCTCAATCTTCTTCATTCTTTATTCTTTTATTGAGGGCTGCATCTCAAGTATCTTTTCTCACTTGACATTTTACATCATCACCATATATAGTCATTTGATAAACTTCTCTTGAATCATTATCGCCGCCATCTTCGGTAATAATATAATATAAAGGATTATCACCAATATATTCCAATAATTCAATTCCATAATCATCTAAATCATTTACAATTATATTTTGCCACGGCTCTTGTGCGAACTCATGCACGCCTTGTAATATAATGTCTTTAATTGGTATTAAATTATTTTGGATGGTTCCATCTTCAAGTGTTTCATCTTCAGTCCCAAAATCCCAAGAGGCTGGAATTACACCACCAACGTCTCCATTTAATAATACCATTTTATCTTTTCCACTAATGCTTATCGAATAATTATTAACTCCAACAGAGCAATTAAATGACGATATAATAAACATGCCCTGATTAAACCATATAATATCGGGATAGTCTGGATTTATTCAATTCTCTAAGCCCACTTCTACTCTAAACTTAGTATTTAAACTCCAATAGAAGTTGTTAATATCTACATCATTTGCGACCAGAGATAAACTGCAGGTTCTGCGGACGGCAGAAGCACCGTCCACATTTATACTTCCACTGGTTATTCTGCCAGTAATTTCCTGCATTGGATATTCTTCTCAGTTTAAGGCGATAATTTTAGCTCAAGTAAACTTATGCGGATATAAATCAAGTTCTTTTAGAAACTCTTCATCCAACATTGGGTCCTTTTCTTTCATAAATTACCTCCTTTTACTCTAACTCTAAATCCGTTTCTCTGGATTTCCACTCTGTAATTGCGGTTTCTAATAATTCGCAATACTTTATACGTAGATCTTCTAAATCATCTAATTCTTGTCTAGATGGATCTTCTGTTTCCTCATCATCTTTAGTATCAGGTCAATTAGGCCACTTTTTATTTCGTAATTCGGTCAATTTCGTATTATAAGCATCTCTTGCTTCTTTTAAATCGCCTTCTAAATCTTCAAAAGTATAGAATGTTTCAATATTATGATAAAATATATCTCCATAGACTCCATTACCAACTTGAATTTTAGTTTCTGTTGGTTCAAGATTGTCTAAATCATATCTTTGGATTTCTCTTAAATCAATTTCTTCACCATTATAAATTATGGCTGGATTATAATTATATTCTTTCCCAACTTGAAGAATCTTGCCGTTTTTATACCAAGGGTCGAATACATATAATGGATTCGCCTCCCAAGCCTCAAGGTCTTCTACTTCCTGCCCTTGATTAATACGATTATATACAACGAGATATTGCGTTAATAATTCTTCTGGAGTTTGTGCCATTAAATATCTGTCAATATAGTATTTCTCAAACATATGGTCTACTCTGTGTAGAGATTCTTCATTACTATACCCTTTTTCTACAAAGGTATGGAACAAATGTTCTCGAATATCTTGCTCTCCAACTCTCGAATCTTTTAACACATAGATTGAGAATGGTGAATATTGCCAATGTTCTTCTTCTGTAAAAATATCATCATCATTATTTATTGAATAAAAGTTTCAGTCTCAGTATAATTTTCCATCATATTCAGATTTTAAAGCCTTATATCCATCAGTATAACCTTCAGTATAGGCTTCTTCTGGAAAATCAGTTATCTCCCCAGCACCATAAAACAAATATTCAACTGGACGTTTGAAATAACGAGACATACATATTGTGGTAACTTCATTCCGTTTAGATTGTAAACTTTCAACTAAATCTTCAACATCACCCACAAATTGACTATATTCACCAACACTTGCCGCAGTTCCTACTATTGAATTAAACTCAGTTCTTGTTGGTGCCCTATACTGATAATTAATAGCACCAGAAGTTGAGATTGGGAAATCCGATGTGTTATTTGGACCTCTCATTAGATAAACCCCATAAATAGGTCTCAATTCATCAGCATAATAATTCCCAGTAGCACCAATCATTATATCTTCATAATCTGCTTCATTATCTTGATTATATTCTCCATTAGCATTAAATACAATTCTAAACATTGTGCCTGGGATAAGGTCAGTTAATCGGAGGATTGTAACGAATGTATTGCTTAAATCTGATTGAATTAAGTTTTCAGAATGGTCTCCTCCCGGTTCCTGAAAAAACCATTGGAATATATCTGGATGTCTTTCCATATAATCTCGAATATCTTGTTCGGTATATGGAGCATTAGGAAAATCATTCACTAATTCATCTGTTATATTCATTATGCTCCTCCTTTCCTCTTCTCTATTTCACTAATAATATAAGCATTATAATCGCTTATACTCTGTATCTTATTACCAATAGATTCTTCTCTCCAGTTAGTAGCATAAGATTCATCAATAATTTCATCAGTATCAATATCTCTAATAATTTTATACGCAATCTTATTTTCATAACTACACTCAGCACACTCATACGCAGTAGAACTTACATTATGTAACATACGACCCAGTGCGTTCTCTGGACTTAATGAGGTATCCATAAGTCGAACTAAATAGTTGCCTTCTCCTGGAGATTTAAATAATTTAACTTTACCATCGTTAAATCAATCTAATACTTGTAATTTAAATAATCTTTCAGATGTATAGTTTTTATTTTTCAATCAAATATGCGAATATACATCTGGATTTTCTTTTTTATCTTTTTTAGAATCGTGACGTTCTTTATCCCAACTTTCTTTTAAGATACTCTTAAAAGTTGTAAAAAATTGAGCGTTATCCGACTCCATAGATATTAAACCAGATATTGGGAATGTTTTATACCCAACTCTCGCATTTCTAAAGAAGAATGGATATTTACTTCCAATAGTGTCAGTTCTAGTTTCTGCTAATTGCGTTTTAAGGCTACTTACTTGCGGATTAAAACGTAATTTTAATTGCCTTTCCCCATCAAATAAGAACATATCTTCAAAGTCAGCATAAATTTCTTTACTCTTTTTGCGGTCGGAGTATATTCCATTATCATTATATTGCTGAATGGAATATACATAAGTTTTACCTTGCTCGATTGTGAAATCTCTAAATACCGTTTTACTCGGGGATTCATAACTTAATGCGAATCTGGTTAATTCTTCCCAGATACCTGGATTAAGGCTATCTTCCCTTGACAGCAAAAATGCCCCGGCCGCAATCTCTTCACCATCATTGGTTTGAGATAAATCAGTATACCCTTTTTCTTTATATCCTTGTAATTTATTATATAAATTAGTTGGGGTAATATAATCAATGGTTTCTGTCTGCTCTTGGCCTTTAGCATCTTTATAATTAAGAACCACATTTTTTAACGCACCTTCAATGCTGACATCAATATAACCCTCATCATAGTTTAAGTCTACTTCTAAACTACCTTGAAGTTCCATACTTAATGATTTCTGTTGGGTTAATAAATATCACTGCGATGCTATTTTTTCTCCATTTTCATCTACTAAGTTATTATTAGTTGTAACTTCATATTTTATTTTATATATTCTTCCAAACTCAAAATCTCTATTAAACTTTAAAATATCATAAGACCAGTATGAGTCTGGATTATTCTCTACATTATGTAGAACATCTCCAGTATTGACAATCTCATTACCTGCCAAATCTGTTATTATAAATCTTCTTGAATATACCTTTTCAGTAACATCTCCGCCTTCACCCTGTTCGAATACCCCTACATATTCATTGGTATTATTACTAACACCATTGGCTTCTAATGGAACTAAATGCCCTTCTTTGTCTCTCTTAGCGATATAAACTTTGGGTTTTGAAGTGCATTTTGTTACACCAACAGTAGAATAATATCCAATTTCTTTTGTTGATTCATCAATAAAGGCTAATTGTATTTTATAAAACTGCCCGATATCTACTGGTATGGGAGATCCCGTTTCTACTGGTATCTCTCCATCTTCAACCTTAATTGTTGCTTGATATTTATCTAAATCAAGATTACAAGCAATATCTCCTAATAAGATATCTTGTTGAACTGTTTTAATTTTTGCTTTTATTCCGCCAATTTCACTTTTACTGACTGCCTTATTTAAGGCAAAGGGGATGACTATTGTGCCACCCCCATTTTCTAAACAGAATGCTGGCAAAGTTCCTTCTATATATGGAGGATATAATTTTGCCATACTTGTTCTCTCCTTTACTCTTCTATTGCGGTTGCGGGCTCGCTATAACCGGCCGGTTCAGCTGGAGCCGCAATTCTTTGTTCTAATTCAGCAACACCTTGAAGTGTTTGCTGCAAAGCTTGAAGACAATTCGCCATTGTAATGGTATCATTGCCTTTTGTATTAATTGTCATAAGTGCTTCTAAAATACTCTGAAGCATCTGTGTATTATTACTCATAAAATTCTCCCTTTTCTCCTTTTATATGTTCTCTTACTTCTTCTCCAACTAAGTCTAAATGCTGGTCTTCTATATTAGAAACTTGAATAGTTTCTTGCCGAGTATTTTCATTAGTTTTAGATAAATCATCTTCAATGCTTTGATTATAAAGTTTTTCTAAATCTAATAAAGCACATTTTAAAATATAATAAGCCTCTCCTATTTGTAATTGGCTGTTATTAATAAGATCATATAAGTTTTGTTCAAATTGCTTCATTAATCCGTTCATAAAATCTCCTTATCGACTTCATGTATAAGAACCGCCTTCGCCATCTCAATTTCCTAATACGCGGCCTTTTTTTGTTGTATAAGAAACAGTTATAGACTTAACAACATCCGCATATGTGGTTGCGGTTGCAGTTTCAGTACTTCATCTTGTTACAGTAAGTTTTGCTGGTTCTCAGTGTAAATTTCCACTAGCATCCAAATAACATTTTGTATTTTCTGTTAATAAGTTATCATCATATAGTATTGTTGGTTTAATATAGGTGACTGTATTAGATACTGTGCCGTGTGTAGCACTTACCGTTATGCCAGTTACAAACTCAATATCAGTTGGAGTATAAGGAGTATCCCCAATTCATAATTTTTGTACTCTTAAATTACCTCCAATAATTTCTACATCGCCAATCTTGCCTGCCTTAGCATATAATGCTCCATTTTGAGTCACACCAAAATTTTCGCCTAAAGTTAACCTTCAATCTGTGCGTTGCGTTTGAGCTACAGTGCCACTACCATTTGTATTAGATAAGTAAAAACTAGAATTTGCTCCTAATGTTCCAGCACTCAAACTTAATTTATCTGTAGAAGTTAAATAGGCATTTGTGCCATTATATCCTAATTCAAGATATTTTGTATTTCCGCCAAAATGTATTTGAGAACCAGAAGCACCATTTATAGTTAATGGTCCTTTACTATCAAAAGTCCCATTCTTTAAGTCAATTTTAAGACCTTTTCCAGTTTCAGTCCCTTCGTCGTTTACATAATCATCTGTTTGTAAATAATAATTGGTATTATTTACCTCAAACATTTTATGTCCTGCGGTGCTTTGAACTCTAAAATATGGTTTACTACTACCATCAACAGACATTTGAATTTGAGCCTTATTACCAATACCATCAATTTGGATATAATTTTCTTTTAAATTAATCTCGGTGCCTCTTGGGTCAGTATCATTATATTGGCTGTCTCCTGTCTTATTATATAAAGCACGGTTAATATCATAAGCCTCTCTAGCAGCACTAGTAATTTTACCAGTATTGCCATCAACATAAATACGCCCATTGCCAGATTTACCTAAGAACGCGGTTCCATCTGTATCAAATCCAAAAGTTTGACTGCCTTCTTTGTATCCAAATAATCCAGTAGACTTTTTAAGAGCGTTTCCTTGATATGGGTCTTGATGTTCTACATCACCCATTACTACACCAGTAAATGTATTTTCTGCATCTTTGTGACCGGCCCCTACCATTGCGGTCAAGATTTTATTACCAGCAGCATCTACTAATAAATCCCCATTTCATTTATTTAAAGCAGGCACTCCATACTTATTCTGAATAATGATTAAGGGGAATGTATATTGCCAATTATAGTAAATGCCATTGGCTGAATCTGTGTGATCATTTTGACTACATTCTACTCATGTGGCTCCAACATCACTTACGAATAATGGCGGCGGCACTAACTTACCGCTATGTTTATCTTCACTTGAAAAATGTGGGATATACTGACCGGCCTCATCATTTGCAGTATTGTTTGATCTAATTCAAAAATATTGCTCTAATTTGTAGCCTTCATCTGTTGACTCTTTTGTTGGGTCAATTAACTCATATTTATCATTATAGTATTGCGGATTGGCACCTTTATCATCATATACGACATAATCTGAACCGTTTAATACCCAATGAGTATTTGCGGCTCTGACATGTAGTGGCATTAACTGAACGAAATTTACTTCATTGCCAAGTTCTTCTATCACATCTTTTATTTCGGCTTGAAATGTAATATTATTGAAACTATATGTTCCATTTCTATTCCCTTCCGCATTTGTAAGAGGAGCTCTTACGGCTACTCTAACACTATTCTCGTTTTCATCTTCTTGTGTAATAAATTGTAGATTATTTTTTGATGCCTGTGTAGTTAAATAATAACCTCCACCAGTAACATCTACCGCCATCCACTTTTTTATTATAGCATTTTTTTGCTGTGGTGTCAATTCAATTTTTTCGTTCTTTGAATTAAATAAATCAAATACTATTTCATTATAAATAGCACGATTATCGCTAGTTGCTTCGCCAATTGTTAAGGCTGTGTCCGCAGGCCCAACAACTTCTCAATCCGCAGTCACTTTTGGACCTAATCCAAGAGTGAATGTATAGTCAGTCCCACTCGTGCCGTGTTGGTTAAATGTCATTGTGACTGACTGCTTAAATATTTCATTATTTTTTATTATATAGCAAAACACCGTATTGTTAGTATTACCTTTATTAAAGTATTCTGCGATTCTATATGTTTGAATTTTTGATACTGAATTTCCTTCAGTATTGACAGCCTCTCTTTTGATGAAATAGTATCTATCATTATATTGAATATCCTTCGGATATTGACTAAATATTTCATCATTTTCTAATAATTTGACTCCATTATTTGCAGTCAAAGCTGGAGAAACAAATTGAATCATTGATCCAATTTTTGGTAATTGCCATATAATAATTTCATTACCATTAAGACAAGATTTTCCTCTGCTATCCAATAAATCTGCTTCTAAGATGCGGTCTTTGACCTCTAATCGACTTAATAGCTTACCATCAGTGCTATTATAAATAGGATAATCACCATTTGTTCCATCTTTAAAGGTAATACTCATTCGATTAGATTTATCATCATCTAATACTTCTCTTAAATTATTAAACTGAAGTTCATTAGATTCAACTTGAACTAAATTATCACCTGCTCCATAAGTAATAACTACTTTGACTTTAGATAAACTGCGTTTTAGATCTGGTAAAAAATCTTTAATTTCTCACGTATCTTTACTTTCAGTTATCGCAGTTCAAAATGGACCAGCTAAATCATCTGCGGCCTTAGTCTTTTGTGCTTCAGCTGTCCTCAAGGCATTTTCTACTTGACGCTTCGCATATGCAATACCTTCGGCAGTAATAACATATGTGCCGCCTTTAATATCAACGCCAGCTTGAGGTCCAATTCCATAGTGCATTCCAGCTCTAAGTTTAAAAGTTGAAACAAATCTAGCATAAGTATCCATGCTTTCTTCTGGAGTTTCTCTTTCCAAGTCTGCGACAATTGCGTCATATAACTCAGATTTCTTCGCTGCGTCTGTTTCCGCACTTACTACATCAATATAATCACTTGTCTCATATATTGAATCTCTATATCAATGTATTGTATAAGGATCTAAATCCGAGATTTTTCTTGCTGCTGAAGAAGTTTCAAGGACTTCATATTCATTTGTATCAGGGTTTAAATGGGTTCACTGTAGTTTAATTGCCTTTAAATTAAGAGATTCTTTTTGTGCACTATCATAAGTTGTTCCATTTAAAGGATATATTTTAACTCTATCATTGTCGCTAATTGGGTCATTACCGAATACAATAGATAGATTTTTCATAAAGATATTATTGGGAACTTTCCCAATTATTCCAGTAGTATCATAGGTAATAAGATTACCTTCAGTATTTAGAAAATTACCATCTTGATAAAACTCGACTTTAACCGAGTCTATTATTAAATCTTCAACATTATATAAGGCTTCTTGTGGGAAATATGTTTTGAAATTATATACATCACCAAACATATCCTTTACTGCTGATAATGTAAATATCTTTTCTTTTATTTGTGTGTCATCTGTGACTTCGTTCTCTTGGAGATACTTTACAACAACACGTAATCCATAATCTCCAGTAGTTGGGCTAAATCCTCCTAATAAAGACTTAAAGTCAGCAGATATTCCCATATATTTATAACCATTATAAGGGCTACTTTGTAATCCAGAAGCCTCAAATATAGTTAGGGTTTGCGGCCCCTGCTCGCTTGTGACATCACCCGCGATTTTACGGTTCATTAATAACTCGTATTCACCGGTCGGATTCTCACTAGGACTATAAGTAGTATCTTTTATTAAGTCCGCACTTAAAGGTTCATACATTTCAAGTGGTGATTTATAAAAGACAGCAGTCTCACCATCCTGTCTGTATTGACCTATAATGGTTTTCTGCCCTGTAAAATCATTATTTGGGATATTGACATAAACTTTCATACCCATTTTATAAGCGGTATTCTCTGAAATTGCTTCATATCTTGTTGAACCATTTCAGACTACGTATCTGCCAGAGTCATGGTTTGTTATATCAACAATTTCTGCTAATTCAGTTTTGTTAAAAGGTAGACCTTGAATTGCGTTTTGAGCGTGGATTTCCATAGCTCGGTTTAAAATCTCTTCAAAATCATTAACCTTATTAGCATCTGTATTTGCCATATATCCTACCTCCTTTTTCTCTTATCTCTTTTATTATTAAAAAATCTAACCTATTTTCTTATCTTTAATTGGCCAAAAAAAAATAGGGGAGACAAAAGTGGTCTCCCCTAAAAATTATTTTCTATTGACATATTGACTAGCTGAGTTAATTAAATTATTTAATGCTAGTTCAATCTCATTATGTGATTGCACGTTCGGGAATGATGCATCAATATGAACTTGCTGTTGTAGACCGGTAGAGCCGACTGCCGCAAGTGAGTTATAATTAATGCCACTACCTAAGTTTGCTCCCTGGAACGCAGGCATGTTTCTAATAAAGTCAACTGCTTGTAATAAATTAGCAGTATCATCTTTATTTAATACTAATTCTTTTTCGTGCAGAATAGCCAGTTTTCCACCAGCACCTCATGCACCAGTATACATACCGGTAGCACCACTAACTGGATTTAATCCAGAAGTAGACCTTGGAGATGTTGAACTATCTAAAATTTGTTCGTAGAAGGCTGGATCAACTCCGGCTAATGCTTCTTTCATATTATTAATAGCATCAACTACTCGTTCAATATTCTGAACTACATTATCCATATATGTCCCGAATTGATCGTCAAATGCTTTTGCGGCGTCGGTAACCGCTTCCATAGCCGGGCCCATTGCTTGTGCCATATTCTCGGCTGATTCCGCAGCAGCATCGGAGGCCGCAGCCACTTTATTATAATTCTTTTCATAATTAGCCGCAAACTCTGCTGTAGTTGTATCAACTCGTCTATTGGTTTCTTCATTGGACTCAATCCACTTCTGTCTGGCCGCACTATCAGCATCATACATTGTATTAGCCGCATTCGTCCAAGATTCAACTAACTCTTCTGGAGCGGTTCATTCTCCATTGGCGATTTGACCTAAAACTGTTTGACTTAAGTCAGTTTGGAAATCATCTGGTCCAGCTAGTAATCTACCTAAGAACTGTTCCATATCCTTCCAGTCATCAGTTTTCAATCTATCCATTTCGCCGGTAACCATAGCCAGTTCATCAGCATAATAATTGACGATATCAGCATAATCACCTTTGAGCTTTTCTAAAGCCTTATTTCTTTCAGCATCACTTAACATATCATCATCTAATATGTCGTTTCTCTTGCTTAAGAAATCTTGTCATGATTGCAACATTCCTGCTTGAGTATCATCAGCATATTGACGTTCATAATCCAGAAGTTCATAGAACTTATCAGCATAGTTTTGTTGAGCGTCTTGGATTTTATCTGCGTCTGCTGTATAAGTATAACTGAAGTTTCCTTCATTATCTCTTGTCATTCTGACTGCGGACTTGGCGTTGCGAGCTGCCATTAACTGGTCTTCGGCCTGTAACAACATCAAGCGTTTTTCTAAGATGGTCGCCTCTCCTTCGGAGATTTGGGCACCATCCGCCATTTTCGCATTGACATCATCAAGCAAGTCTTTCATCTTATTCTGAATCTTGATATTAGGATTATTCGCTAATGATTTATTTATATTAGCAGTTAAATCACCTAATTTCTTATATTTTTCATAATCATCTAAATATAAGTTATCAAGTTCTTTCTGCATTTCAAGTTGCTCTTGGAGCATATCTAATGTTCCAGTGCCAGCTCCTAATGATTTTTTATATGCTTTTTCATTACGTTCTAGTGAAGCCTGGAAGTTTTCTTCTGCTTGTCTTAAAGCATCTTCTCAACGTTTGAGATATTCTTCTTCGGCCTCTTTCTCTGTTTCAAGGATATGATCTAAGATTTCTTGTCAACGATTGCGTTCTTCTTCACTAGATGCTTGTGCGAGTGCTTGCTCTGCCTCAATACGTTGCTTGATAATCGCGTCGTAGGCATCCTTTGAAGCGGCCGCCGCATTTTGCTGGTTATGAAGTTTAGCATCTTCATAAATCGCTAATTGGGTATCAGTTAATCCTAATTGGTCTTGACCCAGTAAATCCGCAATTGCTTTATAGCTATCAATTACAGTGTCATAGTGATCCATTAAGTCTAAGTTCTTTTCAAGTTTTTCATTCCATTCGTCAAATGCATTAACTACATTCTCAGTAACTTCATTACTTAGATCTCTTAATGTATCATAAGAGTCCATTAGACCATCTCTATATTCAGAAAACTTTTCAATGACAGTCTGCATATCTGCTTCACTGCCATTTTTCCTCATATCTTCAATAAACTTCTCAAGATTTGAAGCAAGTTGTGCCCTATTAAGATTACCATTATTTAAATCAACATCAATTCCGTGCATTGCGAATAAATCACTAATGCCTTTAGAATAAGTTGCGATTTCATTCTGGGTAGTCTTCATTTGTTTGCCTAAATTAGCAACTCTATCAGCAGCTCTATCTGCTTCATCTCCTAAATGTTGATAAATCCATTCTAAGAACTTTTTGTCATCAGCACTTACATCAAGACTTAATTCAACTTTATATGAAGCAATTTCAAGCATTTTATCATATAAGTCATTTAACTGATCGATTAGCTCTTGGTTCTTTTCTTGTCAGAGATTAATTGTATCTTCATATTGTTTTAAATTCTTGAGTTGCTGTTCGTATTGTTCTTTTTGTTTATCGTAGGTTTCTTTTGCCGCGTCTAAAGTTTCTTTGGCTTTATCAAAACTTTCTTTAGCAGCATCATCTTGTGGTCCATTATTAAATGCGTCTACTGCTCTATTGTAAGCATCAATAGCACTATTATAAGATGCTGTCGCAGTCGCATCAAATTTTTTCTGGATTTTATCCAAAAGACCTTCGTAGTCTTTAAGTACACCGTCTGGCCCAAACTGATTCGCTATTTCTCGTTGGCTCATGCCAATTTCTTTTAAAGATTGCTCTAATGCTTTCTTATCAGTTTTAGCATAAGCCTCAATTTCTTTAATATATTCTTTAGTTAAACCGATTTGATCCTCAATCTTATCGGTCATTTGATCCATGTATTTAACACGATCTTTACCATAGGCTCTATCTTCATTTTTATTGAGACGCTCCATTTCAGTATTGAGGTCTTCGATTTTTTCTTTTATATTATGATAACGATCTTTTTCAGCTACATTTTTAATATGCTCTTTTGGCTTTTGGGTAGTGCGTTTTGGTGTTTTGGAACCACCTCCACCACCAGATTTTTTACCAGCTCCACCGCCGCCATAATTAGAATGCTTAAACTTCACTCCTCCACCACTAGCTCTATGGGCGTTTTTAATTCGGAATACTGGTACAGTACCTTCATGGTTTGTGGTATCTTCAGCTGGATCTAAAGTATATTTAATCGATGGAACTTGAGTCATTCCTCCTCCAACTAAACTTGCAGCACCACCCAGTAATCCAGCACCAACACCAACAGCCTGTGCAGTAGGCACAGATTGATATGTTACATCGGCTATAGCATTTAAATATCTATCTTTATCTTCTTCTTTTACATGAATTTCTTCTACTTCAGCATCCACTCCATAAGCATCCATTAAGATTTGTTCAGCTTCTTCTGCAGATTTAGCAGTTTCATTTATTACTTTGTTTAAACTGTCAATAGCAGCTATACCACTTTGAAGGTCTCCTTCAACAAAGAATCCTCCAATTCTTATTTGATTATTATCAAAATAAGATTGTAAATCATCATAAACACTCATTGCTTGAGCTTGGAGTTCTGGGCTATTTGGGAAATAAACATGAATGAATAAATCTTCAGCAGCCAATCTTTCTAATTCATTATAAGCTTTTTCTGCTTCTTCTCCAGTTCCAGAAGCAGCCATTTTCATTTTTTCTAAATTTTCAGCATTGCTTAAAAATTCTGCAGATAACTTACTGCCATCCATATCTAAAAAGTTGCCGTAAGTTTTTCTAAGCTCTTGCATTGTTTCTACTTGACTTTTAATGGCACCACTTTCCAAAGCGTCCATTCAATCATCATAGTTTTCAGTCATATCTTGAAGAGCATCATCAAATCTAATTACGCTATATGCAAATTTTTCTGTTTCTGAACGGCAATCTATTAAATGTTTATCTAATTCTTTTAATACACCTTTATTAACATTATCTTGAATAAAGTCGGCCATTTCTTCAATTTCTTGCATCAAATCTTCAGTTTGGCCTTTATAATTACTAAGATCATCTGCATTTACATTTAATGGAACATGATGTTCAAGAGATTCACTTGGAGCATTAGCTTTTGCTTGACTAATAATTGCATTTGGATTATCTCTAAATTCAGCCACAGCAGTATCTAAAGCTTTTTTAAAAGTATCTTTACTACCATCCCAAATTTCACTAACTCTATCAATAATAATTTGATCAACTTGTTGCTTAAATGGAGTATTATCTGTTAAACCATCATAATAAATTCCTAAACCTTGAGAAATTATATTTTTTCGTAGGATATCGTCAGCAGAAGAATGATCAGAAGCAATATACTCTTGTATTTTATCTCGATTATTGTAAATATCATTAATTAAACCATTAATTGCATCTTCACCGAGACTATTAAATAAAGGTATCAACTCTTCTGTTGATTCCATCAATTCGCGTAAAGTATTTCTATTTTCTCAAGCTTTACTATTTTTATCAAAAGCCTGAATAATAGCTGCTATTTGTTGATCATTTAAAGGGGCATTTTTTGCTAAATTTGTGCCTAAAGAAGATAATTTATCTTCTCTATCTTTATTATTTGTATTTCGATTAGCACTATATACTGCGAGTTGACCGTTCTCTCCTTCAAAAGCTTCTTGTCGTTTATATTTTAAGTATTGTTCCATTCCTTCTTGAGAAATAGACAAATAATCTCCAGTACTATCAACATATTTAGCTAAATCCGGATATTTCTCTATTAAATCTATAACATCAGAATTAAGTTTTTGTACAGCTTCATCTCACTCTAAAGTTCCCTTTTTTAATTTTTCTAATGCAGTTTTAGCTTCTTGGTGTTGTTCTAAAGCAGATTTAACACCTTCATAATTTTGTTTAAGTTCTTCAAATTTTTTTTGCGTTTCTTCAGCTTCTTTTCGAGCTTGTTCTAATTCTCTTTTACTAGTTTTTGAAAATCAAGATATTGCAGCTATTGCCCCAACAACTCAAGTAATAGGATTTGTAGCCAAAGCCGCTAAAAAAGGTATAATTTTTGTTGTTAACGATACTAATAAAGCTTTACCCAGTCCTAATGAAGCTGCTTCCGCACCTAATAAAGCAGTGGTTAAACTTTGCAATCCACTTATTATTGCTGGAATTGCAACTAAAATACCAGTAAAAAATTGGGTTATTGCTTCGCCCGCAGTTAAACTTTCATCTCCGAATACTTTGAAGGCAGAAGTTAATGAAACAATTCCTGTTGTTAATTGAGAAACCGCTTGAGCTCCTTCTACTATTTTTTTTGTATTAAAATTAAAACCTATCTGCTCGAATTCGGGCTGTTCCTTCATTCTTTTATCAAATTCTTGTTGTAATTCTTTTGATAAGCTGCCTTTTGGATCATGCTCTAAATTATCTTGTATTTGTTTTAAATTGTTTAATTCTTTGGTAAGCCTTTTAATAGTTTCTTCATCACCTTTATTAGCCTCAATTTCAGCTTTTTTGCTCTCAATAGCTTCTTTTGTTACTGTAAGAAGTGATTGTGCTGCATCCTTTTGCCCCTTTATAGACATTTCTACAGCTTTAGAAACAATTAAATTTTTAGCATTGGCCTCAGAATCTGCTCGCTCAGCTAAATGTTTTTCTCGTATAGCTCTTACTAAATTTGCAAATTCTTCTTTAGTTTTTCCTACATTTAACCATAATTTTTCATATTTTTTTGTCAATACACCAACTAATGCTTCATCTTCTGCTGATATTGCTTCTTGATAAAATTTTTGACCAAGTGAATTCCTTCCAGAAAAAAAATCACTATACATTTGTTCTTTTTTAGAAGAAAAATTTTTATCAGAAGTATATATACTAAAATCAAAATTTCCTTGTGCTTCTTTTAATTTATCACCAGCTTTAATATTCGCTTCGGTTGCCAAAGAACTTTGTTTAGCTAATTCTTCAGTAGTTTTTAATAAAGCTTGATAATATTCTATTTCACTATCTTTTAATTCAAGTCGCTTTTTTCTAAGTTCTTCATTTAAATCTATTTGAAGAATTTGATTATCTATAATTGTATTTTGGGCTTGATCTTCAAGTTTATCCCCTTTTAATTTTAATGCAGCTTCTTTTGCTTCTTTTGCTATTTGAGCCGCAATTTCATCCCCATAAAAAGTAGTATTTAAATTATTTTGAAAAGTTTTCAAACTTTCTTGTAATTTAGGACCAAAAAGCTTTGTTACTGCAGCACTAGTTGCAGCTAATACTCCAGGTAAACCGCCAATTCCCTTGATTAAAGCATCGACACCTTTTAGCACATCCGCTAAACCATTTAAGATAGTTGTAAAAAATTTATCGCTAATTAAGTCTTGATAAATAGATTCTCAAGCAGCCTTAACTCTTTTTTGAGCTGCTTCTCAACTCTCAGCATAAATATCAGCTTGCTCTTGAAGAGTGCCTTCTGCCCCTTGAGTAATTGCTAAGTTTTTTTGGAATGTATCTCAATGATCAAATAAAGCAATTAAATTAGCATATTGCCTTACGCCACCAACAGTTTGAGCTAATGCAATTTGAGTATCTCTACCTAATGTTTCTCATTTTGAACCAATTTCATCCAAAATGGTATCCATATCTTTTAACTCACCATTTTGGTCTTTAATACTAACTCCGATAGTCTCTAATGCTTTAGAGTATTTATTTAAATCAGTACCATCTTCCAATGTTTCGCCAAGTTTTAAACCCTCTAATCTTGAGAAAATTGTTCTAAAACTATTACCAACAGTAGATTCTGATTGACGAGTTTGTGCTACAACAGTTGCTAATGCAGTTGCCGCATAATCATAACTTAATCCAACCGTATCTGCGATTGCAGCGAACTGTTGCATACCGTTCGCGATTTCTTCTGAACTAGAAGCGGTTGCTGCACCAAGAGCAGTAATCTTGTCCGCGAATAAAGCTAAATCTTCTCCACCTTTTGCGAAGTTATTCCAAATCGCAGTCATATAACTAGATACATGTTCTGCTGATTCGCCAGTAACATTCGCCATTTGAATAGTGACATCAGTTCTTGCTTTGACCTCTTCATCACTTAAACCTTGCTGATAATAAATTAATGCCGCATCTGTATATGCCGTTGTAGTCGTACTTAAAGCCTGGGCTGCCTTATTCGCCTGAGTAGCAAAATCTCGCATTTGATCTACAGACCGACCAGTAACAATAGCGATATTAGTTAAAGATTCATTTAAATCTTGAGCATAGCCATATGCTCCTTGTAAAGCACCCATAAATCCATGTAAAATACTACTAGATAATTGCCATCTAGCTGTATTCTTTAATGCAGTCCACATGCCATCTAATAATTTGTTAGTTTCTCGCATTGGCTTCTGAGCGGTAACTATACTATTAGCTAATTGCAGAAAAGCCTGTTGGCCGTCTGGTCCTAATGAAGATAATTGAGACCCTAATTTGTCTAAAGTTAATCCAGAATCTCTTAATTGTTGATCAAATTTGACTAAATCTAATCTACCAGTATCTACATTTACTGCTTTTTCTAGAACAGATTGTAGTTTCATCGCAGATTGTTGAGCTTCGATCATGCCTTTAGAAAAATCCTGCAAAGGAGTATTCTTCACGCTATTAGTCATTAATTTATCCAACGACTGCTGTAGTTGCTGAATCTCTCTTTTGGCTTGCGAAGTATCCGCATTAAACCTTAAATCAACATTTAACTGTTTAGCCATATTTTCTGCTCCTTTCTCTCCGTATATAAAAAAAATGCCCTATGAAGAACTTAATCCTCATAGGGCATTAATATGTCTATTCTTCTTTAATACTTTAAAAAATAGCAGAGTCGATTAACCAAGTTTGGTTAATACTTGGTCTAAGAATTGGACGTTTTCTTTATTGCCAATTTCTTTAGTAAGTTTTTCAATATCAAAGTTTAAATTACTATAATCTGTATTTAATGAATCTAAAATACCATAAGCAGAGTTCTGATATTCATAAATACCATCAACTGTATCAACTAACATTGAATATAACTTAGTTAATTCAGTATCTGCCATATTTTCACTTAATTGCTTTTTGAATCCAGAAGCAGTAATCTCATCATACATTTTAACGGCATTTTCTTTCTGCTTGTCAGTAATTGCGAGATTAGTGTAGTATTCAATAATCTTTAAGTCCAGATACATATGAAGTTTACCCCAGTTTGCGAAGCGATTTTCATCGGCCGCCGCATTAACAACTTCAGAGATTAATTGTAATTTATCTTGAATTGAAATATATTGCTTAACCTCAATAACCTGGTCTCCCCAAGTGAACTCTTTTGGAGTTACTTCAGAGGTTAATTTTAATTTTGCATATGTTGGTTTTGCCTTTGGCATAAGTAAACCCTCCTTTTTCTCTTATATTATAACAAAAATTTTTTATTCATGTTGAAGAGATAGTCTAATTTCATACTTTAAATCAAGTAAACGTGAAATATCTAAAGTTTTATAAGCATAATTATTTTGCCATCTAAAAAATCATCCATCTCTAATTTTCCGTAAAATAAACTCTCCAGCAGTTTCTAGACCTCGTTCATTTGTTAAAATAAAATTAACATTATCTCCAACAATAAATTGAAAATTTCTTGCCAATGCTTTATTGGCTAAAACTGCATATTGAGTAGTTTTTTGTTTATATCAAGATTTCCCATCATATATAGGATGATTATCTTTATCCTTTCCCCCTTTTGGTAACTCTACTGACAAATGATATAATCTATACATTTCATATAGAACTTTTGTTTCAATACCTGCAAATTTATTAGAAAAAGTTGATCAATCAGTTTTTGATTTAAATTTAATACTAGCTTTTGGACGCGAAGCTTTTGCTTGAATGGCTGCAATTGACTGTTTACATAAAATATCGTAATTAGATTGATCTATAAAAAAATTTCAAACACCACGCTCTTTTTCCATTGTTTCAATAAATTGTCCTAATGACATTGTAATAAGTTGATAATTTTTGCTTTCTTCTCCAGGAGGGACTTTTTTGAAAGAAATCATTATTTTTTCATTAAGTTGGCTTCTTTTAAAAAGTAACGTGTCGACTGAGGCCATTTTTCCCTCAACAAACAACGTTCCAGTTCCTAAACTAATAAAAGGTTGCTGTTCTGCAATTTTTAAATCAGAAAAAATAAAATTTTTACTTTTATTTACGACATCTTCTTCTAATATATAACCTTTAAGCATTCTGTCATATAAATATAATTGATTTAAATATCCATTTTTACCAACTAATTTTTTTAAAGCTGTTTCTGGATTATTTAATAAACTAGACTCAAATTCTTCAAATTGTTCTTTAAAACTATTTAATCTTGTTAATAAAATATTACTATGAATTATATTATCTTTATCTTGAGCACTTTTTTCAATTAAATTTAAAATATAAGCATATTGACGAAGTAAATCTTCACATATTCTACTTTGCTCTTTTAAAATAGTTTTTGTCGCCTTTTTTTGTACTTCAACTCCAGTATTATAAAGATTTTCAATTCGTTCTCAAATTTCATTAACAATATTATCTTCGGAATTATATTCATTAATAAAAGTTTGTAACATCAAATCTTGATTTAAACGATCTGTGACATTCTTTTGAATTTGCGTTTTTAAGAATCGGTGTGCTTCATTTAATTGAGCAATAGCAATATCCATTTGACTTAATTCATCATCAACAGGATTTAAAAAATTTAATTGTAAATATTTGGAATCATAAAATTGACCACCATGTATTAAATTTTCTTGAAAAGGTTTTAATCTATATGTTTTTACTATCATCTATTCCACCACCTTCCTAAAACTAAAAAAAAGGAGAGGGTTATTCGCCCTCTCCTTCAATTTCTTCTTCAACCATAATTTTTAAACCTGGTTCTGGTTTTATAATAGTAATTTTAGCTTTAGATAAATCTAATGCAGGCTTCACTATACTAACTTTCTGCTCAGGTTTTACAATGGTAACAGTTGCTGGTTTAGCAACCTTTCTTCTTTTACTAGAGCGAGAAAACATAGGCTTTACCTCCACTAGTTGTCGTGGTTATCAGCTGCTGGACCTTCTGCACCACCGGCATAACTCTTTCCACCAGCCCAAGTGCGGCCACGATGGAGGTCATTATTAGCATCAGAAGCAGTTGTAGCACTTTCCATAATCTGGATAGCCGCAAATACTTTATGAGTCTTATCAAATCTTGTGTAATCTGGGAATGCATCCATTGTGAATGTGAATGTAGATGGATCACCAGTAGCAGCCATAGTGAATGTAAATGCAGACTGAATCTTGCAGTTAGGAATAATGAATTCAGCTGGGTGGTCAACACCATTTGTATCTCTCCATAATGTAGAACCCTCTAAGTAATAAGAACCAGCGAACTTTTCAGCATCGATTTCAATCTGTTTAGCACCTTCTCTAACTGGATGATAATAATCAACTAAAACACCATTAGCTAACTTATAATCATCTTCAAGATGTTGAGCTAAATACTGGTCTCTAGTTGGATGGCAATCATCTTCACCAAAGTTACAATCATGACTATTAACAACTAATTTAAACTTACCAGCAAATTCACCTTCTGCTTCAGCTTCAATTGCGGCTTTACCTTCAGCTCCGCTATTCTGATCGACAATGTATGGTTCAGAGATAATTTCACCATCTTTTGTGAACATAACGCAAGCATAGTTCTCATTTTCAACTAAGTTGCCTTCAGCATCTGGTTTCGGTAATAATGGCTCTTTATCAACATAAACAGTTAATTCACTATTCGCAAAACTGAATGCGTCAGTTGTTTCAACGATATGCTGATAAACAGGAGCATCTTCAGAAGCTTCAATTAAACCAGCACCAGTTAAAACAGATAAACTTTCTGGTGAAATTAAGGCATCTTCCATTGTGAAAGTAACTGTACGTTCACCTTCCCATGCCATTAAACGAGCATTACCTTTACCACCATTAGCATAAACAGTAGTAGAAGCACCTTCTAATGTTGAAGTGGTAAGCGTATCGAAATATAATACAGGTTCATTTTTGTAAAAACGCTTGTTACCAAGATCCATTGTACCCTTAGCTCTTAATACAACGTCAACGACGTCACGAACACCATATTTCATGGGCTTCTTTCCTCCTTCTTTTTTTAATCTTTATGGATATTTCGCATCCAATCTTCAGGCTTGCCATCGGCCTTAGCCCCAGCAAGTCTTGACCGAATGTCGATATCTCAATTTGTTCAAAGACCAAATCTTTCCAAAAGATCGTTTATTTGATATATTGTACAAGATATTAAATCTTTTATTGGTAGATGTAATCCAACAGCTAATACAGATAAATACTTGGCATATATACTGCCAACATCTTCACCCTTTAGTTTAGCCACTTTGGCACGACCCGCTTTAATCTTATCTGCGATTTTCTTTGCCTGTGCATTTGCTGGATTAAAATCATCTACTTTTTTCTTTAAACAAAAAACTTGCCGTAAGATTGTTTGAAAATCTTCGAAATTTCCTTCATCTATTATAATGTTTGTTCCATTATAATTTAACAATAATGACCTTGGAGTTGTCATTACTTTAGTATTTGGGAATACTAAAGATAATGCATCTATAACAGATTCTTTCTGCTCTTTAGCCTCCTTTTCAGTCATCATTGTCATAAATATCTGAAAATTGGTTGTATTTGATAAATCTCTTTCGCCCTCTAACTGTTCTTTATCTATACAAAAGAATTGTATCCCAGATAAAAACTGCCGCTCGCCTACCATAGAGATTTCTTTTAACGTAGGTTGATGAATTACAATTTCATAATTAGGAACAGGTATATCTACGCCAGTAAATAACGCGAGATCTAAGTCTTTCATTACTTGCCATTAAATAATTCATCAAAGTCCGCTTCCATTTTCTCTTGGTCAGCTGGGTTTGGAGTATTCTTCTTATCTTCACCACCATGGATTGCTTCATACATTAGAGTTAATCCAGCAAACTCATCATTTAATACAATTTGACTGGCTCCCATAAAATGAAGTTCTCCAATACCGGTTAAATGCTGATTATCAAACATTGAATCAATTTCAGCCGCAATTCTATAAGGACGTAATTGATAATCTTTTAATTGTCATTGATCAAAGTGACATACAATATCAAATGTTACTACATTATCTCTGAACTGCGGATTTGCACTTGGTGTAAAATTATCCATTGAAATAATAACGTATGCTAACACACTTCTATCAATATAAATCTTTGGCACAATTTTAATCTGTTTACCAATTAAATCTGCTGCTTGCGCCGGTGTTAAAGCCGGTCGGTCAAGTGCGTCCCGATCTGTATAATAGAGAATCTTGCATAGATTCTTATTCTTCAGCATTCAATCCGTTATAATTGCCAAGTCTTTATCAACCGACATAAACGATGAATGTGGTATCGTATAATTCTTTATTATCATAATACTCCCTTTTCTCCTTAGAATAAAGACTCTACAACTATAGTCTTTTCAGATGAACCATACTTTAATGTAAATTGCCCACTATAACCAGACATTCACTTAAGTGTGACTTTCTTATCTTCGACTGTAAGTTGAACTGGAACTTTTTTATCAACGCTCCAAGTAGAGTTTTCTTTTCCTCTATAAAAATACTTATATTCAATTTTCGGTTTAATGAATGTTTCACCCTTGATTGGCTCTGCTTCTTCATGACCGGCGTTTGGATCGACCGGTTTAAGCACCAGCGCATCCACTAAAGACCTGTCAAGGTCATCTCTAGTTTCATTCGCATAATACTCAACCGCGTTAATCTGAATTAAACCATCAGTACTAACCGCATCCATTGCCTCAACTCTTCAGCAAGTATCTTTATCATATTCTGTAATTCCGCCTAAATAGAATTTAGTATAACGATCAAAATACTTCATTGCTTCTGGAGTCTTTGTCATATAGATATTTAGTGAGTGGTTTGGGGTATCAACACTAATTCCATTTTTTTGAATATAATTAATTTTTGTTTCTACTGGACCACGCACAGCCAAATGCTGAGTGTGTTCATTGCCCTCTTCATCTAGCCACGTTACTGTATAATTACACTTTCTAATCTGCCCTTTAAAATAAGCCAGTTCAGTATAATCTCTAGTATAAATGATCCATTTTGTATCAGTGTTTATTCAATCAAATACATCTCCAGGATTATAACGATATTCAAAACCAACAGAGACAATTTTATCGTCATAATTAAATTTTGTTTTATCTGGATTAATAAGAGCTGGAGCCTCTTCTTTATCTATAGAATCAGTATGTCTGATTTTCGCTGCTTGATAAGAGTATTTTGTAGCATGATCTAAGCTCCATCGTTTATCTCTTATCATTCTGTCTTGCTGCGGCTGACCGCCATGCCAGTTTATTCTATTTGCCATTAAATTTATTCCAGTGATTTGCGAACGGTCTGTGCTATGCGGCATAAAACACCTCTCGCAATAATGATATAGATTCAAATACAGTTTTTCTATAAGTTACGAATTCAGTATCAACTTTTTTTAATCCTTCTAATTTACTTAAAAGTATTAAATATTTTTCATCTACTTTAATAATTTCGCCTAATCCCGCAACTTCAATTAACACTGTATTTAATTGCTCAATTCAATTTTCATTATTTTCTCTCATTGGAATTAATTTCCATAATTGGTTGGTTAATCTATTAACATCAGCTTTTATCACAACATCAGAAAATTCTAAATTAGTGAGCATCTCCGCCGTCATAAACAACCTCATCATTCTCATTTATAGTAATTGATTTTGATGAACTTTCAGTATCTGCTGCAGAATAACCAGCGATGTTATAATTTACCCCATAACCAAGTGATGGAGTCCAATTTGATTTAATATACCCTTTTGAATTGGTATATCTGCGTTTATACAATCTCTGCATATGAAAAGATTGTCTTTGGCATTCACCTAATAAATTTAATAATTTGGCAAGATGGTTAGCTTGAGAGGTCATTTTAAAATCAGACCCACTATATTTCATGCGAGTATTCTCAATAGAAGTGACTTGTCTCTGTAGTCACCCGCACATCATTAATAATGCTAGAATATTGATTTCCTCACTGGTCAAATCTGCCTCAAAATACGACCTTTCGACATATACATCACAGATTTCTTCATCTTCTGGACCATCCGGAGTATTTCATACGACTCCAATTACTAAATCCCCTTCCTCAACTTTGTCTTCTCTAACAACAAGAGTCTCTATTGTGTAATCATCAAGAATTTTTCGTGGAAATTCAAAACCAGGAATCGCATCAATTAAAAGGGACCGTAGGTCCCTCATTGTGTCCTCTGGAGTTAACTCCATGTACATGTCGTCTGTAATTTTACCAAGAAAGCGGTTATATACATCGGTGAATTGAGTTCCCATTGTATAACTCTCCTTTCTTATTTACTATTTTTTAATAATTTTTGTGCCAGAAGTTCTTCTTGCTGGATTAGCCTGGACTCTACGCACTTTCGGTGCAGCTGCCTCGACCGGTTCATCGCCTTCCGCAGCCTTATTTTCTCTATCATGAGCGATAGCCGCATCTACATCAAATCCAGTTTTTTCTTTAAGAGCATTTCTTTTTGAAAAATCATTTAATGGAATCTGAACGCTTAAATCTTTAATCATATCAATAACACCTTCTGGTGCGAAGTCTAAAGCATCTAAAAATTCATCTAAAGTTCCATTTTTAATTAAATTTGCGACATTATCAGCATTCATATAATATTCAGGTTCTCTATGGACGTTTAATTCATCCAAAATCTGTTCGTCTTTTACCAAGAGGTGGTTTCTGATTAAGTCAAGTCCGCCTGCAGAATAAGCAAGTGCTTCGATTTCTTCTTTTGGCACTCTAATAGTCTGTCTCGGTGCAAGCTCTTTACGAATATGTCTATCTGGAATTGAATAAACAATTTTTCCAGCACTTCTATTTTCAACAGTTACATAATCTGCCATATTATTATCTCCTTTTTCTCCTATTAATGAAAATAAGGGGAGAGGGGATTTACCCCTAGCTCCCCTTTTTCCTTATATATTAAGTTTTTATGCTTCAACAAAAGCAACCTTTAAGTTAACGACTTCGTCTTCTGCTCCGATTGCAATGGTTCTCGCAGCTTCTGCTAATGCTTCAGCCTTAGCCCAGAAGACAATGTGACCTTTAGCTAAACCTAAACCAGTCGCTTCATCTTCATCGGCTTGCTCTAATGCACTACCATTCCAAGTAGCACCGACGATTGAGTCTAAACCTGTATTAATATCTAATCCGATCCATTTATGCTCTCCTTGAGCTGGATTACTGGATGCGAATGATACTAATGAAGCTAAACTACCTTTAATTGAAACTTCGTCACCACTTTGTTCTACTGTAACAGCCCCATTGTTGGTTTGCATATCTGTGTAATGAGCATCCCAAGATGGAAGAGTGGTCAACTTACTAACTGTTACCGTTAATTTCCCGATCCTTCTGCGCCGCCTTCGCCTTCTGCAGGCTCTTCGACAACAACAACGTTCTTAACTGTATCAGCTAACTGGAACGCACCTTCCTTAGATAAGGAAGTATCTTTGTAGACGCAAATTGCATTATTCATCATGCAGATAACGCCAACTTTCTTATAAACCTGGATTTCACGGCTCCAGTCACGGTTAGCTCTTTCATCAACTAATGTATCGCCTTCAAAAGCAACCTTAACTGGTTTCATATCAGCACCAGATGGGATGATCCAGCAGAATGAAGGATCAATAACTTTTTCCTTACCTGCAACAACATCTTTGTATGCGTTTGGTAAGATAACAACGTTCTTATCTCTGTAGCCACTTAAACGACCTGTTCTGTAGAGTTCATCCTTCATAGCTTCAGTGTATCTCCAAGCTTCCTGAGGGATCATCTTAACAGCAAATTCGTTAGTGCAGTAGATAGTAACATTACCATAGCTTTCAGCTAAACGAACTAATTCATCAAATGAAGCAGCATCGAAACCATTGGCAACGACACGGTTCATAGCTGGGAGCTGGCTAACAGCACCTTCAAGAGCCTTGCCAATTTCTTCATAAACGAGGTCATCCATACCTTCCATGACGATATTGACTAATTCTGCGAAATCTGCACGACCATCTAAGAATTCTTCGAATCCAATCTGAGCAGCTCCGCCGATAGCACTTGTCGGAACTTCGAAGCTTTCAGATGCTCTACCGAGCTTGAAGACTTCATAGTTACCAGCAAGACCAACTCTTGTGATGAACTGTTTAGCACGATTAGTGCCATCAATTTTTCTTCTGAACATTGGCTTGTCGCCCTGAGCAAATGTCTTTACTTCTGCGAACTGACCATAGTTCTGAATAACTCTCTGTGGAAGAACATCTGTTAATGTTTCTTCAATGATAGAGAATACTAAGTTTTTGTTTTCACGATATAACTGGTAAGTACCAGCAATTTCTCTGAACTCTTTACGAAGAGTTTCATTTAATTCTTCATAGCTAAAGTTCTGTCCATTAAAGCTATAAGCGGAAGGAGCAGAAGGATTAGCTTTAGCAACAGTTTTCGCTAATGCGACAAAATTTTTCTTATCTAACATTTTCCTTTACCCCTTTCTATTATTTAATACGCATAACTTTTACACCTGGCTGCATATCAGGCATTGTGTAAACCTTAACAACCTGCATTGTTGGGTGTAAAGCATCAGCACCTTCACCGACTTTAAGGTAACCATCAGCATCTGGAGTTAATGTCATACCAACTTCAAGGCTGCCTGGTTCAGCTTTAATTGTATTTGTTGTCCAAATATCGCCAATATTAATCTTGAATAATCTTGGAACCATTCTTGTTCCTTCTGGCATTAATTTTGGTGCTTTGTATGGTTCAACAACCTTGAACGGATCATCTGTAGAATCAACTTCATATGGAGAAGCAGATTTAGCAACACGTTCTGGATTTGGTTTACCATCAGCATCTAATTCACCATAGAAACGAGCCTGCCATTCAGTTAATGCCTTTGTTCCATCGATTGGGCTGTAAACACGAGCGATATAATCTTCTTTCTTCATTGCGAAATCGCAATCTTGTTCAAAATCACGGTAAACTTTGACTTCATTGAAGACCATCATCCATTCGCCGGCACCTTCAAAGTCAACTGCACCACCATCAGCAGCAGCATAGTTATATGTTGCGAACTGACCATTTTCTAAAATCTTAATATCAGCAGCAGCTGGTAACTGAGCATAGATCTGACCAGTCTTCTGAGCTGAAAGATGGTTTGGTTCGACCTGACCGTAACCACGAGCGACATATGTGGCCTTTTCACTTAATCTTGTTCTAGCCATTTATTGTCATCCTCCTCTATTATTCCATTTCTTTCTTCGTAGCCATAGCAGCTTTAATCCATGCTGGAACAGTATCACCAATATCATCTTCTTCTAAACTGAAAACAGTCTTAGTTTCTTTCTGTTCCTCTTCTTCATCAAGATTAAAACTTACTCTGTTACGAACACAAATTACAGAAAGCTTAGCTTCGATATCATCAACAGAATAGCTATCAATATTTTCGATAACGTCTTTCTTGTCTTCGTCTGCGAGCATATAGAAACTGTCAATCATCTTTTGCTTTTCTTTACGATCAGCAACCTTTTTGAATTCTACCAGCTCATCATAGTCAGCTTTCATTGCAGCGAACTCTGTCTGTAAATTTTCATAAGCAGACTTAAGTTCTATATATTCTTGAATTTCGTCAAGATTATATTTAACGCTTTCGTCCTGAACTTCTTCTTCAGGCTCTTCCTCAGGAGCCTCCTCTTCTTCCGGTTCTGCCTCTTCAGCAGGAACTTCTTCGGGAGCCTCTTCTGATTCTTTTTCTTCTTCTAAGTTTTCGACTTCTTCTTCAACTTCTTCTTCTAATTTCTTTTCGTCTTCCACAGAATCTGTCCCTCCTTCTTGAGTAATCTCTTTGACCTGTTCCATCATACTAAATAAGCGTTTCTGGAAATCTGGTTCAAATGAAAATTGCACTCTGGTGATTTGCGCGCCTTCGAAGCAAGGCTCAACATCTTCTCCTAAAATACAAAGTTTAGAGATTATTGCTTCATTGATAATAAAGAAACTTGGTTCTCCATTATCTCCTTCTGACCAAAAACCTTTTAATGTTGGTTCATAGAGTTCCATAGATTGGTTATTACCCTTTTCAAGAACTCTTTTTGCTTCTGGTCATTGTTCTGTTCATAAATATCCTTCTGTCATTAGATATTCATGCTCAACTCCATCATCTAAAAACTTTTGGAATCAAACCTTGGCGTTTAAGTCAACAAAGCCATAGGCTTGAGTTGTATCCTTAAAACGCCATTCGCCGTTTGATACATCAATAATTTGATTATGGGCCTCAAAATCCCCTTTAGTTTCATTATAAAATCCAACAATAGGGCAGCCTGGCAGAGATTTTGCCATATCCATAGCAACAGCTTTTGTAATTACACTGCCGTTACGATTTGGCTCATCTCCGACATAGCATACCTTAATTTGGACTTTAGAAATTAATGGATTTAGAGGAACCATATCAACAATTTCAATAGGAGATTCAACTTTTATACTTGTATGTTCCATGTGGTCCCTCCTACATTGATTCCTTGTTCGCAATAGTTTTATCGCTCAGCTCTGTTTCATCTTTTGCCGGACGACCTACACTATTTTCCTCTGTATTATTTTGACTATTCCCATTGCCAGATTTATTACGTTTGCCCAAAGCTTGAATATCTTCACTACCAATAGTAGATGACATCATAGGCGGAATCATAACTTCACTTAATCCTAAAATATCATTTTCAAAGTAAGCAGTATTTAATATTGAGTTTTGAGAATGTCCTAATGCAATTTGTGCGAACATTTTACCATAACCAATTTGCATTTCTTCTTTATACATTCTAGATAATTCTTTATAGTTATATTGCGTTGTATCTAATATATAAAATCTAAAGTTATATTTCTTTTTATTCTTCACTCTTCTCTGAATTATTGTATCAAATAAAATTTCGAATTGCAACTTTAAATCACGCATTACACCTTCATCTTCTAAGATAGAACTAGCTAACGCTAAATTACTTTCAGAATTAAATAACCCTTTTGATACACCTGCGGTATTGTAGACTGTTCGCTCTACACGTTCGAGATCATCACTATCATTGTCTCGCGTATCAGATAGTTCGATAGAATCGACGTCCGCAAATGTAGTAATAACATCGGTTCCAATAGCATGCTGTAACATCGCAACTGTATTGTTATGAATATCTCTAGCTTCATCAACATCGAAGATTAAATCGCCGTTCTTATCTATTGGAAGTTTTTGAACAATAATTTTCAACAAGTCCTGCATCTGCTTGCGGCGATCGAGGTCCTGTGCAGCATCTAAATTAATTAAATCAGGTATTACGTTAATAAATAATGGTAACTCTCCGGCTCCATTCAATGAAAATTTTACAGCATAAGTCGGATCCAATAAATACCAACAACCTATATCACCGATGAAATCTGGTTCAAGCTTACGCTCTTTATATAATAAATATCCTCGTTGAAAGTCTTTAGGGAACATCTTTAAAACTTTCATCCTATAGTTTACATCATGGAATCTTTCATCAAAATATGCCATATTGAATTCAATAGCTGGCATATTATTTATAAAGTATCTAGAACGGCAATATTCAGCGGGTAGCTCTTGGAATAATATTCCATTTTCTCCTTCGATAATATAGCCATAACAAACACCATATTTGATGACTTTTAAAGCAATATCACCACATAATTTTTTAATATGAGTATTATCTAAATAATCCAATGTTTTAAAAAAATCATTAATAACTGCTAAACTTTTTTTATCATTTTCATAAATTTTTTCATCATAAATAGCTGGCACAGTATACCAATCCCATCTATACATTGTAGCATAATAATTACAAATTCTTTGATAAATACCATTAGTTCTATAAAAAAAGTCTGAAATTGCTCTAATCAATCGGTAATCTCTTGTCGCGATAGCTTTTAGAATATCGTGTTTATCAAAATACCGACCGCATCCAATATCAATTCGTCTATAGGCACCTAAGTTTAAAATGGCATCTTCTAAAGTTTTTACTCCGACTTTAATCTTCCCATACTCAGTGGTAGAATTTCCAGCCATTGAGAAACCTTTTTCTCTAATGGCATCTTGTCTATCTTTATTCTCCAAAGTTCCACCTCCTTATTTGCCATATGCTTTTTCAATTATATAGTCATAACTAATCAGATTTTCATCAGTATATGGTATTTCAATTAATTTTATATCATGTAACTGACAAAATCTACGTTTTTTCGCATCGTTGTATTGTTGTTGATAAAATCCTTTTTTACCACCGAACTTACCACTTGCTTCATAATGCTGACGACCTTGATATTCAATTAAAAAATCTAAATTGCCATCATCATCAAATACAGCAAAGTCAAATCGCAATGGTCTCCCGTTCGAACTATTCAATCCTTCGAACGATAGTTCCTCCTTGAAGTTAAGCCCGGCCGCAGTCAAGATTTCTTCAATTTTAATTTCTCCTCTACTAGCCCTCATAACTTCCTCCTATCCTATATGCGAACTAAATTTTCAATCAGCGGCATTAAATCTTTTCTTTTTCTTTTTCTTACTATCTTCTTCTTGTTTTATATAGTATAATCCATATTCAAAGGCTGAGAATTTATCCTTTTTTATACCACGATTAGCCTGTTTTAAGATAATATTAACACCTTCATTTTCTTCGCGAAGGTTTAACATCTCCTCTTTTAATATGGAAGTTAGAGTATACGGTTTTAAATATTCTGCCCTTTCTTCGGGGGTCATTTGTTTACCTTTAGATGTTCCTAATAATTTATTTTTAGCAACACGTTCATCTATTAAGAACTTTATTTTACCAGATATTAACTGCGTTTGGACATTGGAGTGTGCTTCAGTATTAATCGGAGCATTTGCCTTCATTAGATACATTGCGTCTTGTTCTGTTCGTTCAGTTCTAAACTTTTTATAATCTTGTTCAATATCTGGAGTTGTTCCTCCAATTACACCAAAGTCTGGATACTCTTCACCAGTTAATGGATCAGTTTGTGGCTTTACCATAAAATCAATTAATCCAGTGCCAAGACCATTCGCATCAATTACGACTCTTCTAGCTTTATATTTATAAAACAATCGTTTTACTCAAATAGCTTGGTCTTCAAAATGCATATTTTCTAATGAATATAAATTCACTAAAGATTTAATTGAAACATCTCCATAATTTTGTGGAGTTACTTTAAATACAGTAATAACACTGTCACACCCATCTTTACCTGAACTATGACGTGCCACGTCCATAGAAAGTATATAGTAACTCTGCATACTAGATCTCCCAGAATATTCATATTCTGGCTTCTGGAGTGATCTATTTCTATCAAATGCATCTCCATTAAAGAACGCATCTGCTGAAGTTCCACTCCATACAGATTCATATTCTCTTTGGAATGATGCTTCATTAAATGTGCCATCTCGTTTTAAGTCTTGAATAAAGTTCTTATCCAATAACTTTGCTAATACTGGAATACGGTATGTGCCGCCCATGATAATGGCCTTTTCTGGCTCAGTGACCATTCATACTAAGAACTGGATTAAACGGTCATACGCATATGTATTCTTGTAGCCTGCGGTCGTGACATAGATCTGCGATTTATTCAAGGTCTCATCATTCTGCGTAGTCCCGTCCATGCAAAGTCTTGAGACGTTCATGGTAGGGATAATAACCTGGGATAGGATCTCACCATCAACGCCAACGCACTCTTCTACGAGCCCGCCATGTCTACGTTTACCTCTTGATTTTTCACTGGCCGCAATATTATCGAAAAATGAGCCATTCTTAAACATATAACATACATAGTCCTTACCTTCTCTAGTTTTACCAGGTCTACGATCCAATTCCCTATCAAAAGCTGGGACTAATGTGCATATTTCATTAACTTTTTCCTTAACAATACCGGCTGCTTGTTCTTTACCACCAGAAGTTACAAATAACTTTGCTCTTGGATATAGCACACAGCGGCACATTAATACTAAAATTGATAAAAATGATTTTGAATAAGCACGTGGGAACACCATATAGACATACTTATATCTCATTGCGGCTCTTAAGAACACTCTTTGATAAAAGTAGAACCGCAATCCATTCTCTGGTATCTTTCCATCTCGTCCTGTTTGTAAAAAATCTACAAACATATCTGGATATTCTCTCCAGTAGGCAATATACTGACGCACTGCTGGTTTAATTGCTTCTAATCGCTCATCCGATATACCGATTTTTCTTCGGTCTTTTTGGATTTGTAATAAATCTTGGAGTGCCATATTACTTCTTTTCCTCCATAAATTCATTCAAACCTTCTATAAATTGCTGGTCTTGCTGCTCAAGATCTTCTTCAAAATCATTAAATTCACTAAATTCACCATCTGAGATATAATTTACATCATTTGAGAATAGTGCTTCTTCTAAAATGTCTTCATCACTGGCTGCATCTGACTCATTTTCTGCTTCACGAACCTTATCTTCTTCAATTTGCTTAACCGCATTCTCGATTAAGTTGCCGATATTGGTTTCTTCAGTAATTAATGAGTGAGTATATTCTTGTAAATCTTGTAAAACTCGATCTACTTTGTCTTGCGGTTTATCGACATAATAACGTGGTATAAACCCGTCCTTTTCGCAGATCATAACGAGCTCTGCAATCGAGTCAACCACATCACCATTTTCAGCTTTATTCTGAGCGGCAGTAAACTTACCACTCTTCATTAAGCTATCATACATTTTTTGCGTTTTTTGGGCACCATCAACATCTCCCAAATCAATCAATTGGTCTAATTTGAGCGACGTTTTAGCCAATTTTTTTAATGTGTCTTTATGTCCAGCGCTTTGAATATCATAAGAGTCCATAAAATCGTTATAATATTGCTCAAGTCATACCCATTCGGATGGTTTATATGCTGGGCCCCATTTCAATTTTAAATAAGTAATATCTTCGTCACTTAATCCCAAATCTTCTGCACTCTCGCTATTATCTGAGAATGACATCTGGGTTCATTGTTCCTCAGCACCGCCGGCCGCATGTTCAGGTTCAGTTAATTCCCCTTCTGGAATTAAGAAACTTCTTTCCCGAATAGCTTGATCGATTTCCTGAGCGGTAGCTCCGCTCGCCTCAAGCGCCTCGCGCACTTTCTTATGATCTAATTCTTGTAAATATTCAGTGTCTTTCCATCGCCAATCTTTAAACTGCTTCAATTTCATTTTAGATAGGTATCTACCTAAAATAGTCATTCCTGTTACTTTACGTCTATCAGACCCATATGACGCAAGTAGTTTATCCCACTCTTCTGGAATATATGGGACATCAATTTCTTGCAAAATCCATAAAAATGTGCTTGGGTCTCAATTATCAACATGCATTGTTAGACATTTTTTACAAATAGGCACGATACCATTTGGATATTTGTCTAAATTATTTGTTTGATAAAATTCTCCTCGTTTTAATGTTTTATGGCATTTTTCGCAATATATTAAATTATTTCCAATATTTATATCCATATAGTACCTCCTTTATATATTTTACCCCAGAGTATTTCTTAATTATGCTCTTTTGCCCCAGGGATAGGTACTTTTTTATTACGACATTCTTTACATATACTATAAAAATGATCTTTGCTAGTTTTATTCTTGCTAAAATATTTATTATGAGCCAATTTTATTTGACCGCATCTGCTGCAACGTTTATATTTACCTTTTTCAATATTCAAATAATACCAGTCTAATCACTCATCTTCAGCGACCGACGCAATTAAATTAGGGATTTTTTTACGTCATAATGATGAAATATATTCTAAACTATGTTTAACACCAAATTCTTCTTCTAAAATTTGTTGTATTTCAACATTTTGTTTTCCATCAATTTTTGCTTCAACTATTTTTTCATATATTGGATAAGGCTCTAATGCTTTGCTACTTACTCTATCAAAATCTATCATTAAATAATAAGTGTCTCCATTAAATTGGTCTCAACTATTTTGTTTTAATTTTGAGTAATTACATAATATAGTAGAGCATATTTTTGGATTTAATAGCGTAACGCCTTCAGCTATTGGGTTTTCATCCTCTCCGATATATACATTTTCTGGTAGTTCAATATGATAATCATATCTTACTGGATGCATTGCTTGCACTGGAGGCTTCCGGCATTGCTTAATAACATACTGGTCTTTACGTGCCTCAATGAGAGCCTTTTTCGCAATAAACGCATCTTTACCACTTACCTTTTTTAATGTATCGCTTCAAAATGCTATTGCCGCATCAGTCTGAGCTAATTCTGGGATTTCTTCTCTGTCTTTTTTAGTTATTGATATCTTTGGTTGGAATATTACATACTTATCTTCATTTGTTATATTATATACGCCATCTTCTCCATTTTCAAACTGAGAGACTAAGCCTTCATAAGAGATTTCTCTCTTATTAATTGTTGTTAAGCGATTTTCGGTAAGAATCTTTTTTTCTTTTTTTTCTTCTTTCTCCATACAGAAGACTATATAGTCTGCTAAGATTTCTAAATATCTGGGTTCTGGATTAGGATTTTCTTCTAAAATCTTATTAACTAACTCAAGTCGTTCTTCTGGAGTATTCAGAGTATAATCTAATTTTATCACTGAATCATTCCTCCCGAGTTTCTCTTCTTTATACTACTCTATTATACCAGATTTTTTCAGCACTTGTCAAATTTTCAAAATTTTTGGTATAATAATAATGGAGGATAATAGAATGGTCGAAAATAAATATCAAATTATTTGGAATAATACTGTAATTGCTGAAGTTATGGATATAAATACAGCTTTAATTTTAATTAGAGCATTGTTTCATGAATATTATGATGAAGAAAATATGAAACTTGAGGTGGTAAGGATAGATGCAGATTAAAAACTTTTGTAAAAATTGGTTAGAGGAATTGCGCGGCCAGGTTCAACCGATCGTCAAAGCGGCCAAGCGCAAACGTCCTTCATTAACTATTATCTCTATTGGAGAGCATCCAGAAGTAAAGAAGATTATTGATGATTGTAAATTTGTTGGATGCTATGTTGACAGTTATCAAATTCCAGTAGAAGAATATGAGGAAAATAAAGGGGCTTTTCAGCAATTACTTATTGATATTGATTCAGATGCTATTTGGTTAGCACAAGAAGCGGAAGGTATAATAAAGCCGATTAAGGCCGTTAATGGGAGTCAGTATTATAATACTCCTATGGCAGTTGGAGTAAATGTTTATCTAAATTCCTTAAATACTACCCCGGGGGTCGCACTTTGTTGGGATACCGAGATTTGTAAGGTATTGTTAAAGAGTGGTTGGGCAGTAATTTGTCCAGGAGTGCAAAGTGATATTGACTGGGCGATTGCGCGAGCAGATACGGTGATCGGTGGCAGCTGGCTTGAGGACAAAGTTAAGGACGACGCAATTTTTATTAATTTAGATGAGTGTGATGAACTAGAGAGATGTGGCTTAGTAAGTAATGTGATAAAGGCTTGGGAGGCACAGAGTAATGAAGATTAAGTGTTATGATTTTACGGAACAGACTAGTTATAAAGTGCGGGCGGTGCATATTTTAGATGCGGCTTTTGACAGAAGGGGGCATCTATTGGTTTGGGTCGCAGAGGCTAATGATTTTGCGGAGCAGACGTTATCGGTCAGATTGGCTGAGGATGGAGCAGTGATTGGACCTAATGAGGGGTATTTGAAAACCCTAAGCGATAGTTTGGGACATTTCTGGCATATATTAACTAAAATGGGGGATTAGGGTCCCCTTTTTCGGTGGTTTCCCGTAAATAGGTAGGGGGGGTAAGAGATCGAGGGGATCGATTAGAAAAAGGTTTTAGCGGGAGGGGTGGGGAGGGCTTTTCGGATGTAAGCGTTTACATTTTTTTTATCCTTTTTTACACCCCCGTATGTAAGCGTTTTCATGCTTTCGTTGGTGGGCCGTGTAATGTAGGCCCCCGCCACCCCGCCTTGTGCGAAAAAAGTGCCAACTAACAAAACACGAAAAAAAAATAAAAGTTTTTCTTGACGTATTTTTTTCTATTTGCTACAATGGGCTCAGATAAGGAAAGGAAATATAGAAACATGAAAAGCGTTAACAAATACTTAAAAGTATATAACACAAAAAGTTGCCATGATATCGTTATGTTATCATTTACATTAAATGGTTATGAATACATTGCTACATTGAACGCAATTAAGCCGTCATGGTGCTTAATGGAAAAAGACAGTAAGGGATACCAAAAAATCCGTATGTCGTTAACAGTCAATCAAAAGCGTAAACTTGCATTAAGGGCTGAATGTATCGGCAAAACTGAAGAAATCTTTACAAAATGCCAGTATAACAAAGGCGAACAAATAGAGCGTTACTTACTGGAAAGATTGACGGGCAAAGAGTGGAAGAGAAACACAACGCCATGGTATAAGGGCTGCGACATTGTCGCAAACGGTCAACGCATTGAAGTAAAGAGAGAGAATGCGACAATCTGTTCACTAGCAAGTCTGCTTAAAGCCTCAAAGTAAAGGCAAAACATAGAGAAAAGGAAAGAGAGGATAAAAAAATGTTAGAATATAGAGTTATCGATGAAAGAAACAACACAACAATCACAAAGACTGCTAAAAGTTATCGCTATCTGTGCTGGATGTATTGGAATGTCTATAGCGAACAGTCCAAAAACTCTTACATGCACTACGACAACACAACAAAGTCCTACGTCATCGTCTTACATTGATGACGTAGGCAACCTATAAGGTAAAGAGAGAGAGGAACACACAATGCGTAAAACATACTATGTAGACATGGACGGCGTTATCGCTAACTTCCATAAAGAACCATACAACAGAGCAAATGCTCTTAGCGAAACATGGATTGCCAACCTTGAGCCATTCACTGAGAACATCGCAACCATAAAGGCACTGATCGCTAACAAGCAGAACGTATACATCTTATCTAAAGCAGCCAATAACGACGCTAAAAATGGGAAACTGACTTGGTTAGCAAAGTATCTTCCAGAAATCAATCGCCGACACATCATCATCATCGTAGGCAACGGCAAGAAGGTAGACTACATGAAGACAAAGACAGGCACACTGATTGATGATGATATGAAGAACATCAAACCTTGGATAAAAGCAGGTCATAAGGCAATCTTCCTTGAAACAAAAGGAGCCTCAATCGAGATCTAAGAGCCGAAAGGCTCTTTCTTATATGGCCTTCGTCCTCGGCCCTCCTTCCCAGAGGGCACCCATAAGCAAACAATTTATGGCAACTTCGCACCAGCAACTCGGCAATACCACATCCCAAAAACCCCCAAAAGCCGCACTCACCAAACCCAGCAATCCAAAAGGCAATTAACCTGCGGGCGACCTCACGCATGCCTCTATACTTCTAGCAACTTTCATAGGCACGCCTAGAGGCACGACTATTCCTAGCGTTGCCGCAATCAACAGATGCCGAACAGCGTATTATCCAGGCAACTATTCAAAACATACTATGATTTTCTAAGTTAAAAATCTAGACCATTCATGTGCTATTTTTCTATTTCATCTTCTATTCAGTTCCATCTGGACTTTTGGTTTTAATTAGCAAAGCCACAAAGTTCAACATAGCCTCACCTACCTACCCCGTATAATTTAAATTATAGTATTTTTTGTTTTGGTGTTAATTACTTATTTCATACAAAACTTTTTCTAATTCAAAATAATAAAATAGATTTCTTTTTTATTTCCTTTTTTAGTTAAGGATATTCTTAATAATTCTAAAATTAAAACTACATTTTATTTCGCTGTTTTCTAAGGCCAGATACCGACCAGGAGAGACCCCGGTTTTTCCAAAAGAGAACTACATTCGTTCCTTTAAGATACAAATTATTTTATTCTATTTTTTACTTTATTTTCAAAAACCTCTTCTTTGCTCTATTTTTTCAATTTCACTATTAGAAATAGAATGAAATAAATACTATTTGAAAATGATAGTGTGATAAAAAATACAAGTCGTATTAAAAAAATACTTTGAAAAATAAAATTTTTAATGCTTTTAACTAAGAGTGCCTGTAGAGTGAATAATAATACTATTCCAGTAGTGAAATGAGAGTTTGCGGCCGCAGGTGTTTCCGACCGGTTTAACGCCTTGCCGCATCTCCTCCCCGGTTATTTCAAATCAATTTACCCTCATCCGGTTATCTTTGTTCCCTCTTTTACATCTCGTCTTTACGAATGCCCTCTTGGAATAAAATCAAAAAGGTAATACTCATTTCATTTTTCAAGCGGCATTTCGTTTGGGCAAGAACCCTCCCGAAATTAGGAGGTATTTTTTTTAATTCGCTCTATTTTCATCTTTTATTTAAGGTTTTTTCTAAAACTATCTTTCTGTATCTTCTGGAATCAATAATTTTAATGAGATTTCTATTATTAAATGTGAGTTTTAAGGTTCATTTTTCTTTAACTTAAATAATAAAAATAAGAATACCGCCTTTTTGATTTAAATGTCTTTTTTTCATTGATTTTTGATTTTGTTTCCAGTTTCAAAATGATTTCGTTTTATTTTATTTTTATTTTTGAAATGATTTGGCGTGCCGGCGCCGGGTGTGGCGGCACGTTTTTACCTATACTGTAGCCATCGCAATCTGGGCAGCCAAATTCGACAAAATAGGTCAACTTTCTGTTTTTCCTGAATTGCTGTTAGCACTCACAGTGTCCGACTGCTAGCACTCGCCTAGCAGGAGTGCTAATAGCAGACTATCATTGTGCGATTACACAAACTACTTTGTGCGTTCGCACAAATCACTCATTTAGGTATTGCTTTCTAAAACCGGGTGTGTTATTATAATAGTGAAGAGAGAGGTAACACAAAATGACAAGAACTGAAATGCTTAAAAAACTTGAAACACTCGAAAACGAAAAATTCATGCTTGCGATGAAAGACTTCTGGTTCAATTCCGATTGGGAAGAAGATAACCACCTCGATAGAGAAATCGCTGAAATCAAAAAAACTCTGGCTACGGCTTGAGTTTTTTTACGAGAGAGATTGTGAAAATTATCACATTCACAAGTCAAAAAGGACGCCGATTGCGGCCGAAAATTATACACGTAATAGCCTGCTATTGTCAAGAGATTTTTTGCAAAAAATTACGATTTGTGTAATCACCCAAAACTCGCTGTGCGTTCGCACAAAATGTATTTTACCCCTTGCGTTCCGGTGTTGTATCTGCTATAATAAAGACAGAAAGAGAGAGGTGTTAAAAAATGTTGCTGTTCAAACTTAATTTGCCTGATGAAGTTGTTATTGATGGAGAGGTTGTCCTTGTTCCGTTCGTCTCTGATTTCTTTGAAGATGAATTTGAGAATGAAGAAGACCTTGAAGAGTTTGCAGAATTTTTGAAAGAGGTTGGTCTTAAAAATATTCTGTTCGCTGATGAATCCGTCAAACATTTGTTGCCTACTGAGTAGGCTTTTTTAATGCCGTAGGCGGTTCGAAAAATTATAGCATACTATCGACCAAGATGTCAAGAGGAAAATTACAAAAAAAATTTTTAGTAAAAAAATCTCCTAAAACTATTGACATTAAATCTCAATCTGTTATAATAAAGGTGTAAAGAGAGAGGTAAAGAAAATGACAACGAGTAAGCACTACAGAGAAGACAGAGCCAACAGAGAAGACTTAATCAAAAAAATCGGAATGGGAAACGAGATCGCTACATTCACAATCGATAGAAATCATCCGAATGGTGCGGAACTTCATACAGTAACCGATACAGGTATCATCATCATTAGAAACGAAAGAACCCACAAGATGATAACAAAATTAATCGCAAGACCAAATCAAATTAAGAGATACTTTGGAAGAAACTTAAAAGGATTGGAAAAGGTGTTAGAACTTGCGAGAAATCACCAAAAGTTAGGATACAACCTCGCTTGAGCCGAAAGGCTCTTTTTTTTTATTGCGGCCGGGCATGCTTGTGAAAATTAAAATATTCACAAACTCCGAAGGCGGTTCGAAAAATTATACACCACCGGCCGCACATTTGTCAAGAGATTTTTTGCTATTTTTTACAATTTGTGCGATTGCCTAAAATGTATTGTGCGACCATACAAACCGGGGAAAACTATTGACAAAAATAATAAATAATGTTATTATAATAATGTAAAGAGAGGTATTAAAAAATTATGAAACGTAAACTCCGCCCTTCCATTAGAAAAGCATTAGAAATTATCACCTTTGCTCTTGGTATCTGCTTGTTATCTCTTCACGATTTTGAACTTTCCGCCTTCCCTCTGCTGATTGCGGTTGGTGCATTAGAAATCGCAAACATTAAAGTTTTAGAAAAATTCTAAAACTTTTTTGTTTTAGGGTATTGACAAAACCGCCCGGGCATGCTATTATAATAGTATAAAGAGGGTAAGGAAAATGTTAGAAAACTTAAAAAACAACGAAGGCTTAACGCTTAAAAACTTCAAATCAGTAAACTATAAAACAGGTTACCAAGTCGCCACAGAAGGCTATGAAACTAAATCGCTCCAAAAGGCAGAAGAGTTAGTAAAGGCTTACAATGGAAATTGCGGCGTGTGGTTTGCGGACGGCGTCTACTACATCGACAAGAGCCACAGAGAACGCACAAAAAAAGAAGCGTTAAGAATCGGCAGAAACTGCAAGCAGATTTCAATTTTGAAATGGTCGGACATGAGTTTAATTTATTGCTGAAAAGCGATAAAAAACTCTTGTGTTTTTCCGGTCAATGCGTTATACTATAGATGAGGAGGAACAGATAATGAAAATGTTCAAAAGATACTTCACAGATTACACTAAAGCGAGAAAATGCTTAAACCGTGGATGCGGCCGCAGAATGAAACAGTTAGAAGATGGCAGATGGCTAGTCTATGGAGAAGGTTAAAATCTTCTCCGTTGACGATTTTCGCTTGTGAAAATTATCACATTCACAAATTATTTTTTCACAAGTCGCAATTGTGAATAAAATCACAAAAATCCCGTATTGGACAAACGCACAAACTGTATTGTGCGAACACACAAAGTGACTTCCGGGGTATTGCGTTTTGTCTTGTCATCTGCTATAATTAAGACAGTTAAGGGAGGTATAAAACCTATGATGAAACTCTATAGATTCGAACGTGGCGAGGTGCTCGCTCGCAAATTATCCCGCTCTGAAATTCGCTTTCACGAAAAAGAGTTCGGAAAATTACTCACTGTCACTAATTGGAGAGATTAAAAAAATCTCTCCAAATGCTTGACAACTAAACTTAAATAGAGTAGAATAAAAGCAGATAGAGAGAGGTATTAAAAAATGAAGAAAGATAAAAACGGCGTTAGAGTTTACAACCATCCCGAAAAATCGCACGTCCGCAACTTGTGGATTGCGGAAAGCTGGAGAATGACTGGCTGTGGACTTCACAAAGACAAGAAAAAAGAAATCCCACGCAAAGCCAAGTATAAAAAACTTGACTACTAAAAATAAAAAAAAAGTATTGACAAAAATAGCGAATGTGCTATAATAAAGATGTAAGGGGGAGGGAATGAAAACCGCACTCCCACTGAGTACCGCAAGGTAACAACTCAGCTAAAAAATAAGCGGACTCCGCAAGTTCTCGATTATCTGGTAGAAAAAAAATCGAAAAAAATCTTGAAAACCTATTGACATTAGCCCGGACTATGTTATAATAAGAGTGTAAAGAGAGGTATTAAAAAATGACAACAATGACTTGGTTAAACAAAAACACTGGTGAAATCGTTGAATACTCCGCTGATAGCTACGATGCTTGCGAACGTTGGTTCAGACGGACATTCTCCGCAGAAGAGCGGAATGAATTTGAAGATATCACCGACTATAGACCTTACTGGATGCGGTAAGGTTTTTTTTGTCGGCTCGCCAAGGGTTGCGGCGAGCCGAACTTGGCACACCCGGACCCGTGGACATTTTTTACACACAGAGCCGGGCGTGTCATACGGTCGCGGCACGCCCGGAACTGTGGACCTAGAGGACCTATAGCACGCTATTACGAGGCCGTTTAGGGCCCGAAAATTATAGCACATCGCCGGCCGCATGTCAAGCACTTTTTTTGTGAAAATTTTTTACATTTTTTGAAAATCCCAAAAACATTTTTTCAGAAAATTTTTTCAAAAAATTATGAAAATTGTTTCAAAAAAAATGTAAACACTTTCATAAAAAAATTTTTGAAAACGCTTGACATTTTCCGGTGTATCCTTTATAATAAAGACAGTTAGAGAGGTATACAAGATGAACAAGAACACGATGATTAAAAACTACCGCACCATGGACGCTTCCGATAGCACTATTATGGGCTTTGTCTACAAGCACGGTATCTATATGGTCGAACTCCCGCACATTATGCCACGCTATATGACCGTTGAAAAAGAGTCAACCTCCCACGGTGGGGCATTAACCCTCCGCCTCCGCCTCAACAATCTCTATAAAGAGCAGTTAATCCGCAAGGGTGCTACCTATATCGGCACAGATACAGAAATCTACGCCCTCGCTAAAAACAAGGGTCACGCTTTCGAAAGATATGTCACCGAGCAGGTCGCAGGTCAGCACTGGGAAGCCGACAATATCCCCTTCTATGTCCAAGGTGATGTCAATATCAACGGCAAGGAAGTCCAAGTCAAGTTCGAGGGTGCGACAATCACAACTGAGAGAACTCTCCGCAATGCAAGGCTCACTCTCCGTGCCGCTTGAGCCCTCCCTGGGGCACTTCTCCAAAAGTGCCCCTTGACTTCCTCCCTTAAGCGAGGTATAATAAGAATGTGAGGTAAGATATGGCAAGACGATATAACCAACTTTCAAAACTAATATCGAAATTCATAGAGGGAGACTGCGAGGTTCAATATGAGCTCGATGGGTTCTACTACTACGATGAAGGTATTATCGGATATACCCTAGCACCGCAACCAAAAGAAGATGCGATTTGGGAGCAATACCTTAAAAATAAATATAACTTTATCGTTAATAAAACCAACCTATTCACAATGTCAATACTGCATGAATTAGGTCATCATTATACACTTGAATATCTTCCAAAAGAAGAGCAAGAGCGAGACATTGTAAGCGAACTCTTGGCAAAACGTGATAGGAAGTATACTGAAGATGAATTACAAATTGCGTATTTTGATACAATACGTGAAAGTATGGCTACTGAATGGGCGATTGCTTATTATAAAGCGTTTCCTTCCAAAATGAGAAAATGGAATCAAAGATTTAATTGTTCCATACGGCATTACCAAAAGAAGAAGTAAAACCTCTCTGCTTCTTCTTTTTTGCTTTTATTCTCTAATGGATACGCCCGGGGCAACTTTTGATACAACTTTTTAATTTAGGTATTGACACCGTCCCCCGATGTGATATAATAGTATTGTAAAGAGAGGTAAGAATGATGAAAAAGACTAGAGTTTATCTTGACATGGACGGAACTATCTTCAACTTGTATGGTAAGAAAAACTGGCTCGCAAGACTGGAGAGTGAAGATGAAACAGTGTTCGGTGGAGATGAAAGACTGACTACTGAAGAAGTATTGAAATCGGTTTTTCCAAAAGACCACTATGAAATTATCGTTCTATCAATGACACCGAAAAATGCGAGTGCGGAATACTGCAAGCGAGTAATTAAAATGAAAAACGCTTGGCTTGATGCTTATTTCCCTTCAATTTCAAAACGAATTTACAGAAAGTATGGGAATAATAAAAACTTGAAAAACTCAAAAAATGCTATCCTCGTAGATGACAACCAAAAGATAAGAGAAAATTGGAATGGACTTGCACTTGACCCTATTGCTTTGTGGGGTTGAGTGCTTGCGCCCGGGCGATTTTGAGACCGGTTTTACCTAGACCCTCCCGGGCGGTTGACCGGCCGGCCGCAAACACTTTTCAATTTTCTATTGACTTTTTTGAAAAAGTATTTTATAATAATAATGAAGAAAAGAGGTATTAAAAAAATGGATGAGTTAATTAAAGTTCTTGAAGCAAATGGTGTCGATTTTGATGTTGAAAAAGGCGAAATTGTGCTTTTGTGCCCTTGTTTGTTAGTTCCCGAAGAGAAGTTTGAAACAATGTCTCAAGATGAAATCTATAATTGTAAAGATGTAACTACTTACACAGATGAGGCCATTATTCACATTAGCAAAAAATTAGATAATTGGTTAATTGAAATCCCCTCTTACAAAAATAGAAAATAAGCCAAAAATGGCTTATTTTTTTCAAATCACTATTGACAAGACACCCCTACTATGTTATACTAACAATGTAAAGAGAGGTAAGTAAAATGTATACATTCACAAACAACATTACAGGCGAAATCTTCACTCTAAACAATGTCGAACTCTTTTGGGAAATTGCCCACGATGAGTTTGAAGCCTATGGTGGCTACCTTCGCAAAAATTCTCGAATGGATTGGGAACTGCTTCCTTCGGAACAGCCTGATGAAGACCTCGAGTTTGATGATGATTATTGGGGGTCTGAAGTAGGCTACAATCCTTACATGGGAGGGTATGATTGGGACTGCTAAGGCAGTCTTTTTTCTGCCCCGGGTAAATTGCCCCGGGCGGCCGCTTGTGAATAAAAAAACTTAAAGAAAATTAAAAAAGAACCCTTGACATTACTTCTTAAATGAGTATAATAATAAGTGTAGGGAGAGAGATGAGCCTCAAGAGCGAGTCGGAGATAGCCGAGAGGCGACAGACCTGCAAACTGAAAAGTGTTGCATAGAGGCTCATCAAAAATCTACAAAAAATCTTCAAAAAGTGCTTGACAAAAAATCAAAAAGTGCTATAATGAAGATGTAAGGCGAGAGAGGTTGCCTACGCTGAAACTTCAAAGAAGAAGTAAATGTGAAAATCTCTCAAAAAAGGGTTGACAAACCCACCAAGTCATGGTATACTAAAAATGTAAAGAAAGAAAGAGGTGTTAAATCTATGACAAAGAAAGAAATGTTCGCTCGCATCGCTACTGTTTGCTCCAATGACGCTGAAATCGTTGACTTCTGCAACCATGAAATCGAACTGTTAGGACATAAGAAGTCCTATAAGAGAACCACGCCCACAAAGGTTCAGGTTGCCAATGCTGAACTGATGGCAAAGATTAAGGACTTCATCGCTGAAAAGGGTGTTGTCACTTGCAAGGACATTGAGGAAGCGTTCGACCTCAGCAATCAGAAAGTCTCTGCTCTGCTCACGCACTATGGCGAGGGTCTCGTAAAGACTGAAGGTAAGGGCAAGGTCAAGGCAACTTGGCGAATTGCCTAGCCCTCTTGGGGGAGACCCTCTCCCCCTCTAAAAAATGGGGTGAAGTTTCTAACACGAAGTGGCTGTAGTGACTTCCAACCTAGACCTCTATTCAAGGAACCGCGGATTACTTGCGTATGTCTAGACGTTGAATAAGTGAATTAGGGTTCGACTCCCACTCACCCCCTTTCTACCCCTAAATAACCAATTCCTAGTCAATGGGTCCCCTTACCTCTCTTGCCCATTGGCTTTTTTATTGACTTTTCGTCGCGCCGAGCCCGGGCCGCTCGGTGCGAGTTTTACGTATAGCACATCCCCCGCATTTTGTCAAGCAATTTTCGCAATTATTTTGCTTTTGTGCGTTTGCCCAAAAATCCGGGCCACCTTTTGTGTAAAAAACTCACTCTGCGAGTGAGTTTAGATACCATGCTATCAAGTCCTCTGTATCTTCACTTTTGGACTTATTAAATAGCATGCGTTTCATGTTGGGGTCTCTGCGAGCCAAGAGATACTTTGTGATTTCTTTCTCAATCATCACATCAGCCAAACCTGTGTGCTCTTCAATGAAACTTTCATCATTCGTAATGTAGCGATAGATGACCTCTGCGGTCAACTTTGGACTTTTCCGCTTTTCTGTCAAGTAGTTATTTTCAATCGTCCAATTCACATACTTTTCATCTTTCAGCAAAACAGTTTTTGCCATTCGCAGACTATCCCAAATCTCTACGCCCCAAGGCAAGAAGTATCTGTATTTTGAACCTGAATAATAGCGTAATGTAGTATTTAATGATTTGTAATCAAAGAACGCATTGTGTGCTATTACTGTTTTAATACCATACCGCTTAATCAGATTTTTAACAATTCTTTTAGCAGTAGAGAGTTTAACTAACTTTCTTTTGCCCTCTTTAATGTCTTTCCAATAGGTTGGGATTTTATCTGCGAACAGAGCCACGCTCATCAATTCTTCATTGAGGAATGTTTCTGCGATTACAAGGCTTTCAGTATGGAATACATTACCATTTTCATCATGAATTGCCAGACCCAAATCATAGACGATTGGGTCATCAAGTGAGTTTGTTGTTTCTGTATCAATAGTCATTAAGTTCATTTTCATTTACCTCTCTTACAATTATTATTATACTCTCTTTAGTCCAAAAGTCAATAGATAATTTTTCATTGTGTGCGATTTTTGCTGAAACCGACCGGCTTAGCCCCGGGCGCACGCTCTGTTAGGTCTCCCTAACAACCGAGGGCGGGCCGAAAATTATACCACATCCGACCCCCAGTTGTCAAGAGCAAAATCGCATTTTTTTATACTTTGATTAGGTTGTCCTAAAATTACGCCAACCTTAAAATTGGGTATTGACTTCTATTAAGAAATCATTATAATAATAAGTGTAAGGGATGAGGAGAGACCGCAAGCCCTCAAAAAAAAACTTCAAAAAAAGTTCAAAAAGTGCTTGACAAAATCTCTAAAATCGCTTATACTAATAATGTAAGAAAGGTAAGGTGGTAATCACTATGGAAAAACGCACTAAAATCGACATGTATCTGCAGATTCTCTCTCACTTAACAGATGAAGAAGAAATCGAATTCATCAACAAGCAGATTGCTCTCACTGAAAAGAAGAACGCTTCACGCTCTAACAAGCCCACTGCTAAGCAGGTAGCCAACCATGAACTCACAGATAAAATCTATGACGCAATGGAAGAAGGTGTCGCTTACAGAATCGCAGATATCAAAGGCCTTGTGGATGAGTTAGCAGACGCAAACTCTCAGAAAGTAACGGCTCTTGTAACCAAACTCAGAAAAGAAATCAGAGTTTCAAGAGAAATGGTCAAGGGTGTTGCTTGGTTCACCAAAATCTAAAAAACCTCAAAGAGGGGGTTGACAAAGCCCCCTCTATCTGCTAGAATATAAGAGAAGAAAGAGAGGTGTTGAAAATGAAACTCACTCAAGCACAGTATGAAGCCGAAATCAAGCGTCAAATGAAAGTCTTACGTTGCACCTATGAAGAAGCAAAGGAAAGCGTAGATTGGGACTTGGCTATTGAAAATGGCGACAAGGAACTTGGTGCTTTAACTAAAGAGCAGAAAGCACTTGTCCGCAATCTCACAAAAGCCGATAGAAAACCTGCTGAAAAACGTAATGTAAAGCGTGAGCGTAAAGTAGATGAGGAAAAGAAAATGCTCATTGAAAAATTGCAGAACGCACTTGCAGAGTATGAAATCTCTGTCAAGAATGAAGCAGAAATCAGTTTCAAGGTTGGTGAAAATTCTTACACTGTGAAACTGACCAAGCACAGAGCCCCTAAAGCCTAGGGGCTTTTTTCACAAACTGCTTGCTAATGTGAGAACTTTCACAAGTTGCGGCCGAAAGTTAGCGGCTGCTAACACCGCCCGGGCGAACTTTGTTAGGCTTAACTAACAAAAAAAATTAAAACTTTTTTACGCAGACCTATTGACATTATCCCGAAAATCAGTATAATAAATAATGTAGGGAGGGAAAAATCCTAACTACCACCTCAAAAAAATCTTCAAAAAAATTAAAAAAAATGCTTGACAAGATTTCCAAAAGGTGCTATCATTAAGATGTAAGGTAAAGAGGGGCTCGGTCAAGTTCCCTACCAACCTTCTCAAAAAAATCAAAAAAAGACTTGACAAACCAAACATTCCATGTTAAAATAAAAATGTAAAAAGAAAGAGGTGTTAAAACTATGGAAAAAATGACTATCACTGCTCGTATCAACGCTATCGACTTCGCTAATCTGTCTGCTGATGACTTCGCCTTCTTAAAGGAACGTGCGTTAAAGTCTGTTCGCAAGTCTAACGGCACTCGCAAGGCTACCAAGAATCAGGTTGAAAACGAGGGTATCAAGGGTGCTATCGTTGACTTCCTCGGCAACACTGAAGGTGCTACTGCTACTGCTATCGCAGAGGGTCTCGGTCTGTCCTCCAATCAGAAGGCTTCGGCTCTGCTCAAACAGTTAGTTGACAATGGCTCTGTTGTCAAGGTCAAGGAAGGTAAGGTAACTCTGTTCAAGGTTGCCTAACCTTCTCCCCCTTTAGGGGGTAAAAAGAGGGGCTAAAGTTTCCACCTTTCGCCCTTGTTTCTTCCTCCTAAATTCATTTTTCTTGTTTCCTCTCTTCCAAAAGAGCCCTAGTGAGGGGGCTTTTTTGGTTTGCGGACTTGGGTTGTTAGGTGCACCTAACCGCCCCGGGAAAAAACTTTTTAGATTAGGTATTGACAACCTTACCCCTATTTGTTATACTAATAATGTAAGAAAAAAGGAGTAAAAAAAATGGAAGAAAGAAAAGTCGTAAAATGTAAAGTCATTCTCGAATGTGAAGTTGAGGTTTGCCCTCAGTATTATGGTGATAGCCTTGAAGATGCTGTTGAAGAAACTTTGTCTTGTGATTTATGGGATTATGTCACAGATACAAAGATTGAAGAAATCGAAACGTATTACACAAAAGGCAATTTCTTTGAAGAGGGGCTTGACGATTAGCCCCTTTTCTGTTATACTAATACTGTAAGGAGAGGTGATTAAAATGTTAAAAGATTACTTATTCAGTTATGAATCCGATAATGGCGAGGTCGATTTCCTCGTTGAGTGCGAAACACGCGGAGAGGCTTGGGAAATAGCGAAGAAAAATTTCCCAACTGAAAATGGCGAGGGTTGCCTTTGGCTCTTGGAAGAGATGACCCCCGAAGAAGGCGAATTTCTCGGATTAGATACCTTCTAGGTATCTATCGCCCGGGCACATTTTTTGAAAAAATCTCTTGACAACTAACTTCTTTTCTGTTATTATAATAATGCAAGGAGAGGTAAAGACCTATGGAAAAGAAACTCTATCAAGACAACTACGAACGCAACATGTGCCATTCAGAAACCACGAAGCACTATTGGGACTTTCTATTCTATGATGAAGAAACAGGTGAAGAGTTCTTCGTAGAACGTGAAACCCTCCAAGAGGCTAAACAAATTGCTAAAATGTATTTCACTAACCCCAAATACATAGATAAGTATTCTGAATTCGAGGCTGAAATACTCGGCTATGACACCTATTAAGGTGTCTTTTCTTTTGGGCCGCCCGCTTTTGGCCGCAGCGGGCGGAATTTTCAATAGGATGCTATTACCACATTTCCCGGGGCGATTTCTGCACATTAGCACGCTATTTCAAAAATCCTAAAAATACCGCTTGACACCTTGTTCCAAGAGTGGTATACTATACTTGTAAGTTAAAGAGAGGTTATAACTATGAAAGATTACATTCTGACTATCGACACTGAAACCGCAACCTTCGACCATTCTAAAGGGGTCTATGGTTGTAACGCACTCACCTATGACATTGGGGTTGCGGTTTGTGATAGACTTGGCAATATCTATGAAACATTAAATCTTGTAGTCGAGGACATTTTCCAAGGCGAATACAAGCGTATGAAAACTTCATACTACGCTGACAAACTCCCTCAGTATTTTGTAGAAATTGGCGAGGGTGTGCGGTCGCTCGTTTCGTTCGATGATGCGAGAACGCAAATCCTTGACTTGATGGAGAAATACAACATCAAAAAGGTAGCGGCTTACAATACCTCATTCGATTACTATGCATTAAAAAAGACTAATTCCTTCCTTAACAAAAAATGGTATTTCTTCCCTAAAGATACGCAATACATCGACATTATGAAAATGGCGAAGCAGACCTTCCTCAAAAATCGCAACTATGTGAAATTCTGCGAGGAAAATAATTACCTCACAAAAAATGGGCGTCCGCAAATCAAGGCTGAAACAGTCTATCGCTACATTCTCAAAGACCCCAACTTTACTGAATCTCACACTGGCTTAAAGGACGTCGAAATTGAAACCGCAATTATGGGATACCTCAATAAACGCAAGAAAAAACTCGTTCGTGAAATTGCCTTCAAACATTGAAGGCTTTTTCAATAGGAAAAGGGTGCCGCCCCGGGCACCCCCTCCTAGAAAAAAGTTTAAATGGAATGGAATTTTTGTAAGGTTTCTTTTCCTTACATTATTATTATACAAAAAATTTTTTTTTGACGCAAATTTTTGCTTGGCATGTTTTTTGCACACCCTATTTGCTATACTATAATCGTCAAGGGGAGAGGGGAGCCGATAGGCTCAAATCCCAATCTACCACGAAACTTCTAAAAAAAGTTGTGAGAAACCCCTTGACATCTAATTCAATCCATGTTATACTATGTATGTAAGAAAGGAAAGGTGATAACCTAATGGAAAAAATTACTAAACGTGACCGCTATCTCGAACTCCGCTCCCTCGTTGCTGACCACCCTGAACTCGTTGAGTTTATTGACCATGAACTCGACCTGTTAGAGAAGAAAAACGCTTCTCGCTCGCTCAAGCCCTCCAAGAAACAGGTTGCAAATGCTGACCTCGCTGATGCGATTTACAACGCTATGGAAGATGGGGTTGCCTATCGTATCGCTGACATTAAGGGTTTAGTTGACGAACTCGCTGATGCCAATTCGCAGAAAGTAACTGCCCTTGTCACGAAACTGCGTAAGGAAATTCGCGTTTCGCGTGAGATGGTGAAAGGGGTCGCTTGGTTCACCAAGATTTGACCCTTTCCCCTAAGGGGAGGTGTTAGCCTCCCCTAACCCCCCGGGGGCGAGCAACTCATCGTTGACAATTATTTTTTATTTTGTTATAATAATAATGTAGAAAGGGGTGTTATGGAATGTTGGATGAAAAAGAAGTCTTAAAACAAATGCGGTTATTTAACATCTCACGTGCGGATGCTGAAAAAATGGTTCAAGATGACCTCGACATTGACAAGGGTCTCCCAAAGCCTTGGGATTTAACGCCAGAACAATTAAAAAATCAGCGTAAACTTTGCAACGTGACTACTCGCAAGGCTCCAAAATCAACCACTCGCACTCGTAAAGAGAACCCAACAAAGCAAGGTATTATCTCCTTTGTAGCGGATGCCCTTGCGAAATGCGACCTCACACAAGAAGTTAAAATCTCCAATGCTGAAAGGGTGGTTGACTTCACTGATGCGGATGGGGTTCACTACTCGCTGACACTAACCGCTCATCGAAAGTAGGCTATCAATAGCCTGCTTTTCTTTTGGAGTTTAGGAGATGATAGCAGGCTATTTTCCGCCGGGCCGTCGGTGGCAGCCTAGGCCCGAAATATTATATCACATTCTAACCCAATTTGTCAAGTAGAAATTGATTATTTCCCGCATTTTTTCGGTATTTCCCAAAACTCGCACTTGTGAAAATTTTCACAATGAAACCGCTTACATTTTTTTTGAAAAAATTTTCAAAATTTTCTGAAAACGTTTTCGCCGAGGTCGGACGGTGTTACCGACCGGCACTCCCATATGGCAATTTTTTGCTGGCAACTGCGGGCCATATTTCCCGGGGAATTCTCCCAAAATCCCGGGCCGGCCGGCTCTGGCAGCAAATCTTCATATGCCTCATTTTTATTCCCAACTGAGGCCCGCGCCGATCGGTTCTAGCCGCATATGCCGCATTTTATTAGCTTTTTCACATATTTTTGTTGATTTTTATTAAAAAATTTGGTATAATTTTAAAAAAAGGCATTTTTTTATATATAAAACCTCTGGAGCCGGCCGGTTTTCGCTAAAAACCGCATATTTTCTTGATTTTTTCATAAAATTTTGGTATAATATTAAAAAAAACCTAATTTTTTTCGCAAATACTTGATATTTTTAATAAAATATTATATAATATAATGGGGGAGTATATATATAAAAACCGACCGGCCCGCAAGCCTCATTAATCCAGTAGCACATAAAAAAAATGGGTATACGAAAACTATCTGCTTCCGCATACCCAAATATATATTTACCCTTTATCTTCAGGGTTATTTCCAAAAATTAAGGCACAGGCCTTCTAAAATTTTAACCACCCAGTGAACCCATTAGCCGTCTAGTTAATTCCAGAAGTGGTCATATGAACATTTTATCGTAGGCCTCCGCAATCGTGGCTTATTTTACTTAAATGAACCTATGACCTCTTTTATAATAGCTTCGTAATCAAGATCGCTCTTTTCTCCAGTAAGTCCAATAGTAGGATCATACTTAAGAGTGCGGATGGCCGGTTCTCCGTCCGGTTTATCCTGCCCTGCCGCACCATGCTTGCCGACCGGCACTGGATTCATTGCACTTCTAACGGCTTCCCTCACATAGTCCATCACGCTATTTCGTGCTAACTCCAACTGCTTTTCATCCTTCATTCCATAGTCATACACAGCATAGTAAAACGCTTCACCGATATTGTCAGCCGCAGCATTAATCGCATCTTCGAACTCTAATTCTCGGCGTATACGTTTCCATTCATCCACTGCCTTCTGGATCTGATCGAAATCCAATGGATCTTCAGGCGAGTCTCGCAGGCTATCTAAAGCCTTCCATAGTTTATCTTTTAAGTCAGCCATATCCATTATCTCCTTTTCTATTATTATTATATAAAATTTTTTTAATAATATCAAGTAATACCATATAATATCCAAAAGTAAATAGTAATAAAGGTAGGACCGATCGGCTCGCAAAGCACCGCTCCAATAGCCACAATAGTATATATGCGGCGGGCGGGTTTCAAAGCGGTTTTTGGTTCGATTTTTCGCAGGTCCATTTCGGGATTTTCGATTCGATTTTCATTTCGTTCCTCGGAATATTGCCCTAGATACCTCCCCGGTATTTTTCGATCCGGTTTTCACCCGGGAGAACCCCCGGATTTTTGATTCAATATTCGAAAAGGGACGTCAAATCGTTTTTTGAATTAAGATAGCATATAGCGAGGGCCGGTCGGCCTAGCCACTCCCGCATTTTCCTGCCATCCCCGCCATTTTCCATTACTTTAAGTATCTTTCAATATTTACTCCCCTTCAATCACCTTTAACTTCGCATTTATATTCTCAATTTTTTCTTTTAATTCTTCCTTTTCTCTCTCCAATTCTTCCCGCTTTTCCAATTTACTTTTATGAACCGCTTCTGCCAAACTCAACTCAAAACATTTCTGGTCTATATAATCCCTAATCGTCTCATAATAACCTGCCAATAAAGTCTTATTAGAGATATTTGGATAATAATAATCCAAATATACTCCAATCGCAGTTTTTAGAACTGCATTAATCCTCATCTCATCATTTATATACATTCTAATCTCCTACCAATTTTAGATACTTTTTCCACATTTTAATCCAAAATTTTTTCTAAAGAACGGATCGAATGTGGAAAAAGTATATACTTTTGTAATATCCCCAACTACTCTTTAATAAAAATATTACAAATTTTTAGGCAAAATACTCCCCCTTTTAAATTGTAATTTTTTTATTGCGATTTATCTGAATCTCCCTTAAACTCAATCATTTTTAGTTCATATTTATTAACTCTTATTGGCTTATATCCATATTTCATTTCTCATAAAGTAAGAGCCGCTTGATATTTATTATCATTTGCTTTCGCAAGACTTTCTTTATATTCTTCTTCAGTAATATCCCCCGCATCTTTTAGAATAGCAAGATCTTGTTCAAATGAAATATCTCTACGATTTCCAAAGCAAGCATTTAAAAGTGTCTTTCATTCTCTTATCTCTTCATCTGCCATATCTATATAGCCTGTGCCAGTAGGAGCTTTCCAACGCTTATCGACTATATCATACTTTTCTTTAGTAATAGGTCTAATATAATTATAAGAAGTTCTAGGTTTATGGTTATATGTTTCTATCATATAAGTATTATGTAAACTAATATCCCTAGCAATACCCGCCCCGGTATTCCAAGGTTCTACTTTTAATAATTGATAAACCGCAGTTTCATAGTCTTTAATAGTCTGATCTTTAGTAATTTTACGTCCTTTTTTCTTAGGCACATATTCTTTTAATTGTTTAGTAAAAACATATTTTTTACCTTCATTATGTCACTCATAAAACTCACTCATATAAATTAAATATTCTTGTTTATGAGCATTAAATGTATTGGCTGATACCTCAAATAATAATTCTGCTAATTCTTTACCACTATATTTCTTATGTAATTCAATCATATCTTAAATAAAATATTACAAATTTTTAGGCAACTCTATATATATACTTTTCCCAAAAAAATGTAATATTTTTTCTCCTTTCCTTCCATTTATACCTAAACGATCTCGCGGATACTTTATTACATTTCGTCCAAAATGTAATTTTTTACTTCCATTTATCCCAAACTTCTGCGGCTTTTTTCTTATCTTCTTCTCTCTTTTTTGCTTTTAATTCTGCATTAGTCACCTCATATTGAAACTTATATCCATAAGCAGAATCCCACGCCCCTCTAAGACAACTATAGATTTGCGGTCGGGGCACTCCTGTGCGGCTAGAGGCTTGGTCTACGTCGTCGAACACAGCGAGTGCATTTCCTTTTGAATCGAATTGAACTATTCTACGCTTTTCCATTATTTTTATCTCCAGTAGGCATGACTAAAGTTTTTGCTATTTGCGGACGGAGTTTACTAATACCCTTATCGTCTAATTCTTTTGCTTTAATATTAAAAATATCTTCCCCACAATATTTGCGGATTTCGATAATACAAAATGCGGTCACATCTTTTTTAATCTGTGCCTTTTCTTCTTCTGTTAATAATTCAGATCTAAATCTCTGAACTTCAGTCATTACTGAATAAGTTATATCATCTCTTACAGCCATTTTTATTTCTCCTTCTTTCTTTAAGCCAACTCTCTTTAAGTCTCCGGCCTTTCCAAGGCCTCCGCATAAAGAGAGTCCGTTACGTTAAACCTTCGCTTCGCTCGGTTTAACTTCACTTGGCGTGTCTTATTATTCTATATTATTATTATACCAAAAAAACCGTCTTTTCGTCAAGACGATTTTTGGATTTTTTTTATTTATTTCTAATTATATTATATCAAATCTGCGGTTTTGGTTCTTCCGATCGGATAACCGGCCACCGCATACTTTTTTTATTTATTTACCTTAAAAATCGTTCTCAAAATACTTAAAACGAACATTTCAAGACACCAAATTCCTATTGAAATTTTCCAAGACCATGCCCAATTAAAGGCCCAGCATATTATTCTCAGTATCCCCGCCGTCAGCAAAAAATCAAGCCCCAGCAACACGATAGCAATTAATATTATATATACCGTCTCTCGTTTCTTATTCTTCACCGTCATTTAACTCCTTATCCGGCATTTCCTCTATCACTCTAATAGCATAATGTATCAATATATGCTCGGCATTAAACATTCTTAATTCTTTCATCATTTGTCGCTGGATTTCCAAAGCCTGTAGCACATCCTCTTTTTTAACCCAGCCCATTTTCAATTAACCCCATCATTTTCATTAATCGTTTTGCATATATCTGATACCACTGTTCTACATATTCAATTTCATCTTGAAACCCAATATAAATATCTAAATTATCTTTAATATCATCAGCATCTTCTCTATCGCTATAAGCATATAACTCAATCCAACAATTATTAACTTTTTTTACTTTCTCATTAAAAGAAGCATCTGGTTTAGACATTACCGCTATTTCATGTCTCAATTTAAGATATTCAATACACTTATCTAACAACATATTACTCCTCAACTATTTCGATATCGGATCTCTGAAAAAAGTCTTTACCCACATACATAAAATCATGAACGCCAGTCTCATCGTTATCTACCATTATCATATAATCATATCCAAAATCTTGCGTTAAAAGATCTGCTTCTGCGGCGACCCCTTTGACGATCGTCCCATCGGACTTCCGCATATTGAAAGTAATCATTATTTCCCCCTAACTACATCAATAATCTCCGCACCACAAACTGGGCAATAATTCGGAGGCGTATATTCTTTCGGATCCTCAATATTTGTGTCTAAAACTGTATTACAAGTGCTACAAGTTGTATACCAGCCTCTTTCAAGATCATCTTCATACTGCGGTAACTTATATTGCAAAATAGCTTCAGCAATATGCTTTGGCTCTGCTTGCGGACAGCGTCCTATGATAATATCTACCATATCTTCATAAGCACTTCGTTTCCCCGCATTATAAATTTCAGATACGCTAACAGCTTTCTCCCCACATTTTAATGCTTCTCCTGTAAACATTAAAGGGAGTCCTTTTAGTTTATAGACTACATTATCATCATGTTCAGCTGGGCTAACAGCTTCAATCTCAAAAGTAATTTTATCACCCTTATTAAACATACTGTTTTTTATACCCTTCTATTAGCATACGATATTGCGATAATTCCTGAATCTCATCTTTCGTCATTTGCTCGGTTTCCCAAAAGTCTTTATAATTTAACTCTCTATATCTTGGACATAAATCATTGAAAATCGTCTCGATATAATCAAAATTATAAGCACCGCATCCTTTTTCATAGTGTTTTCCGTTCAAGTCATATTCGTAAAAATACTGTTGACCAGGATCATCCATCCCGATATCTACCATTATACCTTCAACACATATCGTTCTAACATACTCATCCTTCGTCACAGCTTGCCTCCTGGGCTTCTAATTTATCAATTAACTCTCCAATCGACACTTTCATAGCCTTATACTGCTCCTTGGAGATTTTTCCCAAAATATACTCACTCTTATTGAGTTCAATCATTTGTTCAACTTTGTATAAAGGATCTAACAAATCATCAACTTTTTCGTTTTGTTCATCTGTTTCGTCTGCTGTAAATAATTTCTTTAACCAATTCATTTTCTTTCTCCTTATACATTATTATTATATCATAATTTTTTATAAGTTGCCATTTGCGTTTTAGGAAATTTTTCGATATAATAACACTATACGAATTAGTATTAAGGAGATTTTATAATGCAGAAAGGTTATGTCGATTTTGAGACATTCAAACAACAGCAAAACTATACCAAAAGAACCCCAAAATGCCCTCGTTGCAAAAAACCTATGGAGACCGTAATGGTTAATGCGTATGGATCTAAAATGTGCCCGGCTTGTTTTATATTGGAGCAGTCCAAACGCAAAAAACCAAAAGAGGTTTCAATAGAAGAAGATAAATATGCCGAATACGATATTGACATTCTTAAATAAAGAGCAATTAATAAATAACTTAGCAGTAATTGCGGCTGAGGCTTTTTCGGATGTATGTAGTCTGGCTGATGACGCACATATTAGTCGGGAGACCGCACTTGTAATATATGCTGAGATGATCGAGGGCTTAATTGAGAATATCGATATAGAAAACTATGACCCAACTGACAAGAGCCATTTCAACTAATTGTGTGGCTCTTTATTTTATTTTTTATTAAAAATTTGTTAT